ATGTTAAAAAAGTTATCTGTTGCCACTTTGCAGGTTAATGATTACGTACTATTTGAGTCTATGACTGATTTGTGGGGTATGCCTTATGGACATTCCGTTAAACCAGGTGACCGTGTATATTACCGGGTTAAGCAGGTATATCCTTCAGGTAGATATGTATGGTTGATTAACCCTAATACCAGTATGATGCTAGCAGATTCCGATTTTTCAGATGACAACACGCTGACTGTTCCTGCGCAATTTCCGGCTATACTACACGAGTGGGTGTTGCATATTAAGTTTCCAACAACGCGGGAGTTACCCTGGAGATTGAGGCTGCGCCGGGCATTAACAGGTCTGTTTATTCGAAAGGGTAAATCATAATGGTAGATACATCGCCAAGGGTGGGCAACAATACCTTTATCACTTTCAATACTATAAGAGGTACCGCCTACGATACTACCAGTGGCTACCCTGTATCTGATGCGGGGCTATTTGGCTGCTACACGGGTACTGCGGATTACAGCAACAGCACAATTGGTTCTGGGTTTGAAGGATATGATGCTGTCTTTGGAGATGCTGTTTCGACTTCTGGACCGCCCATGTTAGAACTCAATCCACCAAAACGTCGCAGAGTGCCCGTGCCGCCGCGTTTGCATAAGCATAAAGCACAGACATTAGTCAGTAACTTACCTAAATTTAAAGCCCGTCCTGCGCCTTGTCGCAGCCTGCGGACGAGCATCTTTAATACCCGGGTCTGCCGTAGGCGAGATCCCTCAAGAGGAAGACGATGAGCACAACCACAAATTCTGAAGCAGATAATGTAGTGAGGATGACGTTTGGTATGCACAAGGGTATACCGTTGGATGATATACCAGCATCTTACCTGCTATGGTTAATTGAAGAAGATGTAAATGTCATTCCAGCTATTCGAGATTACCTGGTGCATAATGAAAAGGGTATACGGAAGCAGGTAGAGGATGGGCTGGGTGACCAATGAGGGTGGATAAAGACCATCCGCCAACAGGCGGGACATATGGTAAATGGGAGCGCGGATTAGACCCGTGGCATAAAGATGCCTTTCCAAAGGAATTAGTAGCCACGGCACCTAACCAGACATCTACTCGAGAAGAAGGATGGTTTGAGGTGGATGCGTGGGGTAATCAAGTTGGATTTGTTCCTGACGGGGCGGAGATACTATGATTTGTTGGGTATCCGCTGCTTGGATAATATCATTTATCTTCTTCTTTGCATTGATTTGCATTATGGTTTCTGCTGCTCGTACACACAATCGGCGTAAGATAGCCTGGAGAACTACACGGGGTTGCTGCAACCATTGGTGTACAATCAATCATGAGTGCGGCCGCTACTTGTTCAGTGACATCTGTCTGCGTTCCTCCGTGTGGTTTGCGGGGAAGCATCGGCAGGCATGTGTTAGATATTTACATTACAAAAGTAAGGATTAAGCTGTAGCATGACGATAGTAAAATCAGATGATTTATTTGCAAGTCGAGTTAAGAATTCTACTTCTGAACGGCGTATTCAAGAGCAGCTCTATCGATACTTATTACGCAAGAGCCACCATGAGATGGCACCCAATATATCTTTGTATGAGTGGGAGTCTGACATGGTGAGCCTTACCAAAGCGGGCTACGTGCATGAATATGAGATTAAGATAAGCAGATCTGATTTTAAGGCTGACGCTCAAAAATACACCAAGCACATTGTGTTGGAACAGGGTTCTCGTAGTTTGCGTGATCAGGAGCTTAAATTACAAAAACATGACTTACTCTGTAACACTAATTGGATGTCTAAAAGTAAATTAACGGCGGATAACAGGATGGCCATGTCTCGGCCTAATTATTTTTGGTACGTATGTCCTACTGGTATGTTAAAAGATACGGAAGTACCCGCATATGCAGGGTTAATCCACATGGGTAACAGTGATTGGTATGCGGCCACGGTTATTAAGCAGGCACCTAAGCTGCACAGAGAGCCGATAACCTCCGCTCAGACCATGTCTATCCTTATGACATTACAATATCGCTACTGGCGGCTGCGTATGAATCGCCCAGACGGAGATGTATCACTCATCCCTCCTGAAAGCACTTTATCTGAGCCATTGGATGCAGATTTAGATTAAATTCACGTTTTTATTTATCTTACTAGTAATTATTATCATTTTGATAAAAAGTATTTGACTTTTGTTATTTTAAGTGCTATATTGTTATTATCGAAGTAATAATAATCAAAAATAAGGAGTTAAAATGAGAATGGTAAGGAGAGAAAAGAAATGATTATTATAGCTGATTCACTCGGTGAGTTAATTCATAAGTTTAGGAATACTCCTAATCCAATCACAGGACGTAAGCCTCTATTTAAGGATTTAACAGATGATATTATTTGGACTTCTGCTTTCTATGCGGGGCAAAGAGCGGCTCAATCTAAAGACACCCCAATCCACAAAGTTGAGGATGGAATTTGCCCGACTTGTTTAGGTTCTGGAGATATCGCTCCGTCTAATGAAGATGGGTTAACTTTGGGTGCTTCTTGCTTGGCTTGCGGTGGGTCGGGCAAATGAGGGGCTGTTAAATGAATGCTATTACGAAATCAATGGTTGCTACAGAGCAAGAGTTATTGGCGGAGGCCACAGATATCTTTGATACAATAGAGAAGCATAACCTATCAATACGCCGTATTCCTAATGAAGCCATCTCAATATTTTCTGATCGGCATTATAAAGCAGGAGATGAATATATAATGAGGCATGGGCACCGTTTTGTTCGTCGAGTGGCAATACCTGAGCATGCGGGTATGTATATGGTTAAGCAGGTGAACCATACGATGGCGGATGTTCATTGGAATAAGGATAAGGACAATTTAGCTCCTACATTGCAAGAGAGTGTGCAGTTATACTTACGTAAACTGGGATCTTAAAGATTAGAAAGTAATAATATTAAGGAGTTGTTAATGAAACCATCTGAAGCTATTGAGATTCTTAAGGGGTTACCTGGGGACATGGAAGTCAATCTAAACATAAGTGCACCTCAAATTAGAGGTGGGTATACGCCACAATCTAAGAGTAGGTTTAACGAGTACTCATCGAGTGATATCACTTGCCAACCAGGAGGCAGTTGTGCTGGTGAATCTCAATCTGAACGCTTTGGAAGTTAAGGAGTATCTATGCCAATCATAACCAGTATGCTCGATCAAGACCTTTACAAACTGACAATGGCGCAGTGTTACATGCATCGATTTTCGGGTGCGACTGCTAAGTCTGAGTTTAAAGGTAGAAATACAGATGCGGACTTATCTCAGGTATATGACAGGGTGAGGTCAGAGATATACTCATTAGAAGGTCTACGGTTATCTGATGACGAGGCCGCTTATCTGGAGACCATTCCTTTCCTGAAACCGGACTTTATTGATTTTCTATATGGGTTTAGACTACAACCAGAGCGTTACGTGAAGATGACCAAGCGTCCATTTAAGATTGAATTCGGCTCAGACATCTGTCCTATTATTTCAGAGTCTATGTTTGAGATATTTTCGTTGGCTATTGTCAATGAATGTTACTTCGATGCTGTAGACCCCGCGCCTAATTACGCAGGTGCTTTGGCCGCATTGGATGCCAAAATAAAACTTGCGGATGAGAATCCAGGGTTTACTTACTCTGAGTTTGGTACACGTAGACGACGTTCTAAACGCTGGCAGCGAACGGTCCTGGATCGTATCCTCACTAAGCAGCGTACCAAGGCACTGAGAGGTACCAGTAATGTTGCGTTTGCTAAAGAGTTGGGTATTAAGTACGAAGGCACCATGGGGCATGAGCTTTTACAGGCTGCTCAGTCTATGACCTGGTTACCAAATGCACAGAAGTGGGCGCTGGACGCCTGGATGCAAGAGTATCAAGGTAATCTGGGTATTGCGCTCTCTGATGTATGGGGTATTGATGCTTTTTTAGCGGATTTTAATAGCCTGTATGCCAGGATGTTTGATGGCGTACGCCACGATTCCGGCGATCCTTTTGTGTGGTTTGACAAGGTATATGCGCATTATAAAAGATTGGGTATTGACCCTAAGACCAAGACTGTGGTTTTCACTGACGGCCTCAGCTTCCCAAAAGCTATCAAACTATATAACTATGTAGACAATAGGATGAAAACAGCTTTCGGTATTGGTACTGACTTGGATAATGATTTTCCAGGTTCAAAACCTCTGAACATAGTTGTCAAGATGACAGAATGTAATGGCCATCCAGTGGCCAAGATATCGGATAGTCCCGGTAAGGCCATGTGTAGAGACCGTGTTTATACGCAATATCTACACAAGGTTATTGACAAGAAAAATAAGCAGTATAAAATATTAACTAACCATAAGGAGTGATTATGAAGTCAGGATTTAATTGGGAACCCGTTTTAAACAATATGCGCAGTAAGTTGCGGGATTACGTCGTAGGTTGTAATTTGAAATCCCTAGTACTTGGTGTGTCCGGTGGTATCGACTCGGCATTAGTAGCCGCTATTGCAAGTCCGGTGTGTTATGAGCTAAAGATTCCTTTAATTGGGTTCTACCTACCGACATCGTCTAATCAGGCTGACGAGGAAGTACGTTCTGTTGCTATTGGTCATGAGTTTTGTCACTCTTATCATTACTATGATATATCTGACCTAGTCACTCCGCTTATATCAGCGTGTCTGCGGAATTCAAATACGCTAAGTTCGGAGTCTCTAAAGACTCGTGTTGCTTTTGGTAATATCAAGGCGCGTATTCGTATGATTATGCTGTTTGACAAAGCGTTTGATTTTAACGGTATGGTTCTGGGGACTGATGTATTGACAGAATTGTATTTGGGTTTCTGGACGCTGCATGGGGATGTTGGGAATTATGGCCTCATTCAAAATTTGTGGAAGACGGAGGTTTATGACCTAGCACAGTGGATGGTGACCAATGAGAATGCCAACAACAAATGTGCAGCCAAGGCACTTACGGCATGTATCACTGCTACACCAACAGATGGTCTCGGTATCACCGATTCAGATTTGGAACAACTTGGTGCTTCGAGTTACACAGAGGTGGATAAGATCCTTAAGACCTGGCTTACGAATAATTATTTAATGTTTACGGATAGCCTTGATCTGAAATACGAGGGGCGAACAGAGGACTACGATACGTTTAAAGAATATAGAGACACACTCGCTACACACCCAGTTGTGCAGCGTTACGAACGTACTCATTTCAAGCGGCAGGACCCATGTAATCTTAGCCGTGTTGATCTGTTTGCTGGTATTAACTTAGAGGGGAGCTAATTATGATTGCTATTGGATTCATTGATGTTTTGAATGACTTTATGAAAGAAGATGGTGCCTTGTATGTTCAGGGAGCTAAGGAATTAATCACTCCGCTCAGGAAGTTATATTCCTCTGCAATCGATGAGGATATTCCAACATTCTTTGTTAGTGACCTGCACGATGGCACAGAGGTTGAGATGCAAGAGAATGGCGGTCCTTTCCCGAGACATGCTATGATGAATACCGAAGGCGCTAAATCTATCATCACACCAGAGTTAGACGATAATCAGGTAGTGTTTACTAAGAGGTGTTACGATGTTTTTGACCCACAGTTCGGGAACAAAAATTTAGAACCGTGGTTAAAAGAGGAGGGAATTGAGACGGTAATGTTGGTAGGTGTTGCATTTGATTATTGTGTCAAGGCTGCGGCTGTAGGTTTGGCACATCGTGGTATTAATACCTATATAGCTTCTAATTTTACTGCTGCAATTTCTCCAGCCACCACAGTTACCGCATTAGCTGAGATGTATGCAGCCAAAGTATCGGTGGGAGACAGCTTTTTCTTTTTTGGTCATGCAAATGATGACCGGTAAGGCATAACATGAAAAAACACCCTAAATTAAAAGATGACCTCTCAAACTACCGCCCAGAGATATACAAAGATCCGTCCGTAACTGTTGATGTTGCTATCTGCCGTTTGTATGCTAATACTCTCCAGGTGTTACTCATTAAGCGTGGGGAAGCACCCTTTAGAGGTAAATGGGCTTTACCCGGAGGTTTCCTAGATGTAGATAAGGATGAGACGCTATATGACGCTGCTTCTCGTGAACTTTTAGAGGAGACTGCTATTCAAGGCGGTACAGTATACTTAGAACAACTGGGTACTTACGGGGATAAGCGGAGGGACCCGCGTAAACGTGTGGTGACAGTCGCTTACTTTGCGCTACTCTCGCACGCTTCTCTGCAACGAATTAAACCAAAAGCAGGCGATGATGCTGCCGCTGCGGAGTGGTTTAGTATGACATTGGTAAAGATGGACCTGGCGTTTGACCATTCCAAGATTGTCTCTGACCTTCTTGCTAGACTACGCGGTAAGGCCTGGTATTCATCTGTTATATTCAGATTGCTTCCTGAGTGGTTTACCTGGACACAGTTGCAGGATGCTTACACGACGATTACAGGTGTTGAATATACCGCTACTAACTTTCGTCGTAAAATCATGCGGAGGTTCCAAATAGCTGTATTATCACACCCCGCACACCCAACGAGGGGGCGTCCCGGGCAGCTGTTGAAGTTTGTAGATGAGAAAGAGTTTTAAACTTTCATTAGCACACTGAAGGTGGTTTATTTATTTTTTTGTTGTTTTTTAATATTTAATTTTATTAGGTTACAGTGGTTAAAGATAGTGTTAAATAAAGAAAGAGAGCATTTATATGGCCAAGAGTCCTCCAAACACGCCTGCTCGGTCTTGTCTTACTTGTCAAAAGCATGCAAATATAGACACCAGAATTGCTGATATACAGCGCATATGTGACCGGAGGCAGGAACCCTTGCAGGTAGATACTAAAGTTGATATTATAGTGGATGAATGTAAAGATTGCTCATCTACCAGCCTTCTTAGGTGGGAACCTCTTGGGAGTATTGCAGACTTAGACACTGTGGATGACAGTACAATAAAATCATCTTTAAAAACAGATAATGTGTTGTGTAAACTATGTAAGACAGCGGCACCTCCAATGGGCTTACCCTACTGTGTTTCTTGTAAAGGCCTGATTAAAAAAATAAATCAGAATCCTACATTTGATGTGTTATCAAAATCTGTGCCGGCACTACTCTTAAGAGAGCCTATGCAATATCCCATAACTACAGATATGTGGCATGAACGAGGTTGTGAGAATGTTTTTTGCTTGCAGCACACTAATGAATTTAATGGTTGTCGTGGTTCTTTTTGTGCACATGAACATAAGGGATGGTCTTCATTATGTCAACCGAGGCAGTTATTTTTAAGGGCGACAGGGGATGCCGAGGTTTCTGTTTTAGGTGATAGCACATATAAAGAAAGAATATCTGCCTCTTCTCGATGGAGTGGCGAAGATGCTTGAAATATCAAGGGCTTAGAGGTGGGATAATAGGTATCATAGCCTTTATCACAAATCGAATATATTAAACTGTCCTCGCATTAACTGAGGATATTACTAAAGGATGAACAATGAAACTACCGATTTTATATGCCAGGGCTGAGACTGGCAAAGTTCTTGAATGGGAAATTGAAATTGAGGGTGCTAATTACCGCACTATTACAGGGCAGCAGGGAGGTCAGAAGACTACCAGCGCCTGGACTACCTGCAAACCAAAAAGTATAGGTAAAGCCAACGCCACTACTGCTGAAGAGCAGGCGCTTAAGGATGCCGAAGCGCAGTGGAAGAAGAAGAAGAAGAGTAAGGGTTACTGGGAGAACCAGACAGATATTGATATAGTTTTGTTTAATGAGCCTATGTTGGCTAACAAATTCAAGGAGCATAAGCATAAAGTGGTGTATCCTGTAATGGTGGACCGGAAATATAACGGTATGCGACAGATCACTATTGAAGAAGGGCCACGGACGCGCACCGGCGAGGACATTCTTTCCGCTCCGCATATTTTTGAAGGAATGAATAAAAAATTACTTAAAGTATTTCCTTTACTCTATGTGGATGGTGAACTCTATAACCATGACCTGAGATACGAGCTTAATGAACTGGTTAGTATCGTTAGGACATATGTTAACATCACACCGGAACTGTTACGACGTAGTGCTGAGATTGTAAAATATTACGTATATGATGGTTACGGATTCACTCATCCTGTAACAGGACAGGAGATTACAGAAGATATGCCTTGTGCGGAACGCCGTGAAGCTCTTAAGATACTGTTTAAAGATGCTCCTCCTATGTACCAGGTAGCAGACTATCGGTGGGCTAATAATGAGGCTGAGATCGAAGCCATATATAAGGAATATCTGGAGGATGGGTACGAGGGTGCTATTGTCAGGATGAATGTGGGGTACAAACACAAGCGGACAAATGCGCTGTTGAAAATGAAGCCTGAAGATGATGATGAATTCTTTATTCTGGATATTAAAGAAGGGGAAGGTAACTGGGCAGGTAAAGCCAAGGTTATTACAGTGCAGATGATTGCAGGTAAACTCTATGATGTGAATGGTAATAAAATGGATGGTGCGGGTAAGGTATTTGATGCTACTTTGAAGGGGCCTATGGCTACAGCCGCTGAGATACTAATCAATAAGCAAGATTGGATTGGGAGAGTTGTTTCTTTAACTTACAACGGCTGGACAGGCAAATTAACACCTAACTACGCACAACTTAATCCTAAAAATTGCTTCAAGGGTGACCGATGAAAGAAAAAATTGAAAGAGATGACCGCCGCCGCGTGGCTATGCAGCGGTATCATAACGTTCCTCAGTTGTATGGTCGGGGATGGATTAAGGCAGACAAACTACTACCAGAACATGCCATGGTTATTGGGATTATTCAAGAAGTAGTTACGGCTGAGAATAAACCTAAATTTTTTACACACGACGTAGGTGATATACTGTTTCGGAAGGCGTTTGTTCATTTTAATGATCTGGCCAAGTGTTGGCAAGAGGGGTATAGCGGAGCTTGGGTCGATGTAATATACTGGGTGGCGTTGCCTAAACTTCCCATCAAGTGTCGATTCAAATCTAAAGGATTTCCACTCCCCCCAGATGTTCTCCAGCATGCTCGCGCTGAGCGTAAGAAAAGGAGTCGTAAATGGATACTGCTGTAAAAACACGAGTAGGCATATTAGGAGGTGCCTTTAATCCTCCCACCATAGGCCACCTGGAGCTTGCACAGGCGGCTGTAGCTCGTAAGGCAGTAGATGAGGTATGGATCACCCCTTGCCTTGGTCATGCCTTCGGTAAGCAGCTTGTGGATTACGATCACAGAGTCAAAATGTGTGCGCTTATGTTGCCTATATCCTCTTTAAACTCCCCATCTAAGATGTCCGTGTTTAGTTATGAGGAGACACTTAATCTAACATCAGGGCACACTTATGATTTTATAACGCAGTTGTTGGCTGACCCTCTGTTCGCTGCTTATGAGTTTAGCTACATTATTGGACAAGACAATGCAGACACTATAAATTCTTGGTATAGGTATGAGGATTTGCTGAAGATGATTCCCTTTTTGGTATTTCCCCGAGTGGGAGAGGGAGGTCTACAGGAGTGGTACAGAAATCCTCCTCATCAAGTTTTTCCGCACGCCCATATATCAGATACCTCCTCCACGGCTGTGCGAGATAATCTGGTAAATAAGAATCTTAAACAGGCATGTGCGATGCTACACCCCTCGGTGGCGGGATATATTGAATACTACAATCTTTACTTATCTTGACAAAACATTTACTCGGCGTAACACTGCTTTGGATATTAAGAAGATGGTTTCATCATCCTGTGTATTCGAATTAATCTTGACAGGTATAAGCCCGTCTTCTATAAACCTTTCTCCAATCTCACGGTCAGTCAAGGCGGCTACTTCCTTTTCACCGTACTTTGATATTGCTAAATAGCGAGCATCTTTTGCATGCCCGGTTCGGTCGCCGAAGCTGACCGACTTATATGTTAAAGTATCTACGAACTCCGCGTTATTACTTGGCGGTGTCTCTACTGGTTTACTGATTTTGATTTCTGGTTTACTCATTGAGGACTCCTATTCTAATTTGTATTATTTTTTATTACGCCGCAGGCCGCCTCTGCCTCTTCGAGCGGCAGCTGCCGGGTTTCTACCCACTTAAGCCCACCGAAAATATTACGATAAATATATTTTTTTATGAAGGTGCGACCACACTTAACACAACCGCGTCTAGCCAAGACTCCACGTTTTACTAACCCCAAGGTTAAGGGTATGTGTTTGAATTTATGTATATGCATGTTCCCCCAACAGGTTAAAAGTTATAGTTTTCCCAGCCACTATTGCGAGGATGGTTTATGGCCGCAGCACCATCATCATTTATTATTTTTCTAGGTGAAGGGCAGTCCCATATAATGTGGTCATAGATAAGACCTATAGATTTTAACAGTCTCAGGGTTTCGGTTGTAGAATATATAGAATCAGGTGCAAACCATGCACCACGCAGCGTAGTCAGTATAATAAGATACCCGTCTGCATGTGCTTTGTTAATTTTTTCAACGGCCTGGGATAGTGGCTCACCCGACTCACTACTTATTATAGTGCCGTCAATGTCGATGAACAGAGTGCCTCTGACAGTGTGTACTTTATCAGCCATGTAGTTTCCTTTGTTTTAATTTTAATCGAGTAGCGTTTAGTTCTTTGGGTGTTATATTTCGTTCTGTTAATCCATGTGAAATGAAAGTATCTGTACAACTTTCTTGGTATTTACGGGCATTCGTTCTATCTTGCAGATAAGCCTGCATTTTAGTCGGAGGAGTTTTTGCAGTTATTGCATCCCATTCTAAGCAAGTGGAATATTCCGAAGGGTGTTTAGCATCCGGTGGGAATATTAATACATGGGCTTTAGACCCGAATCTTTGCGACTTTAGTTGAGTGAGTATCATACTTTGTTATGCTAATAACGGTTTTCCTAGAAGTTTATTCTTTCTCTGTACTAATGTATTCTGGACTGGAGGATATACAGCCCCGCACATAGCATATGGACTACCATCGTCTTGTAATACAACTATCTTGTCTCCCACATTTAATTCAAGTTCAGCTAGAGATTTAGCTTTTTGAGGTTGAAATAAATTTAGTTGCGCAAACCATTTTATGTACTGCATGTTGTTCCTTTACATTATTTTTTATTTTTAAGGTGTATACTCCATACAGCATTTTCTGGTGTCTCGAAGCCGCAGATGCAGGTATATGTATGTGGTGACCATCTAGGGTCTTCATGTTTAACATGTCGATGTAGTCCGTCATTAATTAGTGTGACATCATCAGTAGTTATATCCATCCAATACGCAACCTCCGCTGTGTCCCCCGGTCTCTGTGGAATTATCCAGAGTGGTTGGGAGTCCGCCGTTGTGGTGTACCAGCCTTTTTCCCATTCTGGTTGTCCTTTTCGTATAATTAGTAGCGGGTGCGCACCTCCCCACATTTCTGGAGGAGGAGTCACCTTTGTGGCATCATACCAGGTAAATGGTTTTATTTTTCTTACATACTTAGGCGCACACATTGTCCCTCCGATTTTATTTAAGATTTACCAGATTTTGAAGGTATTGCAAATCCCACCAGATGTGCTCGTATAGGTTTTCCTTCATCAGCAGGTGTAATATACGCGGCACCTTCAGGAGTGGTGAATATTACCCGCAATTCAATAGGACTACCTTTCGTAATAGATTCCATTACGGGAAGCTGCATTAAAGGTTTATTGGTCTGCTTATCATTCAGTATCAATAACTCTATATTTACTTTAGTATACATATCATTTTGCATGTATGCTCCTCAATCTGCCTGCCCAAAAAATTTCAATATGCCGGGTGTCTGCTTACTGTTTTTAAAGGGGTAACTGTTACGTTCTCCAGGCTGATAGGCGCCCATCAACTTAGATGCTAGCTGCGACGTGTATAGTTCGATCGGTTTAGCTTCGCAGGGGGTATATGCGTCTTGTTTTAATAATAGGGCATCTCGGCGGCTTCGGGTTACTTGTACATGCGAATGACTGGTCGCAATAAAGATACATAGTGCTCGTTTATCTGGACCTAATTCTTCTAATGGTTTAACAAAGCAAGTTTGGTCTTCATTGACATGCCATCGGTTTAATTCAAGATTGTGTTCCATATTACTCCTCACTGGTTGACTTGATATAGGTTAGGCTTGCTTCTATGGCCTCCATAGCGATAACTGTTCCTGCCAGCCGCGGTGGAAGCAAGCTCTGCAACCAGTCGAAATCCGCAGGCACTAGGCTTTTTTGCATGTTTTTAGGTAGTTGACTTTTATGTACATATACAGTCACATGTTTATCAGCTGCCCCTTCATTACGCACCGTCAATACCATGAATCGATAATCAGTGTCATTAGCACCGAAATCAAATAGACCGGAGGGTGAAGTTTTTATTGTAAGGTTTTCAGCCTCAGCTACCGCCTTGTTAAGCTGCTCGATATATTGTTTTGCTTTAGCTACGGACATTAGCAGCTCTTCTCCCTCACCTAATAGGACATGCACAGCTTCTGCACTATTATTATACCATGCTCTCATACCGCCTCCATTAATCATTTTGATTGTTATACATATAAGGGAAGCAGATCTCCCTTGTTCTCTGTTCACCTACTGCCCGTTTGACATATTCCCAGTTTTCTCTTTTGTGTAGCAGCTCTGTAGCATATGCTCCGCATTTTTTACAACAGACCTCTTTACCTTCGACATATTTAAAAACTTTTTTGTGCTGTGCATCTCGGTGTCCGTACCAGAAGACTTGAGATGACCCTATATTCCCCGTACCAAGCCAGTGATGTATATTTAATTTGCAGGCTATATTTATAAAGGGGAATGGCAGCCCATGATATAACCAGATTAAAAAGAACGCGGATATCACCAGACCACCCCCGAACGTGATGAGTGCAATAGAATTAGGATCTAAATCCAGTTTACCCAGGATAATGAGTAGCACCCCTGGAATAAATAAAGATAAAAATAATTTAATCATACTGTTTTCCTTTTACAATGGTTGACTACAATATGGGCAGGTCACAAAACCGGTAAATTCTTTTCCAAGGCGTAACCACTCATGGTATTGACAGGTTGCTGGTGCGATTGGTAGTTTTTGTGGAATAAGTGTTATAGTTTTAGTATGATCCTTTGTAGCCGCTTCATACCCTGCAACAAATAACGCCCATGTTTCTCCTGCATAGTGTTCTCTTTCAATCCAATACATAATGTTGCGATATTTGTCAGTTTCTTTAAAGGCTGCCCATGCAATCATTAGAGGATCATCCGCAGGAACTTGTTGGAATGCGCTCATTTTATATCTCCTTTTTATCAGGGGTAGATATCTTTTCAAAAGGCGGACAATTCTTAGTAGGTGGTGGCCTATTTTTAAAACTATCAAGATATACATTCCACGCGGCATCATATGCTGCCTGGTCAGTTATAATTTCTTCAGAACAGTAGCTACATCGTTTTTTGTATTGATATGCTTCAGGCGGATGTCCTTTAACAGGAACCCAAGCATGCTCACCGCCATTTTGACAAGGAGCTTCAAATGTTTCATAGTCAAAACTTATACAGGTAGTGAACACAAAAGTTTTACCACATGCGTGACATTCTTGTGTATAGGTTTCATTTTCACTATAACCATATCCATCGTCATGATTGATTTCTACTGCGGCAGAGCAGTAGGGGCATTCGGCGTCAGCCATGCTGCACCTCTCTTCCATGGGCATCACATGCATACATAGCCTTCAACAAGAAGGGTTTTAACCGTTCACACATAATCTGTATGGCCTTTTCTTTAGAGGGTGCTTTAAAGGCTACTCGGTGTCCAGCTTGACCATCCTGTATTCGTTCTAACTCATAAAATAGTTCACCCATTAAATCATCTAAGAAGAATCCAAAATGATTATTACAGGTACCGCAGGCGTCACATACGTCTTTACGGGTGGTCTGTTTATTCATACACTCTGCCCCGACACGAACGTCCATGCAGGGTTGGCGAGGTTGTTTTATAGATTCAGACATCAGCATTCCCCTTGTTGGTTAATACCCTTTGAGTACCGGTTTTTATTATTGCCAGCAGTTCATTTTGTGGTTTGTTAAAGAATTGAAACATACTATCTGCCAGTTTAACCAGTGATAACATGCTTAGATGGAAAAACTTTGCCGCTTCTTCAGAGTATGGTATTTCTTGTTCTGTTTCATCCACCTCAGCCATATGACGACGTAGACCGCACCAGCTTTCTAACTCTTTTCCCCAATGGCCAAGTAACGTGTCCTCGGCAGAGGTGTAAGTATAGTAAGAAGTACCATTTGCCCGATACACGGTGACACGTGTCAGGATATATGCTCCAAGAGATATTGAGTAAGCCTCCCGATTAGAGCCAGCATGGATATCTCCGAAAAAAGGGTGCTTTTCCCACTCCCAATCATTGGGGTTTTGTGGGCTACAGGCATTAGGTCTATAGTCAGCCCCATCCCGAACAAATGACATCTTGGCTTTCACGGTGTATCGTATAACTAACTCTTCTTTACTGGTTGTACAATAAGCCTCTTTATATGTTCTAATAACTAGGGATTTTAAATCTTCTAAATTATGAGAATAAAATACACCCTGTCGGTATGCTGAGATGTCTGGCAGGGACTGGTCTGCATAAGCTATAACCTGGGGATCTTCGGTTTTACATGCAAACCGACCTTTAGTATCCACTTTTATTGGCAGGTCTATCATAGTTGCTATTTTTCGAGAACCACCTACATCATAAATGGTGTGTATTAATCTTGTTAACTTAGCCATACGTTTATATCTGCTCCTGTAGGAATCGACTTGTATTTACGCCACGAGTACTCATGGCGGTGTGATTTACCCAACATTCTTTATCCGGGCAGTATTCCAGCGGGTATATATGCCCGGAGTTTACTGCTGTGGCGGTCTTAGCATTTTTCTCAATACTCTTGACTACTGCATTAACCACTCCGTTGTCCGTCATAATACCTATAGGCATACTAGTTTCAAGATCCTGTTGGGGTATTTTATGTCGATTGAAGAAGTTTACATTTAAAGGTTCGCTTTCACCAATTGCTGCGATTATATCCGAAAGAGCCGCTACTGGCATGCCACTCTTATAAATTTCACCGAAACCCAATAATTGTTTGTACTCTTCGTTTTCCATGCAGACTCCTTATAAAAGATGAGGTACGTTCGATAATTCACCGACACCGCGCCAGAAGGGTTGTCGCCATTTTAGCACTATCTCTGTGCGGCCTACACCAATATGATAATGCATCCAGTGCCCCATAACTAAGGTGCGTTTACTGGTAGAACCACTGGCATAATACTGTCGCTGTTCAGCAGTTAATTTAACATTAGCCCCCAGGCGTATTTTGAGGAAGTGGTGTCGTGCTTTTAGCTTGCTTATGGCCGCTTTTTTAGCTTTCCCACTCAGCTTGCTAATTTTACGATCTACGTCCGCCCAACCTTCGTAGTAGGTCTCTGCGTCTGGTGAGCACACATATAGCAATGTATTGAGGATGAAATTAAATAAGTATGCGGCCTTATCCAGATTATGTACGCCACCTGACAGTACCAGGAGGCTGTCTTTACTGTGATGATCAATTTGGGCCGTGATCTGTGCTTTAAGGTCTTGGTCGCCTGTGATTACAAACCGGAAGTATGCAAAAGTGTCATCATGTTCATCTATTGAGTTTCCATTGGCTGCGCCCACAGCCATTAGCCTCAGTTCGCCATCAAGATAAGACACATATATTTCAGATAGCCGGTGGTACCCAGTATCAGGATTGTACAGTTCTAACAGAGTTTGATTTTCAGGTAATACAAATAGTTGTTCTTGATAAGGAGTTCTTAATTGATTTCCTATCACACCTTTGATGTCAGTGTTGGACAACATCAAGGTAATATCTGGTTCAAGCACAAATATTTTTTCACCGTGCTTACGCATGGAGTATAGGTGAAATAGCAGTTGTAGCGTGGAGTTCATGCTGGCAAACTGCGGGTTATTTTCATCCCCCACCATAATTCGCATAGCTGGAATCTCTACAAATTCTTCAAAGTTTCGGGCATTCGCCTGGTCAAAAATCTGTAGCAGGTTATGGTCCACAATGCTGAGCAGCCGCTCATAATGACTGCGTTTCATCATAGCCCAGGTACCTTTATAAACTTACATTTGAATTCTTCTTTTTCACGGACAAAGAACTCCTTACGGGCGAGTACCCCCAATTGTCGATACGCCACCATTGTTTGGCCATCATGATCATTAGTGGTATTTTTTACTATTCCCACAATCTGATAACTAGCTTTTGTTTTTATATTTCGGAATATTGCGTCTTCTACAAGTTCTTCATCGAGGATATATGGACGAGTATCTGGCGTTGTTATGGGTGATGGTTTGGGAGCATCTTCAGTTGGTGATGTACGTTTAATTCCCGCCTCGTGATCTATTACCTTTATACCGAAATCAAATACCACTTGAGAGAGGTCAGAATAAGTACGGGTAATACAGCCTGGTGCCCGGACGATGAATTGCGTGTCCATCTCCAATACCACTTTGCCGTCTTTTGATGAATTTAATATTGTGGTGGCCATGTTAACTCCCTTCTGTATTAGTAAAGATCAACGAAGCATGGTGTTGCATCACCCATCCAAGCACCGATTTGATTAAACTCAAAAAATTCTTCTGCATCTTCATACGACATTCCATCGCGCTGAAGGTTGGCTAAAACCTTAGCTCTATCGTAGGCTATTATAGGCTCTTGTCCGAAGCGGGTGCATATACCAAGAATACAATCATCATAGCCGGCCATCTTAAGTGCATCTGGGTACTCTTCTGAGATCCTGGCGACACGGCTTATGATTTTTGTGTTTTTTACTTTCCCAGCCTTAGTTTTCTTTACAGCGTTACGAATCATGTGAATCCTTTTTGTTATGTCTCTTATACGCAGCTTTACTTAATTTAGCTTTATGTTCTTGATTAAATATTCGTTTTCCTGCCTTGTACTCGCAGGTATATCCTCTTTTTTCAACTACGATTCTGAGTTGATAACAATTGCAGCATAATCCTTTTCCAACATGCTTTTTATCAGTACCTCCACAATCGATACATGCATCATATTTTCTAGCCCATTTACCCTTTAGTCGAGGCGCTGAAGAAATTTCTGACCTAGTGCGTATACGAATACCTGCGGTCCGTAGTATACCGGTAATTATGGCACCATATGTGCCACATTGTTGTGCAATGTTTGTACACGTTACTCCTTTTTTATACATTGCTAGTATCTTACTTATCGGTATAAATTTGATTGTTTTCTGTTTTTGGCTCATAATTATATTTTACCCGCGCAGCATTTCTTATACTTTTTACCTGAGCCACAAGGACAGGGTTCATTCATACCTATCTTGTCTTGCTTTACAGCGGGGACCCGTGCTTTATCAGTGAATAGTTTACCATCATGGTGGTCTAACTCATGTTGCATGACCACCGCTTCAACACCTGCGAACTCTATCTCACGTGCGGCTTTGAGGGGGTCTGTGGGGTTCTCTAATAGCTTTATAAGGTCGATGAAGCCCACAGTAGCCAGCATATGCCGGTCGGTGTTATGATATACTCCAGGCATACTTAAGCAGCCTTCTCCTTTGTACCTCTTCATGATGGAGCTGCGGAGTAGGGTGGGATTGACCATCCAGAGTAGTTGTCCGGCCTGGAGGGTGCGACTGCCTCTAACTGCTCTAGGTAGCACTGCTACAGATAAGCGTGGAGTGTCTACAGCTTCCTGGGATTTGAGCTGCCGAGCTGCTAGTCCGTATCCTATTATGTTTCCTGCATCAAGTTGTATATTTTTGAAGCAATCAGCGAGTGAGTTTATGTCTGCATAGGAGAGGGTTTTGCCTAGGGTATTCTGCTCTATTTTGTTTATGAGTAAAATTTCAGACATTTCTTCTGCGAGGACTCGGCAGTGCTCTATCTGAGTGGCATCGCCTATATCTACTTCAGTAGATATTTTACGTAGAACCGTAGTGTCTTGGGTAATTTTGGCAAACTTCTCGGGGTAACGATTGTGCATACCAACTCCTATTATTAGTGTGAATATTTGTGTAAAGTTAAAGTAATAAAATAAAACAGTAAAAGTCAACAAAAAAATAAAAGGATATATTATTTTTAACATTATAAAAATACTTGACTTCAGAAGTTTTGAAATTTATACTCATCAGTGAACATTATTTTAATAGGAGGATATATGCCACGTGACCCTGATGATTTTTCAAGTATGGATATTGATGACATCGATCCACAAGATATTGAGGAGGAGATCGATGCTCTGGCTGCTGAAGATGACGCTATGGCATCAGCAGGCAACTACGATGATGATGCAGACCCCGAAGAGCTTTCCATACGGGGTCTAGGAGAATTGCCAATTCCGGTTGACGAGGATGATGCGGATGAGCAATAATCTCCGTCGAGCATTTGACCTGGTATTGGATCGCACCAATAGGGGGCGTATAGTAGCCTGCGGTCGGATAAGTGGTTTTAAAAATCAGCGGTATATCATTATAGAGCTTATGGCTCAGGCTGGCTTTATCACGGAGATCTGGGATGACCGCTCACCTGTTAAAGTGATTGACTCCTTAAAAGTTGGTGAACAAGTAATATTAAAAATAATGAATAATGAGACCGCTATGTGGGTTCCTGATTACCCTGACACCCACATTCAACAGGAGCGCCCGGCCAAATCTACTTATAACAGGAGACAACAACCTCCAAAAGAGAATAGTCAGGGAGTAGGTACTCCACCCTCTGCACCTAAGCCCCAGGCGACACCTGCACCGGTTGTAAATATTAGATCTAAGGAGCAAGCCCATGGCAGCAATGGTTAACTTAGGTGGAATGTTTGTCAATCCACTTAATATAGAAGCAGTCGAGGAGGCGGAGGAAGTTCAGGAAACCAAGCGAGAAGGTATGGTGACCTCATCTACAAAGGTGAAAGTGATCAATATTAGTATGAAGAGTGGAGCTATTCGAACCATTGAGGCCAGTTCTCAAGACCCGGCCATACAGCAGCAGTTACTACATTCAGTCATACATGATATTAACATAGGGCTTAATGCAGATATGAATTCAATAGCAGGCTAAACGCTTATCTAAGTAAGGGGAGTCGATGTTAATTAGAATCAACGGTCAGCAGAGTTTTGACCCTACCGATATATCCACAGTAACCGAGTTAGAGCCGCAGGCAAAGCCAGTGTTGGGTGCTGCATTTGATTTTAAATCAGACCTTGTATTATCATTTAAAAATGGGCATACCTTGAGGCTTGTAGGAGTATCTGAGGAAGAGCTGCATGCACGTATTGCAGATGCACAAGCAAAAGTAGTCGCCCCTAGCACTGTTATGAATGAAGAGGGTTACAACATAGAGGCTGCTGTTAATGATATTATAAAGGAACTACAAGCCATCAGGGAACACGTCCACACTACTGCGGAGATGGTGACGAGGATGGTGATGACTCAATGACCTTGTTAACCCCAGAAGATTTACTACAGTTGCTTCCTATAGCCGCAGTAGCTGATTTTTAATGTCGATTGTGTTTTGGTACAGGCGGTTGTATCGGATGATGATCCTGGCAACTATTGTAGGATTAGTGTGTGCACTTGATTGTTTACTAATTAGTATTTATAAATAAGGAGCTAATATGGCGGATGAACAGAAAAGCGTTAATGACATTCTGGCCGGAGTGGCCGGAGCAGGTGTAAATTGGTCTGAGTTTAAAGTTGAGGGCACAGGTATTCTCAATAATAAGCAGGTGACAATTAGTGTTGAGGTTGAAGAGTTACCAAAAGAAGAGAGTTGACATTATGGCACGCAACAAATTTCAAGAGCTGTTATTGCAAAATACGGGAAGTATGCCTCGCCTGGAGGAGCTGCGGATAGTCAACTTGCTTGATGGGTGTACTGATACTATGCCTTTATCCATATGGGAGGAGTTTCTGCGCAGTACCACTTTCCGATTTTATGAACCCACAGCGCAAACCCACTTCTCGTGTTAATTATGAATGTCATATGGTTCCCATTACCTGGTGGTTGGGTTTTTGAGCTGGCGGGATTTTATTTTATTAGAGACTTTAAGGATGGGGTATCTTTCTTTGAGTTTAATATAAACCTGGATTTGTTTGACATGGAGCCTAACCCTAAATTCTCAATACATTTATTATTTTTAAATATTAACCTGCTGGAAATATCAATCTACAGAGAGAGCACGTGATGAAAAAGTTTAAAGATCGAACGCCAATAGCATACCTAATAAGGATTAACAAAAAGTCAATAAAGCGCAACCCAGATGCAGGCAGAACTAATAAAACAGTACAAGGAAAATCACATGTATATATTACACAGCTTGTGGTTCAGGATATAGAACAGACAATATTAAAAGGGAAAAATACACCCACAACACCTCCTACCTCCAGAGAGTTTGTACTACAAGATTTGGTGGATGGCCGGGTTACTAGCTATAAGATTTTATCAACTGAGAGGGATATAGATATGGCGCTTAAACCATATGGGGGCAGGCATGAATGCTTGCGACAGTTATGGGATGGCAAAATAGATGTGTGGCAGCTTGATAAAAGAGAAGAGAAAGATACTCAGAATATAGCTTGGTTGACGCCTGCACCTGATTTTCTGTGTAAGTACGTGCCTACGAAGGTGGAGTGTTACAAATGTGGGGCTACTTTCACACACACAGATTTGCAAGCTGACGCCTCTTTTGAGGGTTCATGTACGAGTACCAAATGTCCTAAGTGTGGCGTATGGGATTGCTGTGAGCTTGAATATGAGAAGCTAACAAAGGAGACGACTCGTGTACGATAAAACAGTTCATAAGGTCGAGATGGTCCCAGAACCCGGTGAATTTGTGGGTGATATACCTCCCCGGCAGGGCATACTCGTTGGTACTGACATGGGTATTCTAAATTGGACAGTAAAGGAGAGGATTGGTTGTCGAATTGTGCGGTGGGGTTTAGTGGAGGCCGATGCTGCTTTTGAGAATCCGCATGCTGCTTTTACCAATATAAATAGTAAGCTCGGTCGAGAAGACCTGATGTTAGGTATGGAGGTAGGTTGTATAACCTTTCGAGGCATTGTTAAGGCGGTTGTAACCAGTATCGGCCTTAATTCCGGGGATGGGGCGTGCGCCATGTGCGGTAATTATATATTGCCGCTCAGTTATGATCTGGAATACGCTGAATGGGTGAATATAGGCTACGGCAATCCAGCCGCTATTAGTAAAATAAAATTTGATACTCATGCGAGTATTCAGTGACAGAGTTAATTAATACCCAGCCTCCTTTTGATTGGGGCAACAGGCAGGCAGACACCTGCATGTGTCGCTGTGATACCTTCTATCGTAGTCCGTCTAGGCTGGACATGAAGCTGCTTAAGTTGTTTTCAAAATTACCAGGTCCAGGTTGTGGCCGCACAGATAATTTGCGAGGTATATCCTCTGACCCCGAAGAGATGGCTATAAAATAAAAAAGCCTGGAAGCTGCTTATTGTTTACTTAGGCAGCCCAGGCTAATGAGAAAAATGTAGGCGGCGAGAATCGAACTCGCGTCCTGTTAACTTTAACCAAAACTTCTACATGCTTATTCCGATTCTTAGCTTACTCTGAGGTGGTGTTTCGGACAAAACCTGACCCTCAGCAGCACTATTTGATAAGACCTACACGAGCTTAGGCAGCTGCGCGGAATTCTTCATTTGCTTTTACACTGGCAAGAGAAGCCATGAAGCAGGCTTCAATCGCTGCGCTCTGGCGTATAGCCAAAGAAACAACTTTATCGTTGTTAGTTATTACTTAATAGAGTGATTAAAGAGGCCAACTATCATCCTCTGCATGCAAGCCCTGATCTCCCTTACCAGTCGAAACCAATGCGCCCACGTCAATTATTTCAAATAGCAGTCAGATTATAATATAATCAATATGCAGCAAATGTCAACTAGTATATATAGTGTATACTACCACCCCTGGTTTTTTATTTTTCGACGTACATATTTTCTTGTGTTCTATATATTTTCGAGAAAGCTGCCACCTAGATTCCAGCGCCACGCGGGGTTCAGAGTTACCTCCTCCTACGATACAACCTTTTTTAGGGTCCTTACAAGCCTTACAACCTTTGCAGGCAGGAGATGCTAGTTCCTGCTTAACTTGTATATAGATATCTTGTAGTTCCTGTAGAATAATTTTTTGATTTTTAGTTTCTATCTCAATTACCAGTTTCATTTGTGCTCCTTGGTGGAGGTGTTGGTTTTGCTCGCCAGTGTGTGATGCGCCGGGTATCAGTCTGCCAATGTCCATTTCTAAATATTGCCAGTACACAGTTATTAGCCTGGGCGCTGTCGTTGAACGCTGCGAAGGGACTTTTGTCCGACCACTTATAGTGTGCAATATATTCACCATCTGCTTCTGGTAGTCTGTCTGCACAAGGTATCCAGGCATTGGCCGCCGCTAATTGTTCTTTGAGATGATCCACTTCTTGTAGCATGGCTAAGATTAGCCCGTCACCGCATAAGTCTCGCCAAGGTTCCCCATGTCGAAGTGCTTCAAATAAAGCTGTCTCTTCGTCAAATACAACGGTGTATTTTTTATCTGCAAAGTTATGTCTCATCCTATATCTCCTGTATAGTCTCTTATTGCTTTGAATACCGCTTGGTAGCATGCATTATATACTCCCTTTCGGCGAGCATCAAATTCAGTTAAGCCCGCAGCGTTTAGTGCCCTGGTTATGGGAGGCATATAAGCGTTTACACGTTTATCTCCTTGTGCCCATGACTTAGATTTTATACCCTCCTCTTTTTCGTTCGGGGGTGCAGGGGGCATCGTATAATGTGCGCCACAGATGATGCATCGCGCAGCTAACAAGCCATCTTCAATAATCCGCATACCTTGAAATTGCGCGAAGTGTAGTACATTTTTACACTTTCGGCAGGTTGCTGTTTCTTTTTTTAGTTTACCCATGAAATCTCCTTACCATAAGTCTTCACTCATTAACACTGTGCGTACTTTTTTAATTGCTTCACCTTTAAGTTGGCCACATGTGATGGCCAGATCATAGCTATCTTGTCTATTTAAGAATCTATCTTTGCTAGTTAAGAACCCTTGTATACAAGGTAGTTTTTTCATTCCTTCAGGGTCTTTTAATTTAGCTATAACTGAGAATGTCAATATGCAGTTGTGATGACGCCTTCCCGTAATAACGAACCCTTGCTGTATGTTTCTTGGTTGGTGGTCATATTTGAGTCCATCGTCGTAATGGTTTGCAGCACATAGTATATACTCTGGTTTGCCGTGACCCTTACACCAAGGTGGGCAATCATCTTCTAATAATTCACTCATCCTATTAACTCCATACCGGCTCGGCGCATGTGTTCTATCACAGTTTGCATTGTGTTAAATAAGACTTGGTTTATTTTTTGTTGATTACTTAAAATCACCCATAAGAACGATTCTCGAATATCCATTTCATCCAACAGTAACAGGGCATCCTCTGATAGCTCTACTACAGTAATTTTGGCATCCAGAGGAGCTTGTGTGAAAACTGTATATTGATTTAGTAAAGATAGTAGCTGCATGTGTGCATCATAGTAGGCCTGAAGAGACCAGTTAACATCTTTTTTATGTGTTACTTTGTAAGGTTTTACCTTGGTTTGCTCGCCTATTAATTGCGGCTCTATGATTAATAGTTTTTCCAATAGCGCGACCGCCTTATATTCCCACTCTTGACCGCGATTTTTATTTTCCTTGAGTTTTTTATAATTTGCATAGTCGTTAAGATTACACCAGTTAGATTTTGTGTCTGTTATTTCTGCACATACTTGTTTGAATAGTCGGAACCATTCCTGATGTCGTCCAATATGGATATAGTTTAAAAGGTCTCGAGTGCTTGGGAATGTTTTGGGGTCCAGTACTTCTGACCACCAGGCCGCGTCGTCTCTCCAACCGTCACCATCTCGCTCATATGTGCGATAACCACCCACACCAATAAAAGATACCTTCGCTACGCAGACGGGGCAGCTAGCTTCTTGTGGCCACTGGTTGATACCTTCCTGGGCTAGTCTTCCGCAGCAACTGTATGTAAACTTTCCTTGTTGTAGTTGGGGAGTGTGATCTTTAAGTAAATAGTCTAAATAGTCTCCACTATGGTGGGGTTTTATGCCTGTATTTGTTAACATGTGTTCACCTCATAAAGTTAATATTTATTGTGTCTGCGTCTTTCACCAAGGTGGGCAATCATCTTCTAATAATTCGTTCATATTAATTACTCTAGTCCTATCTGACGTAAAAAGTTAATCCGTTCGTTATGCTTACGTTTTAAGCGTAGGCATTCATAATGACACCAGCAGCCATGCCAATCAGCACGCTTACCGTATTTTCGGTGCAAAATACCCATGGTTTTAAGATTATCCATTGTTATCGTTGGCCAGATATCAGACCATACCATGTGGTATCTTTGACATTTGGGAGGTTTATAAGTCAAGGCATCAGCATTGATAAATACTACCCGGGGGTCTGAGTAATGCGGTGCAATTAAGTCTATCAGAGTCTGACTGGACTCAATAACTGTGACTGTTTGTACTTCGGGTTTCAATAATATGTTTTTTAAGACGAGGCCTAAACCCAGTCCATGCAGCATACAGTCCCCTGTAGCTTTTATTATAGGTAGACGATGATCGTTCTGTTCTGCTGGAGTGTCTGACATGAGGAGCTGTCCGTCAAATAATAGTCGAGTAAAGGTTTGTCCTACCGGTACATGCCGCCCAGCTTTCTCGGATGCCCAGCAGATTTTGACGGTGGTAAATTTCTCAACTCGCCATTGCCCCTGCTCCATATCTGGTAAAGACACCTTCTCCATTATCTTTGCCTCTTTTTGGTATCTGCTTTATTTAGTTTTACCGTTTTATTATCCAGCTTATTAAGCGCAGGACTCATGCGTCTTTCCAGTTTTTGGTGGTCTACCGCTCGTCGGGCAATGCGATTGATGTAATCAAATGGCCAGGGAATATCGGTATCCCTGAAGGTGCCTATCTCTAAATCAGTATACACCTCGGCCTCATCAATATTGGTGGTGTAGCCCGCGCTATTGCGGCCCCACCATAGAACATCATTTCCGACATAACTGCGAGAATCTTGTACATAGTACAACCTACCTCTTAATCCATCAGCCATAGCTATTATCCTCTTTAATCAAGTAATGACTTAAAATCTTTTTTTAAGATCTTTTTAAATGCATTCTTTTCAGTCAACTCTAACTCCAATAGATCCGCATACAGATCTGCATCAAAAATACCTTCAAGAGCTTCTTCACATAGTTTTACTATTTTCCTGGGTTCTACAGCATCTAACTCTACTTGCCCTAACCCTGACCAGTTATGGCTTCTAGTATCTTGTGTTTTTGTGGGGGCCGGCGGGAGTTTCCAGGCGACAACCTGTTCTTCCATTAGTGCAATACGTCGCACCTCTACAGGTGTGCCCATTCTGTCGAGGGTATTGGCAATGCTTCGAGGAATATCTTCTCCCGAACAATCATAATCACCAAAGTATAGAATAATAGGAGTTTTTTTCAAATCTATAGCGGTATCAAAACGTTTTTTACAATCATACAAGAAGGTTAAGGATGGGTAACCTTTGCAAGGGTTGAGTGCCACGTCCCAGGACTTACAAGGGGCCGAGAACACGCCTTGTAGTGCCTTTTTTTCGATAAAAACTTCAGGATATATCGGCTGATTTTCCCAGCGATTCTTTCTGTAGCTGGTTGCCCATGCTTGGATCTGCTTTTTGGCGGTATCCGCGGAATCTTTCACATTGGTTTGCTCGTACTCAGTGGTACCTATGGAGCCACGTTCATGGTCTAAGAAGGCATCAAAAGCCACGCGACCTTCCCAGCGGGCGGTTATCATCGCAGAAACAACTTTCTTATAGTGGGATACATCATTAGTCATACCTAAAGCTACAAGCTGGTAGTGTAGGGCGCGTAGTGTGATATTGCCCCCATAGGATTCCACAATAGGGATACCAACTTCCATGATCCATTTAGCTGTAAATTTATCTTTCATACTATTTTCCTTTATCTGTTCTGTTGTTCTTGTCGGGCTTCTTCTGTGGCCAGAGCATCTGCAATAGCCAGTTGAATACGTAATTTAAGTTTAGGGCATCCTCGTTGTGTTTTGGTTAACTTAAGGTGCTTCTGCAAGAAGTCCCGCATAGGCAGCGTAACTACATCTTGGATATACTGTTTTTGTGTGTGATTAAAGAATTCCATGCTTACCTTACTGTGTTTGTCCAGAGCTTATCTGCTAAATAGCTTTTAGGAGATTTTATATATTTAGGAAAGGCTTCATTCCAGGAGATAGACGCATTTTGTTTTGCTAATATAGGTAGGATAGTTTGTAACAGTATAATAGCAGCATCCTTACCCTTATTTTTAATCAGTTTATTCCATTCCCTTAACGCAGGCTCTATATCCTCTTTTTTTGGGTAGCATTCTATAAATGCTTGAAATTCAGGATGCCCACGCACGATCTCAAGTTGCAAGGGGTTTAGAGGTGTATCTTGATTATATGCCTCGCATTTTGTGAGATGCACAACTCGTTTAGTTACAGGATCTAGTTTTGGTGCATACGCAGCTACTACCGTGGTCTCAGCTTCCTTAGCTGGTGTGCTTGTGGTGTTTGTGCTGACTGGTTCGTTATTTTTTATTGTTGTGGGGGGTACATATGGCTTATCCCAACCGTGGTTTTTAGATCTTTCTGGCTCACATTGGGGAGGTGGGGGTATAACAGTTTCTTCTGTAGTTGTAGGGTATGCCTTAGATGGGGGCATTACCGACACTTCGGGTGTGAATACTGTTTTTACTGCCGGTCTTTGTGTCATGACCTCCGTTGACGAGGATACTATTGGCTTAGGTTGTTCTTCTTCTTCTTCTTCTTCTTGGACTATCGAGTCTCTTACTGGGTTTTTTAATACCAATTTAACAACTAACTGGTTTTCAATTTCTTCAGGCACATAACCAGTACCTGGGACTATATGTGATATTAACCCACGTGACGATATAGATATATTATGGACATACTTACGTCTCTTCTCTTTTTTAAGCCATTTGAACCTACCCATTATATTGGGCGCTATTTTTAAAACTTGTTTGTCGTCGGTCAAGTAAACATTAAATCGCCCGTCCGTATTTTTAAAAAATAGGGTGTACAATTTGTGGGTGATGGTGATACTCGTTTCTGATACATGTATAATTGCATATTTGAGAGGTATTTGTTTATTAGCTATGCATCCTTCATTGTTATTGGCTAGCCATTTGATAGACCACTTACGACAGTTTGTGGATATCTTATTTTCTTCTTTATTTTGTTCTTCCTTGTCAACAGTAATGGGTATTGGCGGAGTAGCATCCGCACTAGGTTTTTTGGGGGTGACTATATTTTTTAGTAGATCTCCTGGTTTTATTGCATTGATACTCTTTACCTTATTTATCTGCTCGTCTGGGGAATCTTCAATGAGTGCAATATCTTTATTGTTAACCGCCGCAGCAAATGTATCCCAGGCATTTTTATGAGTTTTTGCTCGTCTTTCTTTTTGGGCGGCTTCTTCGTCATGAGGTTCAAATAAGTTTTGTTGATTTGGGTCTGCTTTCTTTTTTTCCCTTTTTGTTTTAGATTCGCTGGTAGGTCCTTCAGCATTTTGTTGTATTGTGCTTTCCGTCAAGGTTTCTGCGGACGTCGCAGCGTTTCCAGGTGACATTTGCTGTAATTCTTTTATACATTTATCAGCATACTGCGCGTCTTTCAAGGTTACATCAATTTCCGTTTCCGCAGGTTCTATTTGAATTAGCTGTTCAGGTTCTGGTTTAATTAGATCAGCTAATCTCTGTCTTAAGCGAAGAAACCACTTCATACTGCCTCCTTAAAATTCTGATTTACATCAGGAAGTAACATATCAAATATTTTATCCATATACACAGTGTGATAAACTTGACACCCGGGCACACATTGATAACAGGGGTATCTGCCTAATTCCTCATTACCTTTTAAAACGATGGTGCGCATTTCAGGTACTATAAAATTAACTTTATTAAAATCAATATTTGTGAGGTTTAACTCGGAGACCATATCCTTAAATAGATCAAGAGCAACACCTTTTATTTCGGATAAAGGCTTATATAACCCTATAGCGGTAAGCCTTCTTGTAAATTCGTTTTTAAAGGTTACCATCTTATTACTCTCCGAGTTCTTTATTTGCCATATCCACCATTGCTTGACCTATGGCCCTGAATGCCCTGGCAGCAGAGGTTTCTGAGTGATATTGTTCTTCTCGCTCGAGTTCACCTTTAATGTGCCCACGGTCTAAAATAGCCCCTTCAGGAGTGTAATCCAGGCAACCCTCAGATTTCTCCATTATTGCCTCATCACTGTGGATTTCATGCCCTTTATAGCATATGAATTCATAGCTGTCAGTGTTTTCTATATCCATACCAGGATGCTTTTCTTGATGATGTCCGCAATAACAGCAGGGGTTACTATGTTTAATTGCATATATGGCCTGGGCCTTCATATCTGCCATTATGATGGAAGTTAGCACCCGGGCAGCTGCGACAGAGTCTGACAGTAAGCGACTGGCACTCTCGACGATCTCTGCGGGTGCCCCAACCTGTTTTAAGGCAGTCGTTCTACAGGCACGATTTAACGCCTGCTTAAATATGTTATCTATGCTTAGATTAAGTCCCATTGTTATTTCCTCATAGATTCTGTGTGTTTACATTGTGGGTATTGTATGCAGCCGAAGAACTGCTTACCTTGGTTACTAAGTCGCACCGTTAATACAGACCCGCAGTCTGGGCAGAATCGAATATTATTATTAGCCCAGTCGTATGCCTCGGTTACCCGCGCAGTTAGATTTTCTCGCCAATTCTGGGTGCGGTGTACTCGTTTAAAACTTTGAATGCCTTTAAGAATTCCCGCATCCTTGTTAGTAATGGCTGCTACAATACAAACTCTAATAGCATCTGTGCCGCAGCTTCTGGAAGCTCCATGCACGATAGTGCTGTACACTCTAATAGTTATGGCCGTGACCTCTTGCTGAGGTTTTACAGAAGCCTTTAGGTTTTTTATGGGTGGCCTTTGAAGCGCCGCTAATTTTTTGGGTATAAAGTCAAAGTAACATTCAGCGCCGGGCGGCTCCACCAGGACCCAACCTTTCTCTACTTTAAGCAGTTCTTGCATTTCTGGTAAATTAATCGGAGTATATGTTGCCATTACTTACCTCTGGCCACGGCACGGTGTGTGGCCTTAAAAGGAGTCAGATATGCTTTGATTTTATCCACAGTAGCCAGATTAACGTGGATGACATCATACACCTTGTCTAGGAACTGTAATTCATCGTGATTACTGTCATCGTCTAAATATACACAAGACGCATTAACATTGACTTTTTGTGCGCCTTCTAAAGCGACAGTCACAACCCCTCTACTGTATTTTTTTGCGACGCCTCTCATAGCTTTATAACGATCGTTAAATATGACTACAACCGGGGTGTTCGTTGTCTTGTGGCTGAGGGAGTCAATATAGTCTATAGCTGTGTGTAGCTTCTTGAAGCCACCTATCCTCTTACCAGTTTTATCAGAGTACACCTGAAATGACTCAATATGCCGGTTATATTTGATCGTGTGTTTTTTGTGAGGGATTTCTATTTCTGACATTATGAACCTCCTTATAATGCTTTTTTACTTTTTTTAGTTGTTGGCGTGAAAGGTACCAATTTCTTACGCATGCTGGGTATTTCTTGAGCGTTAGCGTTAATAATCGTATATGCCCAATCCAGTAAATTTAGTTGTTCACGGTTAGTTTCATTATCCAGATATACGTTTTCCAGTATTGTAGTGATTTCTCTCTCGGGATTCACCCGCACAGTTACCCATCCATTTCTATGCTCTTGTACGAGGCCTCTAACTACCTTGCTCCCATGATACTCAACAATGGCAACTGGGATGTTAAGTGGCTTGCGTTTTATTTCCTTAATGTAATCAAGTGCCTCTGTTAGGCTGTCAAATCCTCCTGTGCGCGATATGATGTTTGACTTAAGGATATAAAATTTATCCAAACTGCGATCGTGTCTTATGATTTGATTTCTATACGGTATCATTATATCTGCCATTACGAGCCTCCTTTTAAATTGTTTACCTTTATAGTATACTCTATGCAAATATTAAAAGTCAACATAAAAATAACAAAATAAAATAAGTAATAAATTTATTTTACGATTTAATAAAAAAAACTATTGACATTCCATATTTCATGTGCTATATTAAGGGAGCTTGTAGATTTAGAAACATTAAAAAGTTAAAAGAGGAAAAATGTCTTCGTTATTAAAAACCCCATTTATATCCAAAAGTCAAAGACGCACAGGCGTATGGGCGCAGCCCATTTGTTTGTCAGTCTATATGACTGTTGCCACACTAGGCAATAATGATATGGAAGGACACCGAACCTAACGAGGGTTTTTTCTTGCACAGATAAAAGAAGAACCCTCGGCCAAAACCGAGGGTTTTTTGTTTTGGGTTTAGTAGGATAGAGTTAGAAAATTTTCGACAGCCTGGTGGCACGGACGGCCATCCAAACCATCAGGTATAAATTAGAACGCGCATGTTGGTGCCAACACACTAGCCTGCGCGTTCTTTTTTTGTCGATAGCTAATTGATATACTGGGAACTCCGTAAGCCGCGTAAGCCGCGCTGGAGCTACTGGCACACGGGGAACGTCCGGGTGATAAGATCTTTGACATTTCAGGTACGATTATTCAAATATGGGGCCATGGCGCAATAGCAGCGCAGCTGGCTTACATCCAGAAGGTTGAAAGTGCAAGTCTTTCTGGCCCTATTATTTTTCTTTTTAAAATTCATGCGTCGTATTCTCCATGGCGGGGTAACCGGTTGTAACCCGGCGTTCTTAACGGACAGGTGGTTCGATTCCATCACGGCGCACCAAAATCATACTTCGGTAGGCGAATAGCATAGCTACGTGCTTGAGGTGCACGCGAGCGCAAGCTCACCTGTGGGTGCAAGTCCCACCCGAAGTACCATGCATATGTATCAGCGACACCTGCTCATCGCATTCATTCGTGGAATGTCAGTGGTGTGACCACTGCCCCTAGGGAGAGTCCTGGCGGCACCAAATTTGCCGTCGTAATCCAAGAGCAGAGATAGTGGTCTCAAAAGCCACCCAGTGAGGTTGCAACCACCTCCGACGGCACCAAAACTAGCCCTTGCCCCCATGGTGAAATTAGAAAACACGTAGAGTTTAAGCCTCTATGCTTCGGCTTCTGAGTGCAAGTCTCAGTGGGGGTAAATTAAAATTTGTTTCTTGAAGGGGACTTAAAATCAGGCGGCGCATTGCCTGAACCGGGGTGATACCCGGCATCCACAGCGGTGGGTCCCCTTCAGGAAATACTCATATGAAATCATGGTGTCGTTAGTGTAACTAGAAGCACACATCCCTGTGGAGGATGCGGCACGGGGGCAGAACCCGTACGACACCCCATTTTAAAGTATATTGGGATTCGAACATAGTAATATCTTAATATGGTGTATTGTATTAGCTTTTTCGACTCCTTTAAGATATATTATAGGTATGCCTGTTGTTAAATGTTGTGTTTGCCAAGCACCAATAGTTAGAAGTAACTTTCGATTAAAATATCGACCAAAGTCCGTATGTTCTAAAAAATGCCTCATTCAATTAAATCAGGATAAGTGGTTTAAGGTTAGGGAAAAACTTAATTGCATAAACTGCGGAAAAGAACTTACACTAACACAATACAGGGCACGTAGAAAGAAAAGTAAAAATATCTTTTGCAGCAGATCGTGTGCTGCGGTGTATAATAACAGGATGTTTCCTAAAAGAAAATCAAGTATTTCAAAATGTGTAGAATGCCAAAAAGAGATACCAGGTAATCAAAAATATTGTTCGCATAGTTGTCAAGTAAAATATAGGCAACAAAAATATATAACTGAATGGAAAGCCGGTTTAAAAAACGGGCCGATGCCCATACCTCGTATCTTACGAAACTATCTAATAAAAGAAGCAGGTTACAAATGCCAACAATGTGGATTTAATAAGCCAAATCCCTCATCAAATAAAAGTGTACTGCAAGTAAACCACAAAGATGGCAATGCCTTCAATCAAACACCAGGTAATCATGAAGTTTTATGTCCTAATTGTCATGCTATGACACCCACGTGGGGTGGTCTTAATCATGGTAAAGGAAGAAAAACTTTACATAATTTGATTAAGACAAAAACAAATTAACAACTCTAAAGTATTACGGGTAGTAGCTCAGCCAAGTAGAGCGTCTGGTTTGGGACCAGAATGTCGTCGGTGCGATTCCGGCTTACCCGACCAAATCCAGGACATGTCGGACAGTCAGCTCCAATGGGTAGTACCCTCTCTGCGGTTGTCTGCGCCGGTGTGTCCGCTAAAATCATCAGCATGTAGCACAGCCCAGTAGTGCGCTCGGTTCGGGACCGAGAGACCGCAGGTGCAAATCCTGTCATGCTGACCAATTTCATAGGCTGATAGCACAGCGGTTAGTGTGGTGGTCTCCAAAACCATTGACCTCGGTTCGAGTCCGAGTCGGCCTGCCAATATTCTCACGGGAGTGGCTCGACTAGTTAAGGCATCACTCTTATAAGGTGACATATGTACGTGCAAATCGTATCTCCCGTACCAACTTGCTCCGTTAGTTCAGTTAGTTAGAACGTCGCTCTGATAAGGCGAAGGTCAATCGTGCAACTCGATTACGGAGTACCAAATATGGAAGAGTAGTCTAATCAGTAAGGCAGGTGGTTGCTAACCATCCGGCGGTTAAAACCGTCTTGCAGGTGCAAGTCCTGTCTCTTCCGCCAATATTATTCACGAAATATCATGGTTTCACGTAAACGTGAAGACGTGAAGATGGAAGTATCGACCAATGGTAGGTCACCAGCCTCGAAAACTGGCAAACCCGAAAGGGTATGAAAGTTCAAGTCTTTCTACTTCCGCCAAAATGGAGAAGTCGCTCAGTAGTCGAGCACGGTGTTGGAAACGCCGCAACCAGCGATGGTCTGTGAGTGCAAATCTCACCTTCTCCGCCATGCCTTCATAGCTTAGTTAGTAGAGCACGTCCTTGGTAAGGACGAGGTCAGGAGTGCGATTCTCCTTGAAGGCTCCATTTAAAATTCATAGGGCTGTAGCTCAAATAGTTAGAGCGCCCGCCTGTCACGCGGGAGGTTTTTGCGGGTGCAAGTCCCGTCAGCCCTGTATTTTTCTTGCTTTGTTATTTTGTTTTATTTAGTTTATTATGGATATGAACCAAGAACATTATAGTAAAGAAAGACAACTAAAGCGTAATGGAGTGTTCTGGTCTTTAGACCGGGATACTTTTGAGCAGGTTGTTAAAAAATGTTCGTCCTTTTCAGCTATACTGTCTTACTTTGGTAGGGTTAAGAACGGCGCGGCACTTCGTGCGTTAAAAGAACGATTAGATTATGATAAAATAAATATTGAACATTTTAAAGCTAAACAAGGAGCGGATTTAAAGTTCAGAGTTCCTGCTAGACCTCTTAGTGAATTACTTATAAACCACTCTCCGTGTAAAGATAATCGAGGACTTAAACATCGATTATTGAAAGAGGGTATTTTAAAAAATATATGTGCATTATGTGGACAAAGACCAGAATGGTTTGAAAAACCATTAACGTTAATACTTGACCATATAAATGGACATCGAGATGATTATCGTATAGAAAATTTAAGAATAGTATGTCCTAATTGTAATATGCAGCTACCCACCACCAACGGTAAAAATAGACGAAAGATCAAAAATTGCATTGATTGTGGTTCGATAATTTCAAAAGTAAGCACCCGATGTCTCTCGTGTGCTGCCAGACAGCATGCAGTAAAAAAAATTACGAACAGACCTAGTATGGAGCAATTACAATTATTAGTTAAATCCTCGCCCATCACAAAAATAGCGCAGGTTTACGGAGTAACTGGAAATTCCATAAGAAAATGGTGTAAATTGTACGGGATACATACAAAAATAGGGCGCGGATATTGGACTAAGAATAATCTCACACACCGTGTGGCATTTGTAGAACAAGGAAAGCAGGGTCGAATAAAAAGAGCCGCGTATACACAAATATCCTGTGCATATTGTCATAGCTTATTTGCTATAAAAGTTAAGAGAATAAAAGAAAAAGAAAAATGTAATCAATCTCATTTTTTCTGTTCCTTATCCCATTATCAAGCGTACAGAACAAGTTTAAAAAATAATTAGTAACACGCATATAAATATAACAGTAATTCATTGTCCAGTAGCTCAGTAGGCAGAGCAACTCACTGTTAATGAGAAGGTCGCAAGTTCGATCCTTGCCCGGACAGCCAAAATTCATATCGCCATAGTTCAGGTAGAAGAACGCAGCTCTCATAAGGCTGATGTCGCTCGTGCGAATCGAGCTGGCGATACCAAATTGCGCGGAGGTGCCCTGCTGGGCATCCGGGTCTCATAAGCCTGGGGCGGTGAGTTGGATTCTCACCTGCGCTACCAAAAGTAAACAGGTTCGGGCTGCAAACGCGGTAAAACTGGCTTCTACGTGACAACGCGGATGGTCTCCTGTACAATATCTTCGGGAATGATGTAAGGGTAGCAGGGGGCCTTAGCGGGCGCCTGAGTCCGTTCGAGTCGGGCTACCGGAGATTTTAAAATTTGAAGGTGAAGTGGAATCTGGTCGGCCAGGACCTGAGAATCCGGGGCGCCCACCACACCTTTGTTAACATTATGCGTCTGTGGGATAGTACTTGTCCACCAGCCTTCCAAGCTGACTTACGCCGGTGGGAATCCGGCCAGGCGCTCCAAAAAGAGTTCCGGGAGTTGCAATGCTCCGCCACTGCACCGACGTCATCGGTGTGTAACCGGTATCTAAGCCTGTATGACGTGCGGGCATTGCCGGGCGGTCCAGAATAGCCTGGCGGAATCCTCCAATCTTACGGGTATAGCACAATAGATAGTGTGCAGGTTTTCTAAGCCTGGAGATGTGGGTGCAAATCCTACTACCCGTGCCAAAATTATTATGCGGACTTAGCTCAGACAGTAGAGCGCAGCCCTGAAAAGGCTGGCGTCCCCGGTGCGATTCCGGGAGTTCGCACCAAAATACATACTCATATCGTCCAGTAGTTAGGATCGGCGGTTCTCAGCCGTCTGACTGGGGTGCAATTCCCCATATGAGTACCAAAATTCATGCCCCTATAGTTTAATAGTAGAACCGGTGGTTTTCAGCCATCTGACCGCGGAGCATAACCGCGTAGGGGTACCAAATATGGGGTCGTAGCTCAATTGGGAGAGCACTAGCTTTGCAAGCTAGGGGTTGAGGGTTCGATGCCCTTCGATTCCACCAAAATCAATCTGGGGCTGTATTTCAGCAGTAGAATCCGACTATGGCATAGTCGAGACCGGGGTGCGACTCCCCGCAGTTCCATTTTTATATTGTCATTTAAAAGTTTTATGTTGTCATTTCTCGGATTTATAGAGTCATTAAGTCATCTGCTGCCGGGTTGACCCAAGCGGCTACGTGAAATTCGTACGAGGGGCGGGGGAGGACGGTAGTGGGTTTAAACTTGCCTGCGTAGCTCAGTCAGTAGAGCGCCATACTTGTAATGTGGAAGTCATCGGTGCAACTCCGGTCGCAGGCTCCAAATAACAGCCAAGCGCCATCAGGCGTGCCTTCTTAGCTCAGTCAGTAGAGCAGCTGTTTCGTAAGCAGCAGGTCGCCGGCGCGACTCCGGCAGAAGGCTCAAATTTAAAATTATGCCTCCGTAGCTCAGCTAGTTAGAGCACCTCACTTTTAATGAGGGGGTCGTGAGTGCGATACTCACCGGAAGCACCATGCCTCTATAGCACAGTGGTAGTGCAGCGGACTCTTAATCCGTGGACCTTGGTCCGATTCCAAGTAGGGGTACCAAATTTATAATATGCGGCAATAATTCAGTAGTAGAATGTCACCTTGCCAAGGTGAATGTCGCGGGTGCGATGCCCGCTTGCCGCTCCAAAACTTAATCACAGAAAGGAGGTAATTCAATGAGTACAACTTGTTTAGTGTTGAGCCGCAACTATGCGCCTGTGAATATGTATGCTAGTTGGGAAGATGCTATCACGAAAGTGGAAGCTGGTCGCGCTGAAATCATTGCCAGTTACCCCGATAAGCATCTGCGTTCCTGGAAGCAGGCTATGGAAGCCCCAGCTATTATCAGATTGCTTTACTTTGCGGGCAATGTCCAGAAGCGTGGCCGTGTTATGCGGCTGTCCCGTAAGAATCTGTGGATTCGTGACCGGGGGCATTGTCAGTATTGCCGGACGTTTTTACCTATCCAGAAGATGCACTGGGACCACGTGGTTCCTCGTGACCAGGGTGGAACAAGTCATTGGCGTAATCTTGTATGCTGCTGCTTAGCTTGCAACGGCAAGAAGGCTAACCGAACGCCGGCACAAGCTGGAATGCACTTGTGGTGCACACCCCAGGCGCCGAAGTACGACCTCTCTCTTGAGCGTGAAATAACCCTGAAGATTCAGGCTCTTAAGCACCTGCCGCACGAGAGTTGGAAAGACTTTGTTTATTGGGATGTTGAACTTGAAGCATAAGCCGGGGACAACCACCCGGCTCTTTTAAAAATTTTGGGGTGTCGTTCAATAGTAGGACCCAGGCCTTTGGAGCCTGTTATCATCGTGCAAGTCGATGCACCTCAGCCAAAATCGTTGGAGAGTAGTTCAGTTGGTAGAACGCCAGCCTCTGGAGCTGGATGTCGTCGGTTCAACTCCGGCCTCTCCTGCCAAAATATGTTCGTGTAGCTCAATTGGATAGAGCACCTGGCTACGGACCAGGAGGCTGAAGGTTCAAGTCCTTCCATGAACGCCAAACAGGCTTCGATAGCTCAGATGAATAGAGCGCAGCTTTCCGAAGGCTGATGCCGTCGGTTTAAGTCCGACTCGAAGCACCATATCCTCGTAGCTCAGCTGTTCAGAGTTCTTCTTTCCTAAAGAGGATGTCGTTGGTTAGAATCCAACCGAGGATACCAGATTATGCGCTTGTGGCGGAATGCAGACGCAGCAGACTTAGGATCTGCCGAGAAATCGTGGGGGTGCAAGTCCCTCCTAGCGCACCAAAATTTATATGCACTCTTAGCCAAGACAGTAAGGCGGTCGGTCGCAACCCGATTAATACCTCGGTGCAATTCCGGGAGGGTGCTCCAAAATATATGGATGAGTTCCTGCTGGAACGGGAGCTGCTCTTGAAAAGCAGTAGCGCCAGAGACGGCGTTGTGAGTTCGAGTCTCACTTCATCCGCCAAAATTGCCGTGTTGATAGTTATCGGATACTTCTTCTGTCTAAAGAAAGATTCGGGTTCGAATCCCGACGCCGTAAGGTGTAGTTTAATGGTAAAACAAAAAACATCCGAAAACGCACGTTACCGGCATTAAATTAAAAACCCGGCCTCCACCATGGAAGCCGGGCTGTCATCGACCGAGTAACTGGATCTTATAGAGCTTTACCGCAGCCACCACAGAAATAATCATTGAACTTGGCTTTTCGGCCACAGTTAGTGCAGTGTTTATTTTTAGTAGCTTCTACTGTTAGTGGTTTATCTACCTGACCAACCAACTTAAGCCGCAGCACGGTGGGTGCCCCGTCTTTTTCTCCGAAGTATCCGCTGCCAAACTGCTGATTGCTATATGCACCTTCTACAGTAGCCCCCGCAGCCGCTGGAGTAGCCATACTATCACAGCAGGCAGTACCTATAGGAGCTGAATAGAAGCAACTGCTGGAGTTAGGATGGATCACCCCGCTTGATCGAAGAAGAGAGTTACTCCCTATGAAGATAGGTTGAATAACTTTCTCTTTCCAGAACCGCACTTCCACGATACCATTTTCAGCAGAAGAGGGGTCTTGTACCTTAGAGTCCGTAAGTGGTACAAATTTGAAGCGGCGACCACTTCCAAAGTTGCCATCTACCACAAATCTCTCTAGGTCAATACTGGAATGTGCTTCGACGATCAACTCGTGACCACCTAGAACATCCGTTCCGTCAATGCTAACTGTGCAACAGCTTTTTACATTGTTAAGGTTCTTCAGCAGGAGAGAATACTCTGAATTGAATGTGAGGAAAACCTGTCCTCCGATTTCACGAAGGATTTTGTTGTCCGCCGACTTGACAGCTAAGACAAAAGAATTTGAATGCATCATACATGTCCTTTCTTGATATACGGAGTAGATATCAAAATGGTTAAACTCCGTTGGTCGATGATGCTGCTAATATATAGTGTTAAAAATGAGATGTAAAGAATAATCGTACCGAGTGTGATAATTTTTTTTTATTTTTATGTTGACTTTTAATTTTTAATAGTTTATGTTATTTAGGAAATTAAAATGTTCTTTTAAAATCATATGTGGGGCGTCATGGTGAACGCAGTAGCCTCGTAAGCTGCAAATGCTGTTGAAGCACACATTTATTGCGGGTTCAAATCCTGTACGTGTGCGGTCTAAACAACTGGTGCACGGCCTACACTGGAACGGACATGAAAATCCGGTAGGTAAATGTAAGTAGGCAGACTAGGTGGTTCGACTCCATCGATATATGATTTTTGTTCTTTGAAATAAATTATCAACAGGATGGGCGCACCGTAAGGTCGCTACCGTTGTGATGAAGCGTAATTGCTCCAGTAACTTTGTTATATCCTTATGGATATATCTCCTGTTGGTTTATAAATTTGGCATGGCTTGCGGTGAGAGACCGTCGAGAAGGGCGCGACCCTTGGCTGTGTCTTCAAACTTAGGGAAATCCGGGGTCACGATCCGGCTTGCTTGACGCAGTTCGTCTAAAGTTCAGGACACCCTTAAAAAATAAGTGAGGAGCAACGCAGGGTTGCCCGTGGACCACCGAGCGAACTCGGTAAACAACTCGGACACAAGTGCGTGTTAGCCAACCTCACTTGTAAAAGAGTTAAGGATTCTGACAGGGTTGGTGCAGCGTTGAAACACGTTGATGAACTCGGAAGCTCACCCGTTGGTTACGTGGGAAGGGCCGAGAATAAAGAGGCTTGACCAGTCAGAGCAGGAGACACTACCTGCCCAACCTTGTGAGAATCTTTAAACCGTGCGAACACATCCTCTCTAGGCGCTAATGCAGCTCCAACAACCGGATCTAGTAGCACTTATTAAAAGTCCTCTACGCAGCGAAGAGATGCTGCAATGACACTAGAGTAGGTGCCGCACCCGGGGTAACTGCAAGGCATTAGGGCAAGTGTTGTGAATAGTCACTCTATTGTAGGGGCGCCATATTTGCATGGACGGTAGCCAGTCCAAACAGAAGCAGAGACTTAGGGTTTAGGTTAAGTTTTTGACTAAATTCTGACCCATGACTTTGACATGTAGATTGTAGAGGACAAGCATAGTTGGTTGAAGCTGAATTAAATACTCAGCGGTGAGGGGCTTATAAACCTCCGTGCTGACCATGCCCCTCTATGATCGTTAAAAAGAAATCAGCAGAATGGCGAAAATTGGCAGCCGCGCTTTCGAGTAGCTGCGATAACGGCAAGCGAAAAGAGGTTACTTAGAGAGTCTGTTATCTCTCTGGGTTCTGTGGGTTCGACTCCCACTTCTGCTGAGGTTTGTAGATTAGCTTGTTCTTTGATATAAAATTTGCCGTGTTGATAGATACACTTACTTCCCTTTTGGAGGGTGAGGTCACAGGTTCGAATCCTGTCGTTTGGCCCATTCATGCCGAACGTAGCTCAGTGGTAGAGCGCACACGTCAGTGTTTCGCACGTTACCGGCATTATAAATTAAAGGGTATATAGACTCCACCCGAGGGCACTTATCCCTAAAAGATAAGGATATACCCCCTTTAAAATTTCGTTGTAAGGCCGGGGACCAGGCGGGGCCACAAGCCTCTTTATTCTTACGACGAGAAATATTTTCCGTATTTAACAAAATACGGTGGTGGGTGGCGGCTGGTAAAACAGCTCCCGGGATCTCCTCCTGCCTGTAGAGATACGAAGAGAGGTAAAAACTTGCCAGCATACGGGTGATTCCGTAGCAAACCTTCGGTCTAATCAACCGGGGGCGTCTGGCTCCAAATTGATTGTGTGTTCTCGGGAGTTTCTTGTGTTGGGTGCAGTTAGGATTGTCCGGTCAAGTAGAATCGATTCTGCCCGGGTAGCTCTCAATCCTGCACTGATGATGCCTGACACTCCCGTGAACACAGAAACTGGTTCTTTGATAATATTTTGGTAGCAAGAAGGTCTTAAAGGTGATATTGGACTGCTGGCTCATAACCAGTACCTGGTATTCGACGTTCTTTGTGGCCACATTAATGTTAGCTAATATTATCAAGGTAACCTTAAACGTTGAGTAGTGAGAGAACAAGGGCTGAGAACGGGTTTGTTCATATGGACAGATCATTAGTACCGGTACCGACACTCAAGCTACTCTTAAAAATTGCTTGGTTGGAGGGCGGTACTGGCAACAGCCACGGTAGGGGTTATTTTTTACCTCTATTTTTCCTCTAACTGGGTTTATAAATTGGTCTATTTGTTCTTTCACATATTCAAGTCGTGGTGATTATTGCACCTACTTCTAGGTTCAAATCCCAGTGCACCTGGTTAACGCCAGATGCCTCGCCCTATTTGGTAAGGGCTAACGTGCAGTGCCCGTTCCCGACTTATTAATAAGAAAAATGATCCGTGGTGATAGACATCCGTTACTTCATTCTTTTTTGGTATGACCGTGGGGTAACCCACTAACGGCAGTCGAACGTTCCCGGATTTATAATTTGCGGTGTTGGAGAGACGAATACTTCAACCACACAGTAGGTCATGGGTTCGAGTCCCATCAGCGGCTTAGGCTGCTGTAGCTCAGTTGGCAGAGCAACCGTCAAAAAAAGCTCGTTTCATGCGTTACCCGCAATACTTTATAAATCTAGCCACGAACATATTGTCCGTGGCTTTTTTATTTGTACTTAACAGGAGGTATGTAATGGCTATCGAAGGTACAATTCTATTAGTGAATGCAGACAACGAGTTAGAACGTAGATTAGTACATATACCCAAAGATATAACAGAACACGCCCTAGCTAGCACAGTAGACGGATTTGCTGAGTTGTATGACACTGCTTCTGTACATATGTATCATTGTCAATATGTGTGTACAGCTGCGATTAGAGCCGCTAATGAGGATGAGAAACCTCTTGAAAGAATTGTTTCATATAAAAGAAAGGATATCCAATGAAGTCAAATCGTAAAATCGTAACCCCAGCTCCACACACCCACGAGGGTGCGGTAGCTATCAGAAATACTCCAGAGCAGCTACTACAACGGCTAACTGCCTGTTGCTTCCTGGGAGAGGATCAGTTCTATGTAGATGGTAAGACCATAAAGACTGCTATATATGATGCAGTGGCCAAGGTGTCTGGTCAGTTTGCCAGTGATTGGGCTATAGAGGTTCGGTCAAAGTGGCATATGCGGCATGCCCCACTCATGATTGTCGTTGCTATGTGCAAGTTTCATCCTGAGTTTGTGGCCAAGACCGCAGAGGCTGTGATTCAGCGCCCAGATGAGCTGGGCGAGTTGGTAAGCCTTTACTGGTCAGTAAACGGTGACCGCAAGATGCTATCCAAGCAGCTTAAGCGAGGATTGGCTGCCGGTCTCGGTAAGTTTGATCTTGAGCGTCTGTCTAAGTGGGACTTCAACAATGCAGCTGTGAAGTTGCGTGACGTGTTGTTTTTGGCTAGACCAAAGGCAGTTGATAAGGAGCAGGACAGACTGTTCAAGACCCTTAGTGGTAACTTCTGTAAGCATTGTTGGTGTAAGTGTGACGACCATGCCTCTCCAGCAGCTATAAAGAAGGCTGAACAGGCTCGCAAGAAGGCTAAGAAGCCAGTAAAGCGGCGTAAGCCAGGTGAGCCATGCACCAACTATGAGGAGGCTGTATTACCTATCCCAGATACCTGGGAGACCGCTTTAAGTGCAGGTGCAGATAAGAAGAAGACCTTCACTCGCCTGATAAAGGAGGAGCTGCTTGGTGGGATGGCCTTGTTACGCAACTTGCGTAACATGGAGCAGGCAGGTGTTGACCGGGCGTTAATAAAGGAGGCGTTGCTTGCTATGAAGACTAGCAAGATATTGCCATTCAGATTCATCGCCGCAGCCAAGCATGCGCCGGCTTTTGAGCCAGAGTTAGAGGCCGTTATGGAGAAGTCTATATTAAGCCAGGTTAAATTGGCTGGTCGTACAGCGTTGCTGGTAGATACTAGTGGTTCGATGAAAGACCCTCTATCTGATAAGTCAGAACTTATGCGATACGAGGCTGCCTTCGGGTTGGCCATGGTGTTGCGATGGGTTTGTGATGATGTAGATATTTACAGCTTTGGCAATAGGGGTGAGTTACTGCTGTTGCCACCACGCAAAGGATTCGCTTTGCGGGATGCCTTGGCAGGCGCTGTATTCGGTGGTGGCACTGACATCGCCTATGCAGTATCCGCAGCAGAGAAGAAGGATTATGACCGGCTTATAGTGTTCACCGATGAGCAGTCCAGGACATCAGTTCCAAACGCCAGAACGCCGCTGGCTTACATGGTTAACGTGGCTTCAGCAGAGCACGGTGTAGGTCCTAGGGGAACTTGGAACCATATCAGCGGCTTCAGCGAGGGTATCTTGTCTTATATTAGAGAGGTTGAAAATCTCAGATAAGAAGTAACACAACCCCAGCCATACTTGGTTGGGGTTTTTTATTGAATCTAATCAAAGGATACACGCGATGAATGATAAGATATTCGAGGAGTTATTTAATAAAGGGCGTGCTATATTTGGTGATATAGGCGGCAGTCCTCAAGGCATTGTTCAAAATATACACACTGTTACAGATGCTGAATTGCAACAATGTTACGCAGCAGTTCACAGAGCTATAGAAGTTAGAAAGGCTGCCTTTAATAAGTTTGAGGATGCAGCCATTGCTTGGACATATGAAGTGCACAATGCAGTAGCTAAAGGGCTATTACAATAATATTTTATTTTTTTGTTGACTTTCATTATTACAGTATTTATTTTAATAACTGTTTAACGGGAGGTTATTATGTCGGCCACCAAATTACACACAATAGAAGAGAGTAAATTAAAAGCTATGCTGGAGGCTGCGTTTAGTGCAGGGTATGATGCAGGTGGGAGAAATGAACGTGCCTCTTTACATGACACGATATCTTATGACGATGAGAGGGATGCACATATTGTTGACGCATTCACACGGATAGACTAAAATGAGAAAATTAGCAGCCGCTAAAACTAGTGAGTCTCTTGTAAAGGTTTTTGGTACTGAGGGTAATGGCTCATACCCAAGGGGGCGGCTGCTTTAAATACTCCCCAGTGGCCGACGCTGAAAGGCGGACGTCTATAACTGGCTTCACGGGAAATAGGCAGCCCGGCTGGGGTTTTAAAAATAAAATGCTGATTGATATCCAGCGTATGCCTCATAATAAAGGCATTTCTTCGGAGGAGCTTATAACCCTCCCCCGACCTGTACCGTGCTCCAGGTGCAACACGGGTATGCAAGGTGGATTTTATCACTGCCTCGCTGGCACACGCCTCGTAAGAGCGTACAAGTTGTTGGTGGTTTCTTGCGGGGTCCACTTAAAACCCCGCAGATTTTTAACTATTGTTGTGGAGGCATAAATGAAGCAAGTAAATTTGATAACCCCCTCGGGAAGAACTATGACTGCACAATTATCTGACACATCACCTGATTTGGTTCAAATAACAGAAGCACAGTTTGATGCTGCGGTAAAGGGTTTTGGTTTTCTGGGTGCAGTCTCTATGGAAGTAAAAGACACAGATTCTGAAACACAACTAAAAACATGTCCATCGTGCAGAGGAACAGGGGATCAACCGCATGTATCTCACGGCATGCCTTGTGAACGTTGTGAAGGTCTGGGTGTTATTCCTAATCCCACATCTGCCGAAAGATACTTAGTTGACCAGCGAGAGTATGAAAAAATAATACAGCAGGGTACATTAAAAGAAATTGAGCATTTTCATCAGGTTAATTTTCACAAAATTAAACATTCTGCCTCATTTATGCTGTTACTAAAGAGGCTGCGTAGAGCGGAAACAATCATCTCCGAATTGGAGAATGTTTTAGCTTGCAAAACAAAGATACATACCTGATAGGAAAGAGGAGGGGACAATGGCGTTTGGTGATCTACCTCGAATTCACGATCGAGAATCTTTGGTACAGGAAGCAGAGTTTAAAATCAAAGGGGTATTAATAGAGGCTTGTAAAGAGTTGACATATGGTGAGGAATTACGGGTGTTGGCCAACGTATTTGGTGGAACATTAAGTTCAATAGCTAAACATACTATTAGGGAAGAACGACATCCGGGGAAACCTGATAAGCCTGGCGGACTGATGTAATTTATAAGGAGCACAGATGCGTAAGAAGACTCAAAAAGAGTTGCAGGATATATTAGATACGGCCAGGCAATATAGGCAATATTCGCAGTACAATGATTCACGTCTTTGTGCTTATGGTAATTGGCATGAGCCGCTTGAGGAGTGTAATTGTGCTAATAAACCGGAAGAGCCAGGTTATCCGGCTATACTACCTGAGCAAGCCGAGACCCCGGCACCGCACATTGAAACCTATATACTTACTAGGATGCAGCTGTGGGACCGTCTGGAAGCGTTGAAGCTAACGCCAGTCCATGGGGTGGTTAACCCTATCATTGGGTTGATAAAAAATCCCAATCCACATATAACCCCATCTGACCTTCAAGAGGTATCGCAGTGGATATTGAGTAGAATTAAAGAAGAACAGGATGCCCAGCTAGAGCGACATGCAGCACTTATGTCTTTAACAATCCGGCTTATAGATTCATGGAAGGCAGGAGAGTTAGCTAAATGAGAACTATTATTGCAGGTAGTCGAACAGTTATTGAATATGAAAAAGTATGTGCTGTCATTAAGGCGGCTAACTTCAATATTACAGAAGTAGTCAGTGGTTGCGCTAGAGGTGTTGATACGCTGGGTGAACAGTGGGCAGCTGCCTCTGGGATACCCGTTAAAAGATTTCCTGCTGAGTGGAACAAGCATGGAAAACTTGCCGGACCGGTGCGCAATCAGCAGATGGCTGATTACGCCGACGCTCTTATCGCGGTGTGGGATGGGCGTAGTAAAGGTACCAAGGATATGATTGACCGCGCAAGTAAACTTAACAAAACAGTGTTTGTTCGTATGTTGGGCCGTACAGAGCCTGAACCTTCAATTTTTAATTTAGATGCACCACCAACTTTTTATGAGCTGCGGGAGGAGTTATGACACTAGTTGAATGTCAGAAAAAAGCAAAAGAGGGAGATGATAAATTTGAATTTAGGCTGGTGACGATTAGCGGTACGCTGTTGTGCAGATGGTTGGATGCTTGGTATGGTATGTTTGAGATAATAGAAAAAGGCAAGGAATCCAATGGTTTTATAATGACTACTCAACTGCCTAAACCTCCGCATGAATATTCATGTGAGATAGTTAAGAAACGCAAGGATACCAAGTCTAATAAAGTCAATAGTGAGAAGCGGAGAGTAAAATAATGCTTATGCGAGTAGATGACCTAGCCTTGTTGTTAAAGAACAGAGGGGCTGACCTTGTGGATGTTCGTATTGAGCGGCTTTGCCTCGATACTCGCAGTCTGGCGCCGGATTTAAGGAGAGGGGTGACGCACAACCTGCAACCTCATATGATAATGGAGTCCCATACTCCAGAAAAATACTCTGTTACCGTAAATTTTACAGCGACACCTGATAAGGTACACCCACAAATGCAAGATGAAAAGAAAGAATCATAATATATGAACTACTGCGGGTTTGGATTTGAAACTATATGGTGGGATGTCTCTAAGGGTGAGGGATACTTTTACCGCGCAGTTGTAAAGGGGCAGGTTACTAAGTTCTTAGGTGTCCAGGTGCGTTTAGGTTGGTGGCGGCTTAGAATAGCACGCAAACCATAGTTGTATAGATATTATTCTTGGGGGTACTGAATGAAAAAGTTAGTTATTTACGGAGGTATGTTATTTTGCTTGAGTGGCTGCCAGGGTTGTTCGGATATGGAGCAGGACATAGTCAAATTAAATTCTTTAACTCGCCCAATTATTGTTATCGCAAAGCATGCAACTTCTGAGAATCACGTAGAGCATCTTTATGTGCGAGATGCAAATAATGTGTATGCTAATTTATTTGGCTCCGCTATGTTAGATACCTATAATCCCGGAGATACTATTAAATGAACTACGAATTATTTTGTTCTAATAAGGACAGTCCGAGAGAGCACCCCCAGATAAAAATGGCGGTGATTGAGTCTACTAACGAGTATACAGACAAATATGTGCTAGGCAGGATAGTTGACCTACTAACTATGCATGACCTCTCTAACCGAGTATGGGAGGTACGACAGGTGAATAAGGAAGACGGCGCACAATGTACTGCATGCGGACGAGATTTAACCTGTCCTAATCGATGTCATGATACAAATAGCCCTCATGGTATAACTTTAATGTAAAATTTTAGAAAGGGTATTAAAATGCCTAAACCTGTACGGTTAAAGAATTTTAATGTAATGGCTACGAGGCAGCTGTCAGACAAGGTAACAGCGTATCTGGGGCAGGATCTGGCCACAGCCGAGACATTATACTACCCGCATTCAAAGACCGGCAGATCGCCTTATTTGACTGTTGTGCTGCATAAGCCGGATACAGGCGACCTTATTCGATTGAAGTTATCTACTGTTCGCAAGCTATTTAAGCTCCTGGAGAGCAAGAATCTGCTGGTTGCCCGCAGGCTATCTTTGTTAGAGAAATTGGTTAATAAACTATAATTATTTTTTTATTTTTATGTTGACTTTTATTATGCTATATATTAAATTATATAGTGTCGGATGAATACAGGGTTTATCTGGCAAGCATAACTAAGGAGGTAACAGATGAACGCAGCAATTGAAGCAGAAGCCTTACGCGATGTAGAGGCCTTACGCGATGCTCTTAAGTCCGCTAACTGTGCCGAGGATGTTATGCGCGTCGTTAATGCTCAGTATGTAAAAAATAGCACCAGGAAGCCAAACACGCAAAAGGTGATTTGTCGTGCAGTGACTAATGAGATTAGCGGTGAGATCTTGGTACAGGTTAAAATTGAGAATCATTTTAATGTAACTGTTGATGTTCCTAAAAGCTGTAGAGCAGCAGATCTCCCAGATTGGCGAGAGTATTACAATAGCAAGCCACCTTCATCTCGTGCTAGCTTATGTACTCTTATCACCATAGCGTCACTTATTTTTATATTTTTTTGTTGACTTTGAATTTTAGAATCATTATATTATAATTGTCGGACGGATACAGGGTCTGCTCGACAAAAACATTTTAGGAGGTAGTATCATGAACACACCAAGCACAATTCAGACTCAGGTTGTACACGCAGCACTTCAGTCAGCTAAAACGGCAGAGGAGGCAATGTCTATTGCTGGTCTTAATTGGACTGTGGAACAGTCTGAATTAATAACCACTAATGGTTTGCCTGTCCCTCAGCGCAAGGCTCTCTATCGCTCTGATAATCAGGCGGTAATTGGCGTCGTAGGTCTCAAGTATACTCCACTCCAGAACCATGAGGCATTTGCCTTTGCAGATACACTTGTTGAACGCTATGGTGCAACATATGAGCATGCCTACTGTCTCAATGGTGGTGCTAATATCTTACTTCAGATGAAGATTAATGGCGGTTTTGATGTACGCCCAGGCGACCATGTTGATAAATACATCAATCTTTCTAATCACCATGATGGTGGTGGTTCAGTATTGGCATTCAGTGGAACTCTTCGCGCATGGTGTGCTAATCAGTTTCGCTTGATGTGGGCGGGTCGTAAAGATGAGATTCGTATTCAGCATAAAGGCACCACGTTGGCTGAGCGTTTTTCTGAGGCTGTTAAGGTCTTTAATATGTCTCAGGATACTTTTGTAGCTTTTCAAGAAAAATGTCAATACCTCGCTCAGAAGCAGCTTGACCGCGCAATGGTTGAAAGATTCCTGGATACTGTTGTAGGTAAGCCGATTGAGATACAGGAGATAGATGGTGTTTCGAGAAAGGTTCGTCGCCCAAAGGTCGGGGCTAAACGAGTAGATATCACCAATCTGTTTGAGAACGGTAAAGGTAATGGTCAAGGTAGCGCATGGGATTTATTCAATGGCACTACAGAATATATTGATCATTATACGAATCGTAATGACGAAGATCGTCGCTATTCTTCTGTACTGCTTGGACACGGGGCGGATGTTAAACAGTTGGCATTTGAAACTGCAATGGCACTTTAAAAACATGTGGCCGGGTAATACCGGCCTCTTTAGGAGCTTTGATATGCACTACCAGATTATAATAAATGCTTTATTGTTGATTGTGATAATATTAGGGCTAATGCTATCTTTTCAAGATGGTAATAGGGAGGCTTTTATGGCCTGGGGATTTGCACTTCTTTTTTGTTTACAAGTACTCGGTCTATCAATACAGGCAGGACAATTAGATGGTTTATTATTGTGGTTTTCAAATTTTTAACAAATCTGGGTGGACTACCTCCCCTGGGTTACTCGTCCGAGGGTTCCCTGTGAAAACTGACTCTCGGGCGAGTTTATTACATACAATTTAAAAGAAGGGTGATCAAATGAATGGTTTCGCGACAATAAGGTATAAAGCTGTGTTGGTTGGTAAGAGGCATGTCGAAGGTTCCTTCCAGGCCCCGGAAGATATGTTGGGAGTAAAACGAGAAAGCGGCACCGTGCGCATAGACCGAGCCAAGACTATATCGACACTGCGACACTATCTTACTCTGCAAAGTAACGCTAATGACACCAGCGGCCTAATAGATGTAAGTTATAGTGTACTGACAGTTGAGGGATACGAAGATAAGCATACTTTGAAACAGGGTTTTATGGGGTTGCCACCCGCGGAGATGGTTTCTATGGTGGCGCCACCGCCGAAGATTTCACCTGTTCAGGCGCAGACAACCGCACCTGCTCCAGTAACACCTAGTCATTCTAAGCCAAAGAAGGGCAAAGGCGGTGCTTGGTATGACAAGCATGATGATGAGGATGCCATACCGGATGAGCAGCTGACCCCGGCGCAACGTCGCAGAAGGAAGGAACTCGCCGACCGTGCTGAGCAGCAGGCGTTCAATAGCTATAACAGTAAGAGGAGCCGTTAATGGCCTCTACCCTTACGCACACAGCATACACCGAGGGTATGCGTTTTATAGCCCACGGTAAGGCCAAGACCACCTATAAAGTAAAGAAGTTACATGGGCGGTCATTAGTAACTCTGGAGCGGGAAAAAGATGGTAAAGAGGTCATAGTAGAACCGGAGTCTTTTTCTAAATTGGTTAGCGAGGTGTTATGATAGTCATTTATACAAAGAGCGATATTAAATATCTGTTTAAGGTGGCAGATGAATCCAAAGTATTGGCTGCCTGGCGGTCAATGCGTGATGAGGAGAAGTATGCCACAACTAAATTCAATTTTAAAGTAGATGACCCGCATCGCAGACCTCCAATACCCGAAGGTACAACACAGTCTGTTCCAGATGTTTTCAAGAAAACTATCAGCCTACAAATTCAAGAAATCAAGAGTTTAATGGCTGTTAATGAAGGTGCGTTCGAAGACCTTCCAGAAGAGAATACAGTACCTTTAGAAACAGGCGGTACCCTATGAGCACTATTCCCTGCCGCATTTGCGGTGAGCCTACAATTATGTTGGGCACGAAGTTGTGTGACCGCTGCTGGGAGTTAGAGGGAAGAATAAAATCAGACCCGGAGATTGCTTTAAAGATTTTGAACGCTATTGGCAAAAATACGCAATTGGCACCACCAGTTCCCGTTAATAAGACACTGGAGCTGCACTCGAATCCTGATTTTACGCAAGTACATGATCTTTGTAAGGCATATATTGGGAGTATAGAAAATCACGAGCATGTTGAGGAGACTGGTCAGTATATCTTTGAGGCTGCTATGGAGGCTTGTTATGGTAGTGAGGTTTGGCCGTATATAAATAGCAGATTATAAATAACGTTTTAGATTATTTATTTTTATTGGTTTTTGGTTTTGTACGATATATCTTAATTACTGGTTAACAAAGGATGAACTGATGCTAAATTCTAATGCTCTCTCGGGCCTCCCCGTCGCAACGTCTGCTGATGGCTGGGTTTATATTCAAACCACCTCTATCCGCACGGCGTCTAATCAAACTAAATATCTTGCTTGGTCAGGATTTGACATTATGGCAAATCCAGTAATGGGGACTTTATTTGAGAATAATAAAACGCTGCCTGTTTTTAAACCGGGCGATGTCGCACACGCTATAGGCGTTATCGGAGAAAGTAAAGGTAGTATACAGGTATGGGCTACACACATGGGAATAATCACCGATGTTAGTGATTTATCTGAATTTAAAAATAGATGTCTACCTACTGTTCCCGCAGATGAGCTTCAAAAGTATATCATAGAATTAAAACAGTGGTCCACCGCTTTCACTGACCCAAGTATTTTAAAATTATCACAGATGTTGTTTGAATATATGGAGCCGCATTTAACCATTACTCCGGCGGCTAAGAAGAATCATGAAGCTCTACGCGGTGGCTTGGCCAAGCATACGTGGGAGGTACTATCCATCCTTAATAATCAACTATTGTTGTCTAAAGGTATGGATATGAACGTGGTATTCTTTTGCGCCTTGTATCACGATATAGGCAAAGTCAAGGAATACACAGGTGACATGACCTACGCCCCAGAAGCACGTTTGGTTTCACACGCAGTAATGGCGTTGGAATTAATTGCGCATTTTATGGTGTTAGGAAACATTTTAGTGGATACCAAAACCATAAACCACATTCGGCACTGCATTTTAGCCCATCACGGTCAGTTTGGTGATATTAAACCCGCCACCCGGGAGGCCTTAGCAGTGCATCACGCAGATTATATGGTGAGCAGTCTTGGACATATTGAAGAGGCTATTAGGACACAGGCTATTGCGGATGACGGTTGGGGAAACTACTCCCAAGTTTTATCAGGTTATGCGTATGTTCCACAGATGGATAACCGGTAAGATCATGAATAAAACAAAAAATCTGGCTGGCATAAATATGCATAAGCCACCAGTAGAAATACACCACCGCGCATTGGTTCCTTCATCACCAGATTCTGTTTTTAAACGGGAATGCCCTTTTTGTTATACAGGTATGTTGTTGGTCCGACGAGATTCTAAGACCTTCATAATACTTGCTGAGGATCGTTGTGTATTGTGTGGGCAGGAAGTAAAGTATTTGGATTTCGAACTCATAGGAGATCCGATTGCGCCAACGTGATCAAAAAACGGTGTTAACAAAAGCGATTATACAGTTGCTTAAAACTACGACCAGTATACGGAGCCTAGAAGGGGTAACGCCTATAGATAAGCATGCTGTCAAGTATAAATTCATTATTACTCCAGGGTCACCTTCTTTGATTGGGTACTTTACTGTAAATAGGGGTGCAGGGGAGGAACAGTACGCCGACCGTTTGTCTGTTACACGGTTTAGTGATTATATTGTTAGAAACAATCAATTTGAATTTATACTAGCGACTGTTAAGCCGGAGAAAGTGCTTACTTAAATTATATAGGAGAATCTATGCACATACTTGACCTTGATGGCGCGTCTGTAATCAATCCCAATCTCACACTGTTGTCTGAACTGATTATGTCTGATTTTACACGCCCAGCGCATATCATGGACTCCTCGGTTGGTGAATATTATGCTAATAACATGTCATTTTTTATTCAGACTTACCACAAAGTTAAGGAGCACTTAGAGAGCCAGGGACATAAAAATCCGCTTGCTACTTGGGTGGCCCAGTCGCTTCTTCCCATAGGTACTCAACTAAATGCATTAAAAATTGATATGGTTGCAGAGGATGTAGTTCCTAATGCACGAACATTGGAGGTCTTAGCCGGTCCGGTAACAAATCAAATATTGGAACCCCTGGTCCCGGGCAATGTTTGGGATGTGGCAACAGTTAAGAAGCAGATGCAGGCGGTAGAGAAGGTGGGTCAACGTTTGTGCGCCGGATATACACCGCAGCGAGATGTAGGCCGTACAACATTTATACAAAATGATAGTGGTTTTTATACTGAATATTTACTGGCCAATTTGATATATCCCTGGGTAATGCAGCCAATGAATCAGCTGAGGCTGCTTATACCTTCTATTGATAAGGAGGTGTGGGATAATATGCTTAAAGAATATATGAACCCGGCCTCAGAAGATAATATGGCGTTACGCTCAGGGCTTGATTTTGGCCAGGCGCTAACCTATGAATTTGTTTCTGACTTTCAGGCATACATGAGCTTCCGTCAGGCTAATCCACCTTTCCAGGTGAATCTTCAACGGCAAATCTGGACTCCTTTTTTCGGTATAAATAACGCTGAGCAGTATGAAATCTACATCAAAGATGAGGCATTGTTGGATGAGATACTCAAATGTTATACTCAGTCTAAGAAGCTGTATGTCGAGATGTTGAAGACAGGTTTAGCTTACGAGTCACAGTTTGCGGTGCTCATGGGTTTTTCAGGTCGTTTCATGATTAATAGTAGTCTAGGCGGATTATTAGGGCTTACGCATACGGATGTTACACGAACATTCTGCCCTTCAGCGTTGGACCTAGATATGGATATTGTAACTACCGGGTATCTGGGAAAAGATATGATGTTTTCTAATAGGGTTATGGGAGGAGTTGACTAATGGATTTACTAGTAACTATTCCAAAATCTGAAACAGGCAATCAAGTAAAAGAAGATGTAGTCGTTTCTCAATTTAAAGATGCAGTAGTGCAATTTTGGAAGGTACCAAAAAAGCCTACTAAGTTAAATGTGGGCGATAGAGTATACTTTATTGAGCAGGGTTTTATTACTTGTTATCACATTTTTAAAGGATACATCCAAGACCCTGTTTGTGCTGTTACTGGGCGAGTGTGGTTTGGTCTTAATTTACTTTTGGCATGCCCACCTGTATATTTAAAAACACCTATACCTCATAGGGGATTTCAAGGATTTCACTACACAGATCGAATAGAATAATATTTATTTTTTTGTTGGTATTCCATAATACTTTATTTATATTCCTTTGCATAAGGAGGCCTTTACAATGAGTACGGTTATACGCTCCCTTGATACATTATTTCCACCATTTGCAGAGCAGGTTGCAAAAGCTGCCCGCAAGATGACTGAGCTTGATTTATATGTATTTGAGACCTATAGAAGCCTGGAGCGTCAGCTTGATCGCTTTTCACAGGGTCGTACACAGCAAAATGGTATTTGGGTAGTTACTAATTCTAAGGCGGTGGTTACAAACGCCAAACCGGGTATGGGTTTCCACACATATGGATTAGCCTTCGATGCGGTCCCCGATGGTGACCAAACTAAAATAGGTATGCAATGGAGTTGGAAAGACACATACATTGATGCAACAGGCAAAACTCAAAAAGTTAATTGGGCAGCATATGGAAAGATTGTTAAAAGTCTGGGGATGGAGTGGGCAGGTAATTGGACTAACTTTAAAGAGTACCCGCATGCTCAGAATAGATATGGTTTCAAAGCATCCGATTTGTATCAGATATTAATTAACGAGGGGTTAGAGTCGGTATGGAAGCGTATTTACGCTAAATTACCTCCCACCACACGTAGTAGGGTGATCGTGCCTCTTTCACTAGAGATGCGGCCGCCTGTTATTGTAACAGTACCTGTTATGATAGAAAATAAGCCACAGCCGATTGCACCTGTAGTAGCTGCTGAGGATTTTGATGGTCATCTTGCCGCAAGTGACAGACCTTGGATTCTTAATTTATTTCGGAGACAATAAGTGCCAAAGATATCTGTTATAACTTGCACCTGCCGGGATAACCCCAATCTTGATAAGATGGCGCAATGCCTGGTTGATCAAACTTTTACTGATTTTGAATGGGTCATAGTGGATAGGAAATTACGTACCCGTCCGACATATTATAATATTGTACGTCGAATTGTGGGAGGCAAATTCCCTGTTAGAGTTATAGAACCTAAATGGTCCATCTATCATGACTTTAATATGCCTGCCATGTCTAACGCCAGGAACAGCGGTATCATGGAGGCACAAGGGGATATTCTGGTCTGGGTAGATGATAATATTTGGTTTAAGCCCGACTTTTTGTATAGACATTATAAGGGTAACCAGGTTACCTATTCCTACGACGGTAACCCCTGCCACATGGTTGGTCTCGGATGGTCTTTTAAAGATTGGCACAATGTTGCAGACTTGGCTACGCATGAGCCGTTTGATTTAAACAATGCGTTTTGTCGCACAGGTTCTTTTGATGCTAATAATACACAGAACTTAAGAGACACTTCTGCTTCGCTTGCTGACGACCCGAGGGCATACGCCAACTATCCTCAGCCTAGTGGTAAGCCGATTATGATTGGGGATTATGAGTTGGTTTCCGGGGCTTGGTGCTACGGCCGTAATATGTCTATGTCGCTAGAAGCCTCGTTAGCTATCAATGGTAATGATGAGGACTATGATGGCGTTCCTGAACCCCAGGATTGTGATTACGGCCTGCGCCTCAATAATTATGGGGTGCATACTATCTTAGATAGGCAGTGTTGTGTGTATGAATACCTTGGTGATGATAATAAGGTTATGCAATCCGTACACCCATTTTTATGGGGTCATATTGGTGAGGTTAACGGCATCAAAGTTACAAGAGGGGAGTATCGAATATGGGCGATTATGAAGACTCCTACTCGTTGGCGGGCTAATGCTCATTTTGATCTTCGTGCAGACCGTGATGAGTTTCGTGGAACAACCTATAGAGTGGGGATTTAATTAAATGTGCGGTATTGTTGGCACAACTGAAAAAGGCTGGGCATCTGCGGAGATGCTGAAGCGAGTTCGACATCGTGGACCTGATGACATGCGTAGAGCCTTGTATGGGGATTTTGAATTGGGTTTTGCCAGATTAGCTATTACCGGACAAGAGCAGACTGCGGATATTATACACAGAGATGGTGATTGGTTACTATTTAATGGTGAACTTTTTGGTTATCCTAAAGAACAGTATAAGACGGACACAGAGTATCTTTTTCATGTACTTCAACAACATCAATTACTATGGGAAGACCTTAATGTACAGGGGGTAAGATATCTTCCTGAATTGCATGGCCAATATGCTTTTGCTTATTGGAATAATAAAAAGCAATTATTAACCCTATGTCGTGATTTTTTTGGTGAACGACCTTTGTATTTTTATCAAAATGAGAATACTAAACATATCTATTTTTCTTCTGAAAGTAAGGCATTATTGCCTTTTTTAGAAGTTGCGGCTGTAGAATATTCGGATATTGATTTTCTTGAAACTCAGGTTTTTGATGTCGCTGGAATGCCTGCATTAAAGGGAGGTTTACCTCTCTCATCTATGGTGCCAGGTATAGCTACTGTTCCCGCTAATCACTGTGTTGTGTTTAAGAAAACTGATAACGGTTTTTCTTTTAGAGGTGCATTTGAACAGCTTAAAAAATGGAATAACCCACAGACCACTGCCAATGTTGGTGATTTGCTCTATAATGCTATCGTAGAACGTTCTGATCATGGTAATCATGAAATAGGGGCTTATCTTTCTGGCGGATTAGATTCCGCCTTGATTTGCTGCATAGCTAGACCGAAGCACGTATTTACATGTGCTTTCAATACTTCTATTGGGAAGCGAGAGTATGCCTTCGCTGCTAAGGTCGCCAAACGTATAGGTGCTGTACATCACGTGGTTAAACCGGAGATTACTAGAGAAGCCGTTGCCCGAACTGTGTATTATACGGACGGTCCCTTGGCTACGCAATCCCCAATTGCTGATTTTGCGTTGGCTGCTGAAGCCTCTAAATATGTAAAGGCAGTATTGACAGGGCAAGGAGCTGATGAATTATTCTGCGGTTATTTTAGAGACTTGTTGTTTTATGAGGATATGCTATTCCGTTCCAAGTATGCACGCTACCAGCCGCTTATGGACTATTATCATGGTGGTGTTGCTAATATAGAAATGAATTTAGGTGAACGAGTTATGTGGGCATCTGCCTTTCTTCATTTAATTAAACGGGGCGGAGATGTCATTCCTCCTTGGGCGTTGTGTGCTGCTTACGGGTTAGCTAAAAACGCCATTTCTGTTTTACAATTTGTTACCCAGATGGAAATAGCCTTTACTCTACCATCACTGGTGCAGATGAATGACCGTGCCGCTGGTTGTGCGGGTATTGAGGCACGTGCACCTTTTTTAGATGATGAGGTATACCAAGGAGCACTCGGGCTGCCAGATGAACAGAAGATACATTTTGATGGTAAAAATTTTATAACCAAGCGAGCTATTAGAGATATTGCCAGAGGTATCGTTCCAGATGATATCATAGATTGTGAAGAGAAAGTAGGATTACACGTTCCATTACAAGGGCTGTTTCCTGTAGCTACAGATCGTAGGGGTGATTATTCTAGGGCAGGTTATGCCCAATTCTGTCAGGATACCTGGCGGACAATAGTAGAAAATAAAGGAGCGTTACATGTTTGATGCAGCACACCGTGAAGCAGTATATCAAGAACTTAAAACTACTTGTTATAATGCAGATGAAGTTATCGTCCGAGAAGACAAGACCAGAGAATTATTTTTACGACATCCAGAACTGGTGATTCCGTATCCTCCTTCCCACGCAGCCTTATTTACTACTGCATTTGGTGGGGTTATGCCTTCGGGAACCGGTGTGCTTGATTTAGGCACCGGTAATGCAGGCGTGCTTTGCGTGTGGGAGCACGTTAATAATTTTTTACCTCCACGCATTGCCAGTGATATACATATTAGTGACATGAACGTTACTCCCGGCTTTGATGGTATAGAATTGTCGGCTGATAAGGTATTGGAACGATTTGGACAAAATGCATTTGATCATGTGCAGTGTTGCGAAACGCTAGAACACGTTGATGAGGATGTTTCCGCAGCTATTGCTAAACAAATGACACAGGTGACTCGTAAAACTGCTTTTATTACAAGCTGTGGGCTGTCCCATCACATGGGTCCTTTAAATATGGAGAAATGTGCGAACAATGTGTATTTGAATTACAAAGGGCAACCTAATATTGAGACTCTAATGGACTTAGGGTATCAGGTTAGATTGATGGGCAATTATCAAATTCTAGCCTGGTATATTAAAAATGTATAAAGCATCAATTAACTTAGTAACAGTACGTGAAGGTGGATTAGATTGGCAGTTGAAACTCCTAGCTCAGCAAACCTGTTCAGATTTTGAAATAGTTATTGTAGACGGTCTTTATACATTACGTAAAGAAGCTATTGCTAGTTTGGCAAATGCGTTACACCTTAATGTCAAACATCTACCACTTCCACAATTAAGTTATGTAACAGAACTCACACACTCGACAAACCGCAATGAAGCCCTGGCACATTCTGAAGGAGATATTATCATCTTCTTTGATGATTACCAACAACCAGCACCTAATTTTGTGGCAACACATATTAAATATTGTAAACCAAAAACCATGGTCGCGACTAGACAGGTATGTTATTATCATCGGAATACTGTGGATTATTCAATATGGGCTGATCAGCCAGATTGGGGTGCTGAGTCTTTTGAGCATGATGAGTATCGTAATCCACAGAAAAAGCAAGTCATATTTAACATGGACCCTCGAAGTCTATGGACAAACGGGGCTAGTGTACATAGGGCAGACCTCCAGGAAGTTGTGGGGTTTGATGAACGGTACAATGGTGGAACGGGTGGTGAGGACGGTGATTTAGGTATGCGGTTATCGCATACCGGGTGTGTTTTATTTTTCACTACAGAAACATGGATAAACCACATATCACACCATCATATACCCATGATGCGTGTCACCGAGAGCCTACCATTAGCAATAGACCTCTCCAGATGTAATCATGACCGACAACCCTTCACAGTAAATCAATATCATACAGGGGATTATAACCTTACCACACACGCAACCTTATACACTCATCGAGATATGGACGGTATTAAGTATTACATTTGTGAAAACTGTGGTGGTTTAGGTGTTATAGATTCTATTGAGGTCATTAACTTTACCACACAAACTAGAGCATTTAAAGGAAAAGTTTTTCCTACCACCGTTGATGGTCGTAAGACTTTTGCTAAATTTCCTATAAAGAGAGAGATACTAGAGAGATTGACAAATTTATATGCGGGAACTGGTTATACTTATTATGCAGATGCTTTGAAGGAGTAATTATGCGAGTATCTATCTGTACCACCACGGCCAGAAGAGGTTACACCGACATTCAAGCCCGCTTGTTTTCTGCCCAGCAGCTGCAAGGGTGTGAGTTAGAATGGGTACTGGTTGATTTTGCGTATGAAGACCGCGCAGGTACTATGAAAGCACTGACTACTGAGTTAGGGTTATCATTTGTACACGTTCCCAATGTTCGGGATGACCAGAAGTTTTTTAGAGATATAACTCGCAATCGTAATCTAGCACTATCTCGTGCCACTGGGGATGTAATTATTTTTGTAGATGATTATGCTGTGGTAAAGTCTAATTTTGTTGCCAAGCACTTAGAAATTATATCACAAGGTTGCTTAAGTGCCGGCAACATGTTTCGTCTTGAGAAGCAGATTGACGACTTGCCGACTTTAGTTGCCACTCCATTTATTGATATTCTGGAGCAGTATACACCATATATTGGCATGGACCATCGTGCTGTACGTAATAATACTGTCATTTCTCGGCCATATCGGGCAGTCGGTATAACTTACACAGGTAATTTAGGGTTTCCTCGAAAAATATCAGATTGTATTAATGGGTTTGATCCACGAATGGAATCAGGCTTGGAAGATTGTGATTTCGGTATGCGGGCACATATGGCGGGATTTGGCTGCTTCTTTAACCCGGATGCTGCTACTATAAATCTGGCCACAGGACACATACCGTACACATACTCATTTGACCATGTTCATGATGTGGAGCCTTTCATCTCTAACACTCAGAATAAGTTTTGGGGTAATAATAAGCTACCTGAAAATGAATTTTTACGGATAGAATTTAAAGAGCACTATCGTATAGCACACTGTAAAGAATGTGGTGCCCATGGTATGGTTGATCCTTCAGAACTGATGGCGCACACACAACTAACCAGGCAGATGCGCGTACCAGAGGGGCTGCCAGGCGGCTTAGATAGTCTTTTAAAGGGGGCCGCATGATTGCAGGGCTTATAGCAAAATCAGTAACTGTTGTTAACCACATAGCTACAGCTTGGGTTAATGATGTTTGTTACGAGATTGAAACTCCCATGGCAGACCAGGTTATTGAAGATAAGCCATACCAGTTTTATATACACCACCATATGCATGAGCGAGGACAGAGACTATACGGGTTTGACACCCCAGATGCAAAGCAATTATTTATTGACTTCATATCAGTAGATAACATAGGACCTTCTAAGGCTATAAAAGTAATGTCTTCTATGGAGCCGGAGAAGATAATGATGTACTTGGCAGATGGGAGTGCTGAACTACTGGCTGAGGCTCAGGGTATTGGTCGTAAATCTGCTGATAAATTAGTACTTGACCTACAGAAGAAATATGCTCCCAAATACAGCACCACCAGGGATATGGGAACTTTAAATGCTATTCAGATTAGAAACATGTCACATCCCTCCCAAATATCACAAGAGGTAAAGGATAAAATAAATGAGACTGTAAATACTGCTGTATTGGCGCTTATAAAATTAGGGTATACCAAGAAAGATGCCAAAGTGGTGCTTGAGAAGGCGGATCTCAGAGCAATAATTAATCCTACTCAAAATTTGGAGGATAATGTTTGGGATTTTAATGCTGTGTTAGCGCAACTTATAAAATATGGTTTAAAAATACTAAATTCAGGAGATTTTTAATGGAGACATTTTTAGAAACTAAAGACCAAGCCCTAGACAGGGTTATTGCTATCTGTAAGGAAAACCTTGAGAATTTTCAGGCATTACCATTATTCGATCGTATATCTGAAGGATACCTAGGAGTGGTTGTCGGAAGTAAGGTGGGAGAATGTAATACTTACTATTATCCGGGGAATCCTCGCACAGCTGCGAATGGCATCCCTGTTATGGCAATGAGTATGGGTACTGACCGATTAGAGATTGCTCAATTTATTACGGAACATCCTTCTGCATTGATTTTTAAAGATGTTGGTAATCAGCATCTTAATATAGCAGACCTGGATGCTGGAGCATGTATGTATGTCAGTGCATTAGCACTGGAAAAGTCACAGGCATTACAGCACACAATTGCCAACATGCTAGATAATAATAATGATGCAGTTAGGGATATATTTGTGCGGATAGCTAAAGAGGTTTATAATGTGGATGCTTCCGAACCGTTGGCCAAAGCTATAGAGCTGTCACATGAGGTTCCTCAAGTCATATACACGTCCGACCTCGGCTATTATGCTTATGACTGCCTTGATTTTTTAGCCTTTTTTGAAGTGGTTTACCATGTAGATGATGTTCAACTTCTTGAAGTCCGAGATGATAGGGGGATCTTCATGGGAGATTATGTAGTATATTCAGAGATACGTGACGAGAGAGGTTTGCAGGTGCCAGCAGGGTTAATGAAGGCTTCGACTGTTGTACGTAGAGCGATGAATGAACTGTTAACTTTACACCCAATCTCAGGTTGGATATTAGTAGATATAAGGAGGCCATAATGTTTACTACAGCAAATTTATTGGATGCTATCACACAAGATGTTGAGCGTCCGATCAGTGAGATTTTTATCCCCGGATTTTCTTTCTGTGATTACCGTTTGTCATATGGGGTGCATTGTCACGGTCCAGAGACGGTATATTTTATGGCGATCTATCCCGCTTTTTGTCTCAATCCTAAAGCAGTACTGCATTATGCCAATTTAGAGGCATTACATGCCGACCTTAATCATATCCTAGATTTCTTGATTCCTGTACCTCCTACGGATGGTCCTGGGCGCAAGGTGGAGACTCGGGATATCATTGCTGCGGTATTTGCAATACAGCGAGGTAAAGAGTCTATAGAGTTGTTTCAAGAACAGAAAGACTTCATGGATTTTGGTGTGCAGCATGTGCACCTGGATAATTTCTATCAGGATTTTATTAAAAAATTATGTCTTGAGTTTTTTGCAACTGGTACTTTGATGGGTCATAAACTATCCCTAAGTTTCATACCCGAACCAAAGACGGAGGCCTAATGGAACAACAACCAGGATCGTTACCTACCGATCAGAAATATTATGACCGAGATTACTTTGATACCGGTTCTAAACGTATTGTTGACCGCTGCACAGGTAAAGAGAAAGTTTGGGGTTACAAGGGTACCGACTGGTATGGAAATCTTGCTGTAGTCACGGGTTTACTAAAGACTTTTAAAGGTGAACTGGGTTCGGTTTTGGATGTAGGCTGTGGCCAAGGTAGTTTCACTGATTATGCTCTTCGTGCTGGCCTCCGGGCTAAGGGTTATGATTTCTCAGCATACGCGGTTGATACTGTGCACAACTTTGCTAAGGGTCATGTTTTCCAGGCAGATGTTACTGCCGGAATTCCCGAACCTGATGAGTCTTACGACATGATCTTCTGTAGTGATATGGTTGAACATATTCGTAAGTCCAAAATTCATATTGTAGCCAATGAGTTTATGAGGATCAGTCGCAAGTGGGTATTTTTACAATTCCCTATCGTAGACGTTCCAGAGGATGTGTTTGATTTTGAAAAAGAAGAAGCTAAGCCAATAAATGATGTCCATCGATTATACGAACATTTCATGCTGGCTGGCCACCTCAATATGGAGCAGCGTTCTTGGTGGGATCAGCTTTTTATTGGTGCGGGTTTTAAACTCAGAGATGACTTGGTAATAGATTTTCGTACCAATACTCCTAGGGAAGTGTTGGCTAACTGGTTCAACGTCATCATACTCGAAAAATGTTAAGGGCACTAACCACAGTTAAAGACTTTGTTTATGGCATATTATCAATTTTTATAATGATAATAACTGTTATTATTTTGTCTATTGCATGGTTTTTGCTAACTGTTTTTAAGCTATTAGATATCCGCAATTACTCCTGGTGGATGGCTGCTTTATTGTTTTATGGTTCTATTGGGTGCGCAGGGTTGTTATCTTGGCATTTATATCAGACGAGAGAAGATCTGACTTTAGCTAACATTAGGATAGAGACCATGCAGAGAAATGGGCAAGAACATGATGCCGCGGTTCAAACACTGTGTATGGCATATCGACTATCAGAGCCTATGGCGGATTACTATGTGTATTTGTTTCGTAAGCACGCTAAACAATTTGGTTACCCTTGGGAGGCTTTAGCTGCCACCATGTATATCGAATCGCGATTTAGGATAGATGCTAAGTCACATGTGGGTGCTTGTGGATTGATGCAATTAATGCCGGGCACTGCAATTGTACATTGCCGTATGCTGGGGATTCCATACACGCCTAATCATACTTTATGGCAGCCAACACTGAATGTATATATTGGGTCTTCTTATTTTAATGAATGCTACACTAATGGTCGGGATGATATAACGGAAAGACTTATAGAGGCGTTTAAGAGATATATTGGTGGAGCTAAATATCATGAAGGTAAGCAAGTTAAGGATTATGCTTCCGATGTCTTGCGAGAATATAAAAAATTAACTTACATTTATAAGGGTATACTAACGAAGTAGGTACATAATAATGACCCTGGCTAACGCATACCTTTTAGCGAATGATTTGCTAGTTTTAAAAGACTGGACTCTTGATGAGTTCTACTCTGCGGATGCATATACTCACCACAATGAATTCACTTTAGCATCCATTTTCCCTGTCATTGATATCGGCGGCATAAGTATGTCTCCGCGCTTAGAGGGTATTGGGAGGTGGGGGCGGCACATTGTTTTGACGTTTTCAACTTGTACTATGGTGTTCAAGATGGGCCATCGTACCTCTATCATGGTAACAAATAACCAGTACCCTTCCGATCTACGGCATACTGATATAGGCTGTATGCTAACTTTTACAAATCAGGACAGTCAGACATTGTTTTTCATATATGCAGACTTTGCTGAATGTGGGCAGTTTACTGTGTACCCAGTGGGTGAGGTGCCTGCGGAGTTTGCTTATTTGGGAATGGATATTTTGGATGTGGGATTTACCCCACAGTACCTCATAGCCGAGGCTACAAAACTGAGTCATTTAAAAGACTCCAAGTGTATTAAGTCATTCCTCATGTCCCCCAATGTTATAGCCTGGCTTGATAATGAAATTGCTTCTGAAGTGTTATTTTTATCTGGCATCCATCCAATGTTGAGCGTAGAGACTAGTTTATCATTCCATAGCGCAGTTACATTAATAAAATCTTTTAAAATCTTGTACACTCGTATTTTGGAGTGTGTTCGTAATGATTACTGTCTAACATCTCCTATGCCTATAGAGGCTTTGTATTCCATCTTTGGACGAGACGGTTCCGAATGTGTTATGTGTGGCAATACAATTCAAAAAATACTTATCGAGGGCAGAAACACTTATGTGTGTCCCACCTGCCAGGTCTTACACAAGAAGGATGCCGCACATGTCTGACCTTATAAATGGCTTGACGAGCGTTTCATTTGAAGTACCTGCCATGTCTTTCGCTGTGAAGACTAAGAATGTTTTTGGTAAGCAAGTTGTTAAACGAGATAAAGATATGCAGCTCATGTCAGTCAGCAAAATAGTACCTAAAGAACGTCCGCGCTTTGGTCGAGATAACAAAGGAAATAGTAGAGTTTTTACACCCAAAGGTACACATGATTTTGAAGCCTGGATTCGACGACATTTCTTTTTAGCATATCCCAGTTGTGGTGGTGTGTACTGGCAGGATAAAGGCTGGCCAGTGGCGGATAATTTTTTAGGCTGTCGATGGTGGGGTGAAGAACGGCCTTGCCAAAGATATTTTAATAGTAAAAACTTCCTAGATTGTCAGGCATGCACTATGCGTCGAAAGAACCTATCTTTAACCTTAGAGGTGCATTTAAAAGATGAGCGGCACATGGACTTGGATAATGTAATGAAGATTGTGTTGGATGCTATGAATCATGTATGCTATTATGATGATACGCAGTTTGTAGATAAGCATGTAACACTTGTCCCATACTCTGCTGAAGGAGAGCATTTAAAAGTGCGAATGGAAGTACAGCCTGCACAACTCATAAGTGGTAGTGTTGTTGGTGGGTACGCGATTAAAAATATGATAGTAGAGCGTGCCAAAGAGTATATTTTTCATTTAGTAAAGCAGTTGACTGCCGTAGTTGGCCGTGATACTGCTATAGATTTGGTTGTGAAGTACGTGCGGCGCTGTGATAGTCGTAAATATACTGACAATCTGGAGTCGTGGTTATCTCAATCAAAGGATGTGTAATGTCTATATTTAGTAGTAATCGTTCAATTGAAAATTATGACGCTATATTTGGTAAACCACCAATATGTGATCATACAGGGGCTTGTGAAAGTAAGCGACGTAATTACAGTCGGGATGCTCAGGAATGTGTGAAAACAGGCCCATGTGAATTTAAAAACACAGAGGAAAAATAAATGGAGAAGCTGATTGTACTAATCGATTCTGACTCTGTTCTTACAGACCTGGCCAGTCGTTGGTGTGAAGTTTACAATGAAAGATACGATGATAATCTGGAGGTTGCTATCTTTCGGGATTGGCTAGAGATTGAGAAGTATGTTAAGCCGGAATGTGGTGCTAAGGTTTTTGAGCTTATGAAAGAGCCTGGTATGTTTGCCAGCTTAAAGCCCCTGCCAGGAGCGGTAGAGACTCTGGAGCAGATGGTACAGAATCCTAAATTGGATTGTTATATTTTAACCAGCTATAGTGGACACCATGAAATTGCTCATGGTAAGCTACTTTATTTTGCAGAGCATTTTCCATTCCTAGAACCTGATAGGATCATATTATGTAAGCCTAAGCATTTGGTTGTAGGTCACGTGCTTATTGATGACTGCATTGACAATCTTAAGCAGTGGTCGGCTTTTCAATCCTCGAATGATATGCATGACCATCATACCATTATGGTGAGTGTGGCCGAGAGTGCGATAGAACATCAGAATCGGGTTGATGCCATAGTTCCTTCGATCGTGGATGCTGCAACTTATATTGAGAGTATTTTACTGTAATATATACTGGGGGATGGGTGGTTTACAACAGAGGGTTAGCTGATTTATCTGCGGCGTTTGAAAAGGTGCATGGCATATATTTGCCGGCAGATGTGGCTAAGGCTGTAGGTGCTCAACCTTTAGATAGCACTAATGTAGTTTCCGGTAAGTCTGTACACCCGGACTGGGATTATGACCCTGTAAATTTTAAAGTCTTCTGCGAATCTAATGATCATATGAAGATGCTACCGAGTGATTGGAAAGCATCTGACGTTGATGGTGCTCTATCTAAAAAGCAATACCATGACTGTCTTGCTATTCTGGGAGATGACCCTCTTAAGATGTTTGACCCTGAAGTTCGTAAGTTTACATTTGGCGGTTTACTTTGGGCTAAAGGCTCTGGGAAAGATCTCGTCTGTTCTTTATTACAGGCTTACATTGTTCATATTCTTCTCTGCCTCAAAGACCCTCAAGATTTCTTTGGTTTTGCTCCTGGTGAGCCTTGCGATATTTTGAATGTGGGTAAGAAAGGTATGCAGGCTGAACGTGTATACTTTACCAAGTTTCGCGCTCGTCTCCTTAAGTGGGAATGGATGCTCACAAAGTTCAATGTTACAGACGAGGGTCGCCGCTACCGTTATAATGGCCGCACTTTTCCTGCCTGTAAAATTGGTACCCGTGCGGCGGAATGGCCTTATAAAAATATTCGTGCATTTGCTGAAAACTCTGGAGATCCTGGCTCCTTTGAAGGATATAACATTGTGTTCTTTATTTGTGATGAAATATCCGCCTGGGTGTCGGAAAGCGAACGTCGTTTAGCAGAGACTATTTTAAGTACACTTAGAACATCTCAGTCGTCTCGTAATACTAAGAAGTTGGCTGGCCTCGGGCTGGCTATCAGCTTTCCTCGACAAGACGATGATATTATGTTCGACCTGGAAAAAGAGTCTCAGAAACCAAATAGCAAAATATTTTTCTCTCGTGGTTTCCAGTGGGATGTTAAACCGAAACGTTTTTATAGTGGTAAAACATTTAGGTTTAATGCAGGTACCGTCGAGCTTCCAGAGTGGTTTGATGTACCCGCAGAGCTAGACGAAGACTTTTTTAATCAGCACCCGGAAAAGGCTAAATGCTTCTACTTGTTACGACCACCAGCAGTAGGCGGACCGTTCTTCGAGTACACTGACAAGATCGATGCTGTGGCGTTTAAAGACCGTCAGCCACTATTCAAGGTTGAGACAAGCTACATTGATTCGCTGGATGGCAAAGGTAATAAGGTCACCTATGTCCGCAAGAAGATTGTGGGTATAAATAGACCGCCTAGTGCCAATGTAGATTATGTAGCCTGGATGGATGCCGCAGATACCATGTGTGATGCTGCATTAACTATTGGGCATCTGGAGTCTGTCACACTTATTGAAGGTGCGGAGAAGCGAGAAGTGGCAGCAGTTGTCATAGATGACACCATCGTATGGGAACCAGACCCGACTATGCGTCGTATCGTGGATATTGGAAGTATGACCACCTGTTGTACGGATATGCGTCGATATATTACGTTAAAGGTTGCATTCTGGGATCAATGGAACAGTGGTACAGGCTTGTTTGACCTGCGTACCGCAGGTATTGTATGCGATAAGCATAACTTATCCGGCGGAGATTATGAGTTTTTTAAGGGGATTATCTATTCTAACAGATTTATTGCCCCATGGTGTCCGCAAGTTGTTAAAGGTGTGGAACAAGTAAAACACTTAAGCCGCACTAGGACAGGAAACGCTACAACCGGTTCCACCAAACATAAGAAGGATATTGCAGATACCTGGTGTGGTGTTACCGCCTTGTTGTTGGGCAATCTAGCCCCTAACACGTTTTTAAGAGCGGGCAGGGCACCTTCAAGCATATCTATAGGCGGATTGGGTGTCGGAGGTGGTTTAAACGCAGGGTCGGCCGCACACTCAGCAGGTACTAACCCATGGTCACAGCCCGGTATGCAGGGGCAGAAAGCCGCCATAAGAGACCATTCAGACATGTTCCGAGCGTTATCACCTATGTCCAGGGGTGGTGGGCAGTCTAATATGGTTCGACCCCGGACAACTCAGGTGCAACGGCAACCACAAAACGGTGGTGGTTCTAAATTTCCTCGTGGAGTGCGCTTATGACGCGAGCTAAGATAGCTATCATTGGTGATGATACTTTTGACCTTCAGACTGAATTAATTTTGAATCGACTACGCGGTGACTCAGCTATCCTACTGACTGCTGATCAGTTAAAAGATTACGGAATTTCCTTACCGGAGATTCCACAATTTGAGGTTACTCCTGAATTGCACCCATTCATGAACCATGAACAGCGACGGCAGGCACGCAAGCAAAATGAAAAATTTATAAAAAATAGCAAACGCAAACACTAAAAGTTTTCTAAAGCCCGCGAAAGCTGCATCTCATTAGTTGGAAACTCCATAACCCAGTTCAACATCTAATGCATTTAATGAATACAGGTATAATTATATTTAATTGGAGGTCCTGTGAGCGAAAAACAAAAGGATGAGCTGTTTGCAGCTAAAGGTACGGGGACACCTATTGTCCAGTCCGCACCGGATGCTGAGTTTCAAATGCAGAGGTCGGGTAAATCGGTTTATGATATGGGTGAGTCAGTGGTCGCCAAGATGAATCGAGTTCGGGCAATGTTTGATGTGGACGAGTTTTTTCAGGATTTGTATGAGAATTATTTAGTGTCTGTTTTACGACACGAGCCTCGCCAACACCCAGATAGTCGGATTATCACACACTGGGATGAACGCACCACTTTCGAAGATTTCACCGGAGATTCTTTGAAAATAATTAACAAGAAAATCGAAGCAGCCAAGTTTGCAAAAGCTGTGGGCACCACCCGCATGGCGGCCATCGATAAGAGTGTGTTTAATGACCCCACTTTTAAGCAAGATGCAGGTTCAGCGGCAGTGGGTAAGACTTTCGATACCGAGGACTACGAAGCAGTCTATGAATTGCTTTGCATTTCTAAAGAATCCATCGAAGATTATCACGCAGGTCGTTTAACCTTAGTAATTAATGCCAAGACTGGACGTTGTCGTGTTGGCGGTAGTACAGGACTGTAACCAAGGAGTCAATATGTCAGATACAAGTTTTGAGAAATCTCTCACTATGAAACCAGCTCTCACTCAGGCCCGTAAAATTGGTGGCCGTGTGATTATCGAAGAACTCGAAGTACCCACATTCGATGAAGAAGAGGCACTCGACACCCTGCTCGATGGTGTAAACTCTGAAGAAATTGAAGAAGGAAGTGACAGGCTTATGGCTGAGAATCCACGCCTGGCGTCTGAGGGTGTTCGGGCCATGTTTGGCATTGATGCCTCCGATGTTTCCCGTGCTGCTGAATTCACCAATCCTGTCCGCGAGGCCGGCGTTAAACGTGCAGGCAAGATTGCGTTAAGAGAAACAGGCGATACTCTCAATTTCCGTAGAACAAATGCAGGTAAGTTGGTTGAATTATCATCCGACGAAGGAGAGGTCATTGAGACTCTGTCCTCATTGGAGTTTGACAGCTTGCTTGGGGGCAACGAATACATAGTTCTGTAATTTAATTTTGATCGTATTCCATAAGGAGTTTCACATGGCAAAGTCCGTACTTAAAGTCCAGGCCGAAAATATTCGCCGGGCATCCGCTGCATACACTGAACTTTATAACGATAATGGTTTACAGGTGTGGGCTGTTAAATCTGGTAAATTTGAAGTCAAATGTGGATCAACCAGAAAGATAGCACACAACCTCCAAGAAGTTGAAGCAGCTGTTGATGGTCTTAATCTACATCAATTCCCCAGCTCTGGTGCAGAAGTACGAGCAGCTATCCATGAGAAACTCGGTCAGCATTTCAAACTTGAAATAAGGGCTTCCAAGGATAACACGGATAAAGTGGTGCATACTATTACGGGAACCAAGGATGTGGTTGCCGCTGGTTTAGTAGGTGTGGCTTCTATGGATGTTGAAAAAATGGCGGCAGGCGTGCGATATGCTATGCCTCAGAATATGTATGGTGGTGATTACATGATGCTCATCCCCATGAATAATGAGATTATGGAACTCAGTCCATCTTTCGTTGAACCGCAGATGTACGAGCCACAGGAGTTTGCTAAAGGTCAAGTTCTGCATGGTATCTGTCCGCTCTCGCATGAAGTAGTAAGTATCATTGTTGATGAAGCCTACCCAAACGGCACACTTAAAGCAAAAGATGGCACAGTATATTCATCAGATGATGTTGAACGTATGCAATTTGCCATTGATCGTGAATCCATAGCAACTGAAGATGACTTCCATGAACCAGACGAGCTACTTTACCAGCCAACTGATATTCCGAGCTACAACCCGGTTGGCGTCGTTAAAGACCAGGCTCCTGTACTGGGAAACCTTGCAAACTATGACAGTATTTTGAACGCCTCCGCAGGTGTTATCAGTGATTTTATGAAGACAGTGAAAGGTGCTGCTTATTTGGACCGCTCCAGTCTTAACAAGGTTACTGTTAGTGCAATTGATGGCGAGGGACAGGCTACAGCAGGTTCTGTGGAGTGGAATTGTCGAGTTGCTAGCCCAAGCTACAAACGTACAAGCAACATCACTATTCCGTTAACACTCGTTAACGGGTCAATTGATATTGGAAAAGAATTCATCATCAGCACAGGTCAGAAGTTCCCCATGTCCGCCGAAGGCCTTCAGGCACACCTCGGTAGTCTGGCTGAGGATGACATGTTCCGTCACAAAGCCGCTAAGCAGCGCGTCGGCAGTGCCGTTCATGCAGACCGTGATGTAAACAATCTACTGAGAGGTGTTACAGCCTCTGATATGGTTAAAGATGCAGATGCGGAAGTTGATACAGATAAGAAAACCGCCTCGCAGCTGCCCGTTGTTGACACCATCAAGACTATCCTTAATAAGGATTCCTATTACAAAGATCAAGGCACTAGCGGCAATATAGCTGCTGAAATCGGATACGCTCTTGAGGAATGGGATGGGGAACAGGAGCTGACTGATTTAGTTGGGTCTTTATTACAGAATGCTGATGAAGCTACTGTTAATGCTGTTGTTGAGGCCTGCGATAATAATAAGACAGCCGCTGCGAAAACAGCTGAGATTCTCCCGCTTGCTGGACAGACACCCATCGGTGCTGATGCAGACCAGAAAAATGAAGTTAGTGCTTCTAAGAAAACTGCTGCATTATCTGAAGAAGGTACATACGCATCTCTTACAGAACTACCTAACGGTGATCTCTCCATAAAGGTTACAGACCTTGGTCGTGAAGAACTTCCGGCCATGCTTGAAAAAAGCAAGGATGAGAATTATATCATGCCCGATTTACTTGAAGACATTTTTGCTAACAGTTCTTGGGGTATGGTACAACCGGAGGACATTGGTGCCCTGACTTCCGCTCCTATTATTGGATATGATATGCTGCCGGATGATGAAGGAAATATCTCCTCCGAGGGTAAGGTTTGGTGGTATCCGAACTACGCAGTAAGCAACGCCATGGAAGAGTTGCTCGAGAAAGGTGAGACCATCTTTACTTCTGGCAACGATGAAGTCAAGACAGGGTCAAAGGCTGTCAAAGCGGCTGATGATTCTGAAACCGCTGACGATACCGGTGATAGTGATGTTTCTTATGATGCCATCAAGGATATGCTGGATGAGAAACTGCTTGATGCATTCAACACGATCGCGGACGACTATGAACTTACTAACGCTGGTGAGGTCGAGACTAAAGAAATAGAGCACGCAAGTCGTGATGGTTTTATTCCGTTTACAGATGGTGGTGTGCAGGTTGATGGTTTTACTACTGTAGAATATCTTACAGGGTCAGGAACAACTGTTCCTAATGTGGAAGCACAGAAGGATATTGACGCAGCCCAGGAGTCAAACTACACATATGCTAAGGAAGAATTTATTAAAAAATATCCTGAGCTTGTAGAAAAACTAGGGGTAGAGAACATTTACTACAATGAGTTGTATAACGCGGGGTACTCCTCTGAAGCAGAAGAGTTGTCAGAGATGGAGCGCGGCGACGGCGAAGATACTGTTATGTTCATCATAAAAGCTCAGTATTATGCTCCGGGCAATGGTCACAGTGATAATCCAGACACACACTCACTGTACATGCGATACGCCGTGAATACAGACTTTGGATACCACCATGAATCCGGTGAGAATATTATCAAGGAAGAAGAGTTTGCATTTAACGACATGGCAACACTGGAATCTAAGGTTGATGAGTTCCTGGCCAACTTGGATAGTAAATATGTACATAGTTCCAAGAAAGTAAAGGCCGATGGCGAAGACCTTGGAACCTGGGCCGAGCACGTGGAAAGCACATCCCAGATTATGACTCTCAGTGAAGCCGGAATAACCCTTGACCTGGACAACTGGGAAGAGGCTAAAAAAGAGTTTGAGAACATGATTGCCCAGCAAGCGGACTTTAAAGAAGGTTCGGCCAAGGCCAAGAAACTCAATCTGGTGGCCAGTAACGGCTGGCCAGAAATCAGGGGCAAGAGCGAAAACACTTATAACTGGTCGTACCTTGGACCTACTTGTCAATTTGGTGTTTGTCAGGGCAACGATGAACTGTGGTACGGTTATGCGCTGGTTCACCAGGGTGGCGATGTCCGTGGTAACTATGGTCTTACTTATTTCTTTAACCAGGATAACAATGAGTCGGAAGATGCGGCCTTTGATAGATTTGGTCAGTCCTTTATGGAACTTATCAGTGGCAGCATCACGTTTACCGTGAATTTCGATGACGGTAGTAGCTTTGGCTTCTGGGCTGAGCAGGATAGCGATATTCCATACTACAGCAACGAAGGCCGCCTTAACGGCACGGCTGACAGTTTGGCCGGTATTTTTTCTAACCTGGCGTTCATGGTTCCCCAGGGACTTGAGCGCGATAGCTTTATTGAGGACGTAAAGAGCAACGATGGCGCCATCGGTAGTCCAGAAGATGCAGGCGTTGACATGCACCAAGTTCGTGAAGACCAGGGGCAGCTTGATATGTTTCATGCTCCGGGCGAACGTGATCCTAATAAACATGGCTCTAAACTCCGGGCTTTAAAAGCCAAGTTTGACCGTCGCATAATCAAGGCTGGTAAAGATGTGAAAGCCACGGGCGAAGCCGATCAGGATTATGATATTGAGATGTACGACAAAGTTGTTGAACAACTGACCGACGCCGGATTCACCGGCGCGACACACAAGGAATTTGACAAATATCAAGGGGTGTACCTGAATGTCCCTGGTGTTGACAAATTCTGGATTGACGAGGTGTTCACCAGCGGAACCCGAACAGACAAACCGGAGACCAAGAAATATCGCCGAGTTAAGTTAATCTCTCCCGACGGCGATACTCTCTCCGCCACTCCTGGAGATTATTTTCAACTCCCAGCAGATCATGTGTTTGAGGAATGCACTTTGGTGTTGACTTTGGCAGATGGGTCTACAGAAGAGATTCAAAATCCGAAGAAATCTGATTTACCAAAAGATGAGGATGTTGCACCAACTACATTCATATATGAGAAAGGTTCTGAAACCAGTCATTATATACTGATTGGCGAACGTAATCCTGAACTTGGTGGTGAGATCACGGTAAAAGGCGAAGATGTAGATGCTTCCGAACTTATCAACGCCATCAGCTCCGCCGGTTTTAAACCCAAAGGCGGCCAAAGCAAAACCCGCAGCTCTAAGGCTGTGAAAGCTGCTTACGATGTTGATATTTCTAAAATGTACAAACCAGGTTTAGGCGAAGAGACACTCAAGCAGATAAAGTCTTACAACTTATCTGACCTGGAGCGGGAACCGGGTCGTTATGAAATTATAGTTGATACCATATCTAGTGGTGCTAATGGCATTTACCAGCCAGTCCAGGTAGCCAAGTTTTTTGGTATTTTTGATGAGTTGGTTGCCGAACTTAAGGCTGCGGGCAGCACTGCTAAGTCTCCTTCCGCATTAGGAACGGAAGATGAAGACTTGATTATCGGGGACGAACTTTCATGGGATACTATTGATAGTGTTGCGAACAAACTGGCAGACCAGCTGAACCGCAGCGAGAAAGTTGCTGCACCTTATGATAATGGTAGCTTTTATTTTGGACATAATGAAAATGATGGCTCTTATGAATTGTTTTACGGTTGGGATTCTGATGACTCCACCGAAGGAGATGAACCTGATTTTCAGACAGACGCGGGTTTAAAGACGCGCAAAGCGGTGAAAACTGCTGCGGAGGGAACATCTGACCTCAAGTCTGACTTAGTAGCCTTCATCAACTCCTGTGTTGAGGGTTACACAGGCGAGTGGGATACTTCTTCAGATGCAGGTCGAGATGGTTTTTTAGATATGTATACCTTATTAGAAGGCATTGAGAAATTTGCTGAAACTGATGAGACCGCTTTAAGTTTAATCAATGGCCTTAAAAATTCTTGTACCGAGGGTATGGATGGTACGTGGGATACATCTACACCCGAAGGTAGAGAGGGATTCTTGGCTATGCGGGATGACGCTATGGCCGTTGCGCAAATACTTGACGTGGACACCGCAGGGGTGAAAGTTGAGTCCAGTAAGAAGACTGCTGGTATCCTCGCTGATATCATGGGTGGGCAAAATAAGCTACCAACCACGAATGGGAATAAATCAATCATGGGTGTGTCGGCCATCATTCACAGTGATTTGCCAGAAGAAGAGAAAGCAAACATTTTGATGAATGGTAAGCCTCGCATGAATACCTTGCGAGGTGAGAAATCAATCAAGGGCATAGTGGATATGCTGAAAGCAGACCGTGCGGCTAACCCCGATAGCTATGTTCCGATTGTTGGTGTTGAGGCCTCCAAGAAGACTGCTGCTGCACCGTACACTCTTGGCATTATTCTGCTAGAGGCATCCCCTGATATGACAGAGGATGTTGCTGTTAAGACATTTGGTAAATTTGGTACAGTGATTAACTTCAGTAATGAAGAGGGTCTAGCCGAATTTGGTTTACAGGTTGATTCGCGGGAACAAGCATTGAAAGCTGCACGAGCAGTTGATCTTGCTGAAGGTGCCATAGATGCTATCAGTCAGGGCAATTGGGGTACTTTTGCTGAGAATCATGGTGCACCAACCAATTACAACTTTGTCTTAGAGGCTTTTGGTGAGGACACCACAAATAAAGAAGCCGCCAAGACTTCCCGTAAGCAAGCAACCCGGAGGTCACTTCGGCCAACGGTAGCACGTGCGGGTTCCGCCAATAAACGTGCTAATTCAAAAGATGCCTTATATGGTCGGATTTTGAATATCCTAATGCGGGATAGCCGGTACGGTAACGACCCCACGGCCGCTGATTCAGCCGCGGGCCTCTTGGCTATGCTTGCAGGTGATGAGGGAATTGAGCAGGATGTATATGGTACTGTTGAAGCGGAGCTGCAAGGTGCAGATGCCGCGACTATCGATTCAGTTGCTATGATTTTGGGTACCTTCGCGGGTGCGCCAAGCATGGTTGCGTCGAAGAATGGTCATCGCACGGCCGTCAGCACCAAACGCCCGCTAAAAAGTAAGAAGAAACAGGCGGCTGAAGACCAGGGCCAGTTCCTTGCCTCATACAGTGATTCCGACGTATATACGAGCCAAGTCGAATTTTTTCAGGAACTGATAAAAGAAGACCCGGAACAGTATGACATGGAAGCCGGGGCGTCAGACGAGGACATTGAAGCCAAGGCCAAAGAGTTGGCCGAAGATGACATTGATGCATACCAAATAGCTCTTGATGACACGAAGATCGATCTTGATGAGGCTTTTTCTCGCCTTAATGAGCAATTCGAAAATGAAGGTCTTTGGGAAGTTGAAGGACGGGCTATGGGCTGGCAGCAGCGGTCCGGCGATGCCGTCATGAAGATCGAAGGTTCCGATGATTTCTTCAAGATGTTCCCGGGTACTCAGGATTTTTCTTTTGACGCTCGGGAATTCCCTGGTGGTGTTATCGAAGTCAAAATCAGTCACCATGACGCTCCTATGGGTGAATTCAGAACCCTGCGTCCCTACAAAGTCTTAGCCAATGGTACAAAAGTAAAGCCTAATGCGCAATCTGATTTTGGATGGGGAAACCAGGATATTGGTAAAGAAGGTGAGATATCCGACCATAGCTATAACGGCAGTGAACTGATATATATCATTACATTTAAGGACGAAGACGGCGACGAGCGTGATGAGCAATACAGCCCAGAATTCTTTGACGTAGTTTCTGGCGCAGCACAGGCTTCTAAGAAAAAAGGAGCTAGGTAATGCAGACTCGCAAATCAGATCTTGATAAAAATCAAGTGTCATCTGAATTACAAGAACTGGTGGGGACGTTTTTGCGGGAAACACCTTATCTTGCAGAACACCTCCCGATAGGTGCGGCACCGGATGTCATGCTGAAAATAGTCGGCATCTTGTGGAACGCTATGAATGAGAATCTTGAAGCTAAGTCAGCTATTAGGGTAATTAAAGCCGCGCTATGTGTTCAGCCGAAGGCAGTACCGAATCAACACTATTAATTAAATTGAGGAATTGCATGAAAACACATGATAAGATTATATCCAGCCGAGCAGCTTATCTTGCTGCGGCAGCGCCGCTTAGAGAAGGTATGTTCATGAGCCGTACAGCTGCTCTATCTGAAGCAGACATGACTGTTGCTAAAACAGTTATTGACGGTCTAGCGGTTGTTAAGGCGTTGTGGGGTGGAGATTCCGTCGCCGCTATAGATGACCTGGATGGGCATATTGATTTTGAAGATGGTTCTGGTCGTTTCAGTAGCGACTATAAACCGGGTCTAGGGTCATATGAGCCAGATAGTACCAGTGTTGAATTCCGTGCACAAGATGGTGTTGTAGAACCCGCAAGTGTAAGTGCTTACAATTCGTTTGACACCTACAATCTTTTAACACTGTTATGCGGAGAGCCATCATCTCCAGATTGGCTTACACAGCTTAATGCACAACTACGGGAAGAGAATGATGAGTTTTCGCAAGAAGAAACAGAAGCAGCACTTGTGGCGGCTGGTATTGAACTGGGAGATTACTTGGGCACGGGTGGTGTGGGTCCTTACCAGAGTGGCGAATTCCAAGGTAATGATGGTTTAGAATATATTGAGACCAATGAGGGAATGTTGATACGTATTGGCCGTGGTTACGGCGCTATGGACAATAAAGACTGGGTACTTTATTCTTCAGATGCTTTTGATACCTTTTTGCTTACCTTAACAGGCACACCGTCTGAAGACCAAGGGTATATACTTTTGGGGTATGAAGCCACAGGTGATTCAAAAGCTGATACTGCTCAAGCAGCAAAAGAGCTTTCCCTTTTAGTTGAATACGGCATGCTGCTGAACAACTCTGACTCTTTACCTTCTGACGATTTTATGGATAGTATTTATGCAGCTGATCGTCAGTATCGAGAAGAACAAGGTCAAACAAATTTATTTACAACACAAGAGTAATTATAGTGCTGGATAGTTAAATCGTATCAGAAGGAGATTAATCGATGGCTCACATATTGAACACAAAACGCATCCAGACTCGTGGTGGTATCTTTAAGCGCACAGCCGCAGGTACTGGCACTGGTAACTACCGTAGAGGTAAGGTTATGACGAGTATAGACGAAGTCCAGCCAGGGCAGCTGCTTGTCCATGAGAGTATCTTATTTAAAGCCATCAACCTGGTCAAGGTTACCCAAACTTTCCAGGATAAGTTCTATGGTATTTTTGTATCACCTGAAAACCCAAATGAAAAATCTAAGCCCGCAGATGAAGAGTTTGTAGTTTACCCTACTGATTTAGAGAAGGGGGAATATTATATCGCGCTTGAACCCGCACCCGCAGACGTGGGCGCTACTTCTGGTGATGCCAGTGGCACAGGTACTAAACCCGTCACTCCTACACCACAAGCCCCAACCAAACCAGAAGGCACTGAAGGAGTTGCTGATGAAGACGCTGTTCCAGAGGAGGAAGAATCTGCACCTGCCGGTAAAGGAGCATCCAAGAAAACAGCAACTGGAGAGGGTGATCCTGCTGGCGCTGCTGCTCTTTCAGGTGCTCGCATTTATGATAAGGGTTCCGAGGTTGGTGTTCGGCTTACCAGCAATCAAATACGCAATTGGGCACAGCGTTGGCCTGGCCTCCACTGGCCTACCAGTGGTTATTTCGCTTCTTTTAATAAGTCAAATGGTGATCTGGTTGAATTAGAGACGGGTAACCATGGTAGCACTGAACGTTGGGATGATGCAGGGTTGGCTGCTTTACTAAACGATGCTTATGTTTACGGCATGCAGAAACTGGAAAAGAAAGCACCTAAAGCACCAGTAGCGGATGTTCCCGCGGTTAGTGCAGCAAAGAAAACGGCTGGCAAATCTATGGAAGAGCTGGAACAACTTTGGATTGAGCTGGGTGATATTCCTACTGATGAAGATGATAACATTGAAGTGCCGTTTTTAGATTTTGAAGTTGGGACTAATCGGGAAGAAATATGGCATTGGTTTGAGGAGCAGAATTCTGAATTTTCTGTCTACATTGCCATGTATGGAAAAGATGATGTTGGTCTCGATGAGGAATCAACAACTGCCGCTGTCAAAGCTGGCAAATATAACAAAGGCTTTGAGAAACAACATGCTGACCGTTATGAGGGTGCAGTAGCCGTCGAGGGTATTCTTCATAAGTACGATGTTGGTCTTGACGAGGTAGATCCTGCGACAGCCAAGAAACTGAAACATATTGCTAAGAAATTAGTGATGACTGTTGATGATTGGGCAAATTTGGCTGTAGCCGAGGAAGCTATTGCAAAACAATTTAATAACCCCTCTGACACAACAAAGACAGCCAGTCAAGACGACAATACTGTACCAGAAATAACTTACTGGATTGCTGGCCAACTTGTTAACAATGAGGGTGCCGCATCCCGGAGTGACTTGATTAATAAATTGAGCACAGATTCTGAGGTTAAAGGTAAATTTGAAGTATATCAAATGGTAACTGAATGGTTTGACTCCGCAGAAGCTAAATACGCGGAGATAGCGTCTCCAGCTGATGCAGAAAAATTCATTGAAGAATTTGTTCTTCAATTTAAAACCACAACAAAAACAGCTGGACAAGATACTAACTCTTTATACGGAGTTTATAATGAATTGCAGTATGAGATTTGGGAAACTGGTGGCGAGGCACCGCTGTATACAGGGGGTAATAGTCCTGCTGAGTCACAGACTTTTGTTTCCGCAGAAGAAGGTGTTGGTAAAGATCGAATGAGAGAATTTTGCGAAATCACGGGTAAAGAGCTTGCCGCTGAACAAGGAGTTACATGGAGTGGTGCAAGTTACGAAAGCCCTGATGATATGGGTATCTCAGTTGACGCTTCTAAAACAGCTGGACAAGATGAGCCTGCTAATTCCAAAGAAGCACCTGATGCTAATCCAACCACATTTGGTAACCCGACACATGAGACTCCTCTAGGACACTTCATGGATTCTAACGTCGATAATAATGATGCAGATAGAGTAATCGATGAGGTTCTCACCTATATAGAGGCTGAGCATCCGACTGAACTACATGTCGAATATGAGGATGGGTCTTACATAGTAATGACTAAAGAGTATAAACCTCTGGCAGAAATTTGGACAGAAAATGACCGCGTCCAGGTAACGGCATTGGTAGGTACTGCACCAGACCAGACCACAGGTGAAAAAGCCAGTGAGATTGTCGATCTGATACTCAAACTTAAAGACTATAAAGAACCTACAGAGGAATCTGACCCGGTTGAAGATTTTGTGGCTGAAGAAGAACCCGTCGAACAAGAGGTCGAAGGTTTGTTCGGCAGCCGCATCAGTGCTATCAGCTCTCTTCTGGCCAATACAGAAACACTCGCTAGTGCTGTGGGTGGTGAAGGTGATGATGGTAGTGCTTATGACCTGCTTGATGGTGGTCGTAACTTCACGGGCGTTAATGAGACCGTTGCAGGCGTTATAGTGGATGAATATCTAACTGGTAAGGCCACCTCTTTTGCCTCTCTGAAAGACTTTGCGGGTTTTGCTGAAGATGTTTGGGGTATGCCTAAACAGGCAGCACTATCTGGAATGGCAACAGCTTGGCATAATGATGACCGCCGTGCATTGGTCGCATACATTACTCGTCATGCTAAAAAGGATATGCTCAACTAAATGCAAGACCAACTTAACCAGCGCATTTGGCAGGGGATTACGCTGCTGCCTGAAGTGCAGCAGCGACTATTGGCTATCGCCAATAGATTTTGGTTATCGCTGGATATTGCTGAAGAACCAACTGATATTATTCTGACTGGTTCTATGGCGGGCTACAATTGGACGCCTGCTTCCGACATTGACCTGCATGTAGTATTTGATTTCAATGCACTAGGTGCGGATCAACGTATGATTAAGAATTACATGCTGGCCAAGAAGGCATTGTGGAATGACCAGCACCACATATTTGTAAAAGGTCAGCCAGTGGAGTTATATGCACAGGACGCCGCTGAACCACACTATGCTCCGGGCATTTACAGCCTGCTGCATAATGAGTGGGTAAAGTTACCTGTGAAATCTACTCCTGTAATTGATACCGCGACTGTTAACAAAAAAGCAGAACAGCTAATGTTTGATATTGACCAGGCTGTTGCTGGTGCAGATGTAGAGAAATTAGAAGTCATTAGCAATAAGCTGCGGCAGCAACGTTCCGAAGGTTTATCAGTCGGTGGAGAGTACTCTGTTGGTAATCAGGTTTTTAAAGCATTACGTAAAAGTGGACATCTTGAAAAATTAGCAAAAGCTAAGTTGGAAATTACGGACAATAAGTTATCTTTAAGTTGTAAACAATCAAATAATGGAGTTACCATGGCTCAGCCGAATCTCATGACTGACGCAGCCCTTTTGAGGTTCTGCGGAGTTGTTAAAAACGCAGATGGGGAGGCAGCTGCCCCAGTGGCGTCCACACGCATGCAGGTCGTTTATGACGTGCTTGAAAATGGAATCTATAATGATAAAGGCAAGCTCAAAAAACTTGAAGGCTCCGCCCTGGATGCTTATACAGCTTCAGCAATGAAGACAGTATATGAGGCACTCAGCCCCGCTGGACAAGCTAAGTTTGACACCATCCCTCTTGATCGCCTTCTATCTTTTGTATGGAAAGCTATCAGCGCCGGTAAGAAGGTGGCTGATAGAATCCCAGCTAAAGTACCTCTTAACTATACTATGAATAAATTGGCAGACCCAGTCGAGCGTGAAATGGGTATTGGCGCAGATGATGATCTTAAAGGCCGGGAATCAACCACACACGAAGAACAGGAGATAAAAATGAATCAGAATATCAAGTCAGAAGAAGCAGCGGTAATGGCTGCTATCAACAACATTGGTAAAGTGGCTACACGTAAGAGTAGTGAGGAAATGGCTGTAATGGCGGCCATCAACAACCTAGGCAAGACTGCCGCTGAAGGTGATGCGCCTTCTGAAGAAGGTATGCCAGTAGGGTATGATGCGGATACTGTTCAAACTGAAATGGCTTCTGTTTTAGACATCCCTGTTGACGATATTGCTGTTAATGAAGACTCAGATGGTAGTTTTGATGTCTCTGTAGGTAGCAAGACTTGGCGTGTTTTTGAAGACGAAGATGCTGCGGAAGCAGTCGCTCTCGAACGTGTGACAGATATGCTTAACAACGAACCCGAGATGTTTACCCAAAGCTGGCTCCAGAATTATATGACAATGTCGGATACTGACCGCCGCATTCTTGCAGGTGAAGAATCCGACAACCGATACAGTGACATGGGGGACAGTGAGCTTGAAGAAGCATATGCTCGCGAGGTGGATTCCGAGCTACCTGTTGATGACGCAGATGGGGTTTCTGACTTGGAAATGCAGATATCAACTGCTGAAGGTATTCTAGCTAATGAGCAAGATCCTGAAACTATTGAGACACTCACGGCGCAGCTTGAAGAGTTACAGTCTGACCTGGAGACAGCTAAGACAACATATAATTATGATACAATGCGAGAAAAGCTGACAGAGAAGGCTTACGATGAGGTTTATGAAGCGTTGGCCGACCCTGTGCAGTATTTTGTACATGACCAAGGGATTTATACCGAAGCAGACTTTCTTAAGTCAGGCCTTGTCAGTCTTGATGTTAGTGACGCGGCAGACGCAGCTATCAGCGAGGACGGTTGGGTTCATTTTATGAGTTCTTATGATGGAAACTATGACACAACCCCAAGTGGTTTTGTGTATTTTAGAGAGAACTAGATAAAGAAGTAAATAGGATGATCTGATTTAACAACGAGGGTAACACATGGGTCCGATTTTGGATTCTCAAGGAAGACCGGTAAGTGTTCATGCACGTAGTATACGTGAGAGTTTTGATAGCCGTAATACACCCTTAACGGGCGGTACGGCTCCTGGTATGACTATGCTTAGTCGATTCGCGGGCAATCAGCAGGGGGATATAGGTAAGTTTCGTAAATTAGCCGCAGACATTCAGACGGCCAACCCGGCCATCCGGTCGCCGCTGCTTAATCAATCTAATTTCTACATGCCTGAGAGCGATGCCTCCACAGGTGAGCCTAATAGATTGCTTAATCAGTGGATTACTTATTACAAAAAATGGAATGGTTTGGTTGGTAACCTGCTGGATGCCCATGCTGAGATACCTCTTAGCAGATTTGCTCTCCGAGGTGTCGAAGACCCAAAAATCGCACAATTTTATGAAGACATGACGGAGTCTATGGAGTTGCATCTTAAATGTGTAGAGTTGCTACGACAGTTCTTCACATATGGTGAAGTTATTCCATTTGCATTTTGGAATGATAATTATAATTGTTTTACAGACCTCACCTTTCTCGATAACAACTACGTTTACGTTAAGGGACATTATCTACTACACTCCGATGAGGGGGATGATGTAGAATTTTACGAACTTGAACCCGACCCAATGCTGATTAACCTGGTTAAATCAGACGACTATGTGACTAAGCGGCTCCGCACTTATCTCGATGATGACTTCGTGGCAGCAGTGCGACAGAATAAGAGATTGTTGTTATCTAACTTCAGCACATACATGATTCGTAATAAAATTAGATGGGCAGATCTTCGCGGTACGTCTATTGTATTGCGCTGCTTAAAATCGCTGCTGTATCGTGATAAGCTGGCAGAAGCGAACTATGTTATTGCAGACGGGCACATCAATCCTAAATGGTTATGGAAGCTCGGGCAGGCTGGTGATCTAGCAACGGGAGGCTATATGCCAACCGAGGAGGATTTATCGTCATTCCGCGATCTACTCGTCAGCGCTAATAATGATCCCATGTTCACCATCATTACTCACTATGCAGTAGCTGTGGAGGCTGTAGGCCTCAATGGTAAGTTGCTTCCCATAAATCAAGAATATCAGCAGATTGAAAGTGAAATCTTGACAGCACTGTTTTCCAATAAAGCAATGACCACGGGGGACGGCCCCAACTTCGCTTGCTATGATGAGAATACAGAGACTTTGACTGATAATGGGTTTAAGAAAATTGATGATATTACGGATGAAGATAAAATTGCCACATTCAATCCGGTTAACGAGCAGCTTGAATACCATCTCCCCATGAGCAAGCATATATATGACTATGACAGTGCTCGGGATGGAAAAATGGTTCATTTTAAAACCGGCAAAATAGATTGTATGGTTACACCTAATCATCGCATGTATACTCGAACCAGATGGAATAAGGGTAAAGATGGTGCCTGGAAGATTATGCGGGCAGATGAGGTTGGCCCAAGAGCAGAGTTTAGATCTCAGGTTAAGTGGGCGGGAGCACAGCAAGATGTTCCTGCGGAAGTAAAGCGGCTGTTTGGTGCAAATGTTACCTTGGCAGACTGGTGTACTCTCGTAGGTTACTATGTATCCGAAGGTTGGACTGCTGAAAGTGCAGCAGAGCGTACCCAGGTTGTAGGCATTCGTCAAATGCATACCTCAGCACATTATAAGCACATTAAAGATATTTGTGTTAAATTTGGTTTTAATGTGTACAAGGACTCTTTTGGAATTTCAGGCAAAGAGAGAGTTGCTTATTTTAATGCTAATTTTGGCAAGGGTTGTCTCAACAAGAAACTACCTAAGTGGATTAAAAATCTTCCTACTCCGTATCTCAGTATTCTTTTAAGCGCCTTGGTGGATGGGGACGGGAGTCGTCGCGCTGCCACTACGAAAAAACAAACTGACAAACAATATTACACTTACTGCTCCACATCAAAAACACTCATTGATGACGTATTTGAGATCGTGTACAAACTAGGCAATGTACCTCGATTGACCGCAGATAAGAAGGTTCCTGAGAAACATAATCGTAGATATTATGTTCAATGGTCTGATGCAGATTCTGGGAAGTTCCCAACCTTGGAAGCCAAGCGTTTAGGTAAAGGTATAAAAACTATTTATCGCGAAGATTACAAAGGTCGTGTTTATTGCTTCGAGGTTCCTAACCACTTGTTTATAACTCGGCGTAATGGTCTGGTTACCATTCAAGGTAATACCGCCAGTGTAGCCTTCCGCGCCATGATGTCAAGATACATCCCTATCAGGGCAAAAGTTGAGCGGTATCTTTATCAGAAAATATTTGCTCCTGTGGCGTACGCCAATAAGTTTTATAAACGTAAAGCGGCTGATCTAGCCCATGGTGTTCGTACAGGAAATGAGGAGACTAACCGTCTCATTATTCCTACTATTGATTGGCGTTCTAAATCCAATCTGTTAGATGATGGTTCTATTAAATCAATCATCAGTAGCATGGTGGCCACCGGTCGCTTGCCTATGAAAATATTAACAGAGTCTCTGGATCTCGATTATGAAGAGGTGCGTAGCTATCTCTATTCTGAACAAGCCAGTGTATTTGACCCCGTGGCAATCGAAGGGCGTAAGAAAATATCTGGTGCTAATACAGATGAGACTATGATTGGTCAGCCATTCATACCTAAACAGAACCAACCCGTTTCCACAAAAGCTCGCCGTGGTGAAGCCGCCACCCCACAGACTAAGAAGGCCGCCTCTAAGGGTGGTGCATATTCAAAATTATTATCATTAAAACCGCTGGGTGCCGGTATATTGGATGTTGCAAAAGTTCCAGATCTCACCAAGTTACCTGAGGCAAAAGCTGACCCTATTCAGACACAGATTAACAAGGGTAAAGTAGAGAAGGGTGGTGACCCGGCTGCAAGAGACCCAATGGCTGAAAGTTTGAAACTTGAGGCAGGAAAAAAGTCAGAATCCACTGAGAGAGTATTTGATGTTCTCTCAGACACCCAGAATAAACGGATGGTTAATAAGACTCTGGTAGGTAAAAATTACAAGGGTCGTAAAATATCTCAGAAGAACGCACTCATAGACAAACCTGTAGAGCCTCCTAAACAAAAACATGAACGCACATTAGCCGAGGTTGCGGCGGAGGTTGCTAGTGGCAACTAAGCAAGCACCTAAATTCGACCCTACCAAGTCACATGACCCGATTATAGGTCATACATCTAAAGGTGCGGGTAAGCAGGCCGCTAAAGAGCGTAAAGATATGGTTGAAGACTTAGCCATACTTCTTCAGAATACCCTGGAAGACAGGGTATCAGGTATGCAGTTTTTATCTAAGGTTGACTTAGTTGGCAACTATCTGCACACCCTGCGAACTTATGCTGAATCATTAAAGACTGCGGCACAGGGAATCCAGGACGCTCATCCAGAGGGACAGAATGAACCACTGGAGGCATTAGTTTCCTTGTCCGACGTGTTGCTTGAGGGTGCTCGGATGTCGGAACAATATTTAGATGCAGTAAAACAATTCGCAACAGACCTGAATAACATCCGTACAGAAATAAACACACAGGTCTCAAATTTACATTGGGAGTTATAATATGAAACCTTATGAAGAGTATAATCCGGGGCAAGTAGTGGAGGTGGTTGATGGCGATGATTTGCTTGGCAAAGGCACCGTTATTCGCACAGGTTCTCTTCATGCAGCTGTTACCTTAGACAATGGTGAAAGTTACGATGTTCCTTATGATATGTTGAGACGGGCAGGACTTGTTCGCCGTGCTGCGGCAGAGGTGCTTCGGGAAGAGGAGCGTGATGGGCGTAAGTTCTCTCTAGTTAAAGAAGAGGCCAATAAGGATGGCCAGCTGACAATGCAGTTTAAAGTGTTTATGGGTGACAAGGCTATATCTGAATCAGAGGCACTCGTGACCAATGTTTACGATACCGAAAATGGCTGGTCTGCACCGGATGACTTCGATGAAAATAAGGTGGATTTGATTAAATCGCAATATGAGTCAGGATTTGACCTACTTGTGGACAGCTATACTAATATAGAGCAGACCGTGATGGAAGGACAGGCCGAGGCCGCTGCACAAGAAGACGCGACTCCGCCAGAACCAGAAGGTGAGCCTGCATTTGCACCCGGTGCTGAACCCTCTGACGGGGGCGATATTGGTGGTGATATGGGTGGCGGTGCCCTGATGGATGGGGCAGGCGAAGAAGAGATTGTAGACGAAGGTAATCTTGCAGGAGGCCCTGATGCTGCCGCGGCACCCGCAGGTGAAGCAGCCACTCCCGCAGAGGCTCCAGGTGAAGCCACAGCTGCTTCTTTAGAGCGCCGGTCATTCGCTCGCAGCGTCGTATCTGCTAAAAATGAAGATGAATCCATTATGCAGAAGGCATCTGGCTTAACAGCTCGAATTGCTCAACTAGGTGGGGGCACTTATATACCTGCTATTGAAGCCACTGGTATGTCTACCGTGCATAAAGGTTCTCGTTTGATGTGGTCCGGGTCTAAAGAAAAATTAGGTAGCTACCTAAATACCACTCTTAATTCTATTAAAAAATACAGATTAGGTAGTCGTAAGCAGAGCAGTGAGCTGTTGCGCAACCCGCAACATCGTATCAATCCTATTCTCCGGCAAGAGATGGCTAGACGTGGAATTGACAGTGGGGCTACTAATGATTTGGAATTAGCGGATGAATTAAAGAATTTTGACTTTGGAACAACAGATAAGAAGTAACTATTTTTAAACAAATATACTAAGCGAGGGCGGTCATGGAAGTTAAACATAATCAACTTGTCACGATGTGGAACGGTCAACAGGGGCGTGTACTGTCCGTTGTTGGAACCAAGGCTAATATTAAGCTAACAAGCGGTAAACGCCTGTATGCTGATTTTGATCAAATTGTAGCTGCGGTAGACGGCTTCACAGAAAAGCAAGCACGCTTCTTGGCTGCTAAAGATAAGCTCACGGCGCATAATGCCTGGGCATATAAGTCTAAAAAGAAAAAACCAAAAAAGGCAGCATTTGAAACTTATGCCCCGGGTAAAGTTGATGAATCTAAGTGGAAAAAGGCAGAGGAAGCCGTGGCCAAGAGCAGCGGCAAAGCCAAGGCCGACTTTGGAGATAAAGAATGGGCAACCGTGAATACCGTTTACCAGAACATGGGTGGTAAATTTGAATCTAAAAAAGACAGCTCAGTTAAGACTGCCGCTGATACTGGCGATACCGCGTATGATATGGGTCAAATCCTATTTGTAGATGCTGTTGGTTCTGTGCTTGAGAGTGCATATGAGGAGGGTGAAGAGTCTGATTTAGCAGGCGTTAATGAGAAGCTAGGATACAACGCATCACAACAGGAGCTTACAGAGTACATTCCCAGCATGTTAACTGACGCAGGCATCAAGATGCCTGATGAAGAAATAAAAAAAGTAGGGCAGGAGCTTATCGCGGCCATTGATGAAAAGTGGGAAGGCAAGCTCACCGTGGCAGAATTGGTTAAGGAATTTCCGGCTGTCTGGTCTGATCTAGCTTTGGTTTCCCAGGGTCATGGTGTATCTCCAGAAGATGACACCGAAGTTGAGACTTTTATGGAATCTAAGGGTGTCAGCAGTCACGGACTATACCTGGAGAGCTTTGGTGATAGCTTGCGTGACACAGCCTGGAGTTTGTTGAGTGACTTCAATACTCAAGAGCCTGGCGTCGAAGCTGCAAAGAAAACAGCCGGACATCCTAATGATTTTGAAACCAAATATCGCTTAGGCGACATCTTGGTCCCGGTAGATGCCAAGCAGGCTCCTGAATTAGACATGATTACCATTAAAGATGTAGACCTCGAAAAGAAAGTGTACATCTTGGAGAAGCGGCCTACCGCGGATATGGATCTGGACAAGGCCGAACCGACACAGGCTTATGGTGTTCGCTATGAAGAGTCTATCAGTAAAATCGATGGTGACAAGAAACTTACTAAATATACTTCCTTGAATATAGAAGCGGGTTGCCCAAGTGCCTTACTGCGGGTCACTAAGCTCGGATCACTCGTGAGGTTGTCTTTCAAAGAGTTTGACGCCTTGTATACTAGCGCAGGTAAGTTTGTTAAGACAACAAAGAAAACAGCCGCGGAACTTGGCACCCTAGACAATAATACTGTGCCTGTTGATCGCACACCTACTAAGGGCTTGACCAGTGCCCCGAATACTCCAGCGGCTGATGGCAACATCAAGACACTCGAAGACGGTCACCCAGCTGAATCTGAAAAGGCCGGACGCGCCGACAATATTGCCATCTTCAGTTCTAAGTATTCTGCTATTTTTGGTGACCTCATTAAAAGTACGGGTGTCGAGCGTCTCGCTGCCATTGTCACCGCTAAACGTAGACCTGAGAATCAGAAGATGCAGGAGTTTTTATTAAGTAATGGGGTAGACGCCCGGGTGAAATATATTGCGGACGGCAGTATGCGCGGAACCTGGCGGCTTCAAAATCCGGTTATGAGTTGGACACCCGAATTGCAGAATAAACTCACTGAGCTAGGCTTTACTGATTTTGACGGCCGTCCACTTAATAAATATAGTGGTAATGGAGGGAAGTTTAGTGTATTTGTTCGCGGACATAATGAAATGTTAAATACACAACCAGAGGCAGCAGATGTTGGAGAATCTCAAATAACTGAAAGGGAGTTGGATATGAAACTTGGTAATTTGGATACACAGGCTGCACGGCTGGCTAAAAAACTCAGCGGTCTTGATAAACAGGCAGCTACTAACGATGATGTTATCAACCTTTTTGTGACTGATAGTTTTCCGAAAGATAAGCTACCTACCTGGGGTACACCCAATCTAAAGATCTCGAAGCAGCCTGATGGGAGTTGGGCATTGATGCATTATGCCACCATCATGGCATTAAGAGATACTGCCGGAGTTATGCATGTGAATAAACGCAAATATTCGCAATCTACCTCCGCAGTACAGAAAAAAATAACAGAAGCCTTGGCCGCCAATGGTGTTACTGAAGGTGACCCTATTATTGACGACAGTGTCGTTGATATCAAGCGTCGGTCTTCTCGATTAGCTGCTAAGCTCCGGGCATTGGCTGTTGGGACTACCGGACCCTATAAATCTGACGAAGATATCGCTGGCGAGTTTTCAGGTATGACCGTGAATGACATATCAATACAAACAAATAATTGGAAGGATGCGGAGCATATTTCTGGTTATGTGGATTTGACATTCCCAGAGGCTGATGAAAGTGTTGCTGGAGGGCAAGAAGGTCCAGCTGACATATCAGATAGTTGGATATTCTACAATTTCGAAGATTGGAAGATCGGTCTTGGCGATGATGGGGACTCTTCTGTAAATCCTAGAATTGCGTTTGATAACTGGTATCCTGAAAAAACGTATTTAGAAATCCGGGAAAAGATTCTGGAAAAACTTATTGTTGATTTACAAGGAGCACCTAATACAACAGCTTCTCGGCTGGCTCAGAAAATTGCAGCTACCGATCTCACTAACGGCATGATGGTCGAAGGTGAAAAGGAAGATGATACAATCATAGCTACTCGTAGACGTTTAGCTAAGAAAGCCGCTCGACTCGGCAACTACGATTTTGATATTCACGGCGGTCGTAATTGGAAATTGGAAGCATGTGATCAAGGTACTAAAATCAAGAAAGTGCACAAAGGTTAATAATGAACATTCAGTATGCTATAAGCAATATTAAGAGCGTACTGGCCAATGGCAGCCCTGAGCAAATTGGGGCGGACATAGGTGGTTTGGATTTGAATTATGATTTACGGGTGCCGATGAATAATCAACCGGTAGGCGACCAGCACCCAGATTTCTTTGCTGATAGAACTCAAAAGGAAAAATAAAAAAGGAGCGGCTCATGCGTGGTATGCGAACCCCCGGCAGTGAATTTGAAACAGAAAACTTAAGAACTCTGGCAGCAGCATCAGCTCCTACGGCGTTGGCCAGACTTCAACAGGGTTTCTTTGAGAAGAGGTCTGATAAGAACACACCTACTGAAGTAAAAGAATTTACTATGGATGGTGACACTTATTACATCAAACCTATTGACAGTACTCATGTGTATATGTCCTGGAGTAACGACTTCACCAAACCGCAATCCGCACTGCATGTGGCGCAGCTACCCAATAAGCAGCTATCTGATGCTGTTTACCAGTGGCTGGGAACTGGTGACGACCAGTTCTCCGGTAAGGACTTTAAACGCAATGCTGCTAAGATGGCGACTATCTATGATGGTTATGGCTACCGTTTAACCATAGAAACAAAAGCTGGTCAGACTAACGAAAGCTACACCAGCGTACTTGCGGTATTGGCTGAGGCTGATATTCGTTATCGGGAAGTCCGCCGTTATACTATTGACCCTGACCGAGTATGTGTTGATATCCTGGTTCGTCAGGAAGATCTGGAACTTCTTCAAGACCTTGCTAAAGAGGTTGAAGCCGATGGTATCCTTATTACATTTAATGACAATATCAGCGAGGCTATTAAACCAAAGCAGATTGTCACTCCACAGGATGAAGTAACACAGAATATGCCGAAGAGTAAGACAGCTGGTAAGCAGGTGACTGCATTGGTATCAGAATGGGTGCCAGAAGCTGCTGACTTGATGGTGAACACTCGCACGCATTTCAAGATTGAGGAAGATGATGATGCCCCTTGGAACTCTCGTTTTCAAATTAAGAATGACGAGGAAGGACTTATAGGTCATGCCAATACACTGGATGGTGCAATGAGTCTGGCAGATGGTCTCGCACCTGTTAAAAAGTCGGGTAAGTTGACTAAAAAACAAGCAGCTAATACCGAACGCATGATTGACGATATTTTTGATGGTCATGGCGATCTCTTTGCGATGATGGAAGACGAGACGGGTTTACTGCTTGGGGATTATGTTTTATTCCACCATACTAAATTTGAAGATGACCCCGAGGCTTTCTTTGTAACAGACTTGGATGGTGTTGAACTAGAATCATTCAGCACTGCCGACGACATGCGGGAATGGCTTAAAGAGCAACTGCTAGGCACATACGCCAATAAGAAAACAACTTCCGCAAAACCTATATCAATATTTGATTTGATTGCTGACTGGGAAGGTCAGGGCTACGGCCTGGCTCTTGTAGATGCTAAGACAGATAAAGTAATCGAGCCATATGTGGACGGATCTGACTATCCTGATGTAATGTTTAAAGATTCTCGTGATGGCGCAAAATCAACTGATGGTAAATATTATATAAAGTTTCATTCAGGTATCTTGGAAGAAGACCCAGACTACCTTACTGATAAGCAGGGCAGCAAGAAGGCACTTGCCAAAGCCGCTAATTCAGATTGGTTAGAAGAAGATGACGGCACCTTATTAAACTCTCGAACCAACTACCGTATCGATCCTCTTCCAGAGGGGTTTGCGGATAAGTTTGACATAGAAGATGCTGCTTCTGAAGTTGTGGGACACGCTGCTACACTTGAGGAAGCCATGTCCAAGGCAGATAAATTGGCTGCGGGGAAGAATGCAGCAAAAAAGAAACGCGCTGCCGATGAATATGAGGATGACCCTGAGATCGAAGACGACCTCCTAGAAGAACCTGTTGACGGCGACTACATGATATCTGATAGTGGTTCCCTGGGAAGTAAGACTTCCGTATCCGAAGTTGGTGGCAGATTCTTAGGTGAATTTAATTCGATGGATGATGCCGAGGATTTCATCCTTGCCCGCATGGAGTCTCAGCAGTTCTGGCCTGGTGTTTGGCACATGAGTGATCATGGCAATATCGCCCCACATTCTCTTGAGAGTAAATAAGAAAGGATATAATGTATGCTCACTGATATTCAAATAATTAAAAAAGCACTGCTTACCACGATTGCTGTTGACAGTGGAGAATCCATATCTAACACGCCTAAAACTACTGTAACGGAAGACGCTCCTTTACTTCCTTATCAAGAGTATAAGACCAAACCAAAGGATTTACCTCTTGAGCAGTACTCGTTAAAGCCTGCGGGAGACCTACGCAGAATGAAGCCTATTGCGGAGCAATTAGCTACAACCACAGACAAGATTAAAAAATTGGATGAAGACTTCACCCATTTACGCACTGAAACTGATGCAAAGATAAATGCTCTTAAAGCGGAAAAAGGGTACGAAGAATCCAAGACACAGCTAAAGGGTTTGAGCGAGCGAGCTGCTGCCGAGATCCAGCGAGAGCTGCTGGAGGTTTCTGAGTCTTATGGGGAGAGTAAGAAGATACTGTTGGAGTATGAGCAGAGGGTATATGCCATCTACGATGAAGTGAAAGCAACCACCGTTTCCGATAAGGAACGATTGGAAATACTTACCCAGGCAATGAATAAGCTGCTGGCACCTGAGCTGGTGAAGAGTGTTACCGATTTAGTTGACCAGGCTGTAAAACAAACTGAGACTGCCAAGAAAGAAATTAAACGTAAGCTCGTAAGTTGGGAACCTGCTAAAACTATACGTAAGCAGGTTAAGGAAGAGTTACCGAAGAAAGTAGAGTCTAAAAAGATTCAAGCTGATATTGGTAGTTGGTTGTCTGATTTGTGGAAGACAATTAAAGGGCTGTTCAGTCCTCTTAAAGATACCGCAGCAGAGCTTCAGTCTCTTCTTGAAGTATCGGTAATGCCTTTGTTGGCTGATCCCGGTGCAACTAAAAAAGCAGCCATCATGCCTTGGAATGCAGACGACTATCTAATAGATGGTGTTTCTTACCAAGAGCTTATTGATACTGTGATTCATAATGAGCCAGTCAGAGATGAGGCTGCGGTTAAGAAGGTTTTCAAAGAGTTATTACAAACTTCCAGTGAGAATGCAATTGGCGGTTTTGATGCTGCCTTGCCGGAGATTATGAAGATTATTAAAAAACAAATAACAAGTTCTATGGGTAGCACCATGTCTGCGAAGAAAATTGCGGATTTTACAATAGCTAATTCAACTGCATTTGTGACAGACTTTTTTAAGAGCTTTCAAAAAACAAAAGGCAAAATATCTTATGCAGCTGCTAAGTTAAAAAGTGATAATATATTAGCATACGAAATAAGTGATAAACCGATAACAAGTTTTATGGATGGCACCATGGCTACAAAGAAAATTACCGCAAATACTGCACGTGAAAAGGCGGATGAAATTTTAGCAAATGTAAATCAACTTGAAAGCAATATCAGGGAACTTGTCTCTTTACTTCCAAAAGAAAAAGGGCTTTTGGTTTACACATTCATCGGTTCAATCAATGCCTTGCGTGATGAATTGGTGGATGAATTTAAAAATATTAATTCATAAAATGCCAACCATAATCTATACAGGCGATCCTGTGAAGTGTCGCCAAATTGATTTGATTGAGTGCCCGGTCTGTGGTAAACCATTTGAAGTTACCGATGGCCCGTACTTGCATTCTACCTTGTTAGATAGCGATGTTAAGGTATGTACTGACCATGTAGTGTTGTCGATAGAGGATGAGCTTAAGATACAAGAGGCACTTCAGCAGGCCATGGCGCACCCACGCGGCCGTATTCAACAAGACGGTAAGCTGGTGAAGCGATGTGAACTTCTGGAAGCCATAAACTATAAACCTAAAAAGGACTGGTGATTATGGATTGGGAACCTACCGGAGACCTGCTGTCTGACTTGAATCAGTGCATTATAAACGGCAACCCTATTGAATTGAGATATATCGATAAGAAGGGAGATGCCTCAGATCGTAAGGCGTTACCGTTGGAGGTCCGCGGCGATCGGGTTTATATGGCAGACTTGAATAAAATGGCATTGCGCGTGTTCATTCTGGCTCAGATAGATGGTTATCAAGTGCTAGATGAACATATAGATAAAGAATCTTTAAGTCTCACTTAATCAGGAGGATGTTATGAGCTTTGTGAAAACAGGTTGTGGAAAAATCACAGCGGAAATCAAGCAGACGACCAAAGATGGCAAAAAGGTTACGTCCAGTCGGACTATCACCAAAACCGATAAAAAAGGAAAATAAGTATGCGCCAGTTACTCAAAACCGCAGCTTTACGCACTAAGGCACTGGCAGCAACCGCCAATCCTACCCGTGAAGAGGTTAAAGCTCATCTTGAGCTAGGGGTAGCACTGGCTAGACGCGCAGAGGCTGGTCGTGCAGTTACTGGTGGCTTTGGTAGCGGTATATTTGATACCATAGAAAGCATCTTAACTGTGGCCACACCTCTGGCATCTATATTCGGAGACTTTGAGCTATCCAACCTTTTAGGTTCCTTGAAAGTCTGGTTGGCTAAAAAAAGAGCAGAAGAAGCGGCCGAACAAGCCAATATCTATCGTTCAAATGACCAAACTTGGAATAATTTGAGCTATACATACCAGTTTTAACCGGTTTTAAGTGAGTCAGTAGTCAAAAACTCCATAACCCAGTTCAACATCTAATGCATTTAATGAATATATACCTAATTTAAGGTATTGGGTTATTTTTTAAAAAATAAGTGAGTTTATGCTAATAGCTTACGGTTCAGCAAAAATTATTAAGACCTCCTCTACGCTAGCAGGCTTAGTCCGTCCGTGGCAAGGTGGTTTAGTTAAGCAGGCCGCTAATCGTATGGAGTCCTTTGACTTGGACCCTGAAAACCATATTTATTTACGAAACAGAGCTATCAGTGCCTTAGAGATTCACGGGCCAAACCAGAACTGGGACGCCTTTGAATACGATGAACTTGCAAAATCGTATCCTTCTTTTATTGGTAGGCCTATTAGTGTTGATCATATAGGAACGACTCAAATCGGTATTGTGTTGGACAGTGAGTTTATCCCCATCCCAGGTATTCGGGATGATTTGGGGCTGCCCATAATGCCATTTAATCAGCTCCTGGATAATTTAACTGCTACTTGTGCCTCTAATAAAGAAGCCTTTGGCAAAGTGCTCTCTTACGCAAATGACCGCAAACTCGTAAGAGGCAGCGATCAGAGGCAGATAGTTGAGGCGGTTGCTAAGCATATGGCGAATTCTGGTTGGGTTGAGAATGTCTGGGCTATTAACAAAGAACAGGCGGAAGATCATACTCGAGGTTTATGTCGGGCTATTCTAGCTGGTGAAGTGACTGACTCCAGCATGGGTACTATGGTGGAATCTGCGGTTTGTTCTGTTTGTGGTAACGCTGCCAATGGTGAGTTACCAGAGCATGAAGATTTTTGTGATTGCATTAGACTTCACAAAGGTCGCCAAATGCAGATCGGTGGCATGTTCGTCATTCCATTTGAAATTAACCGTGGTTGTGGTTTCTTTGAAGATAGTCTCATATTACCTTTCCGTTTTGGTGGTAAGGCTGGTGGCGAGGGTGCTGATAAAGATGCTAAGTTGTTGGAGGTTTTTTCCAGTAAGAAGAAAACAGCTGCCAAAGTAGCATACATTGAGACAAATCCAAACCCTTCCCAATCTATTCGTAAAACCCCAGATATGTACGTCATGATTGGTGAAATGCCTGGTAATGTAGAGCAGAATCGAGATGAGTTTATTAACGAGAAAAAAGAGGCTATCCAAGAGCACATTGCTGAGCAGAATGCCCCTGGAGATACTCCCGAAGGCACCATCATCCTTATCAAATATGAAGAGGATGAAGTTGATGCTGTGGTTGTTGAAGAGCATGAGGATGGGAGCTTAGTGGTTGCCATTGATGGGCTAGATGAACCTGTCGATATTATGCGGCAGGATATTATTGAAGTTAAGGAATTTGCTGAAGATATGGATTATGAGAATCGGGCAGACAGCAACCAATTTGAAGGCGCTAAAACGGAAGAACGGGCGGCCAGTGTGGCTCGCTAATATATATGTATACAAAAAACCAAATCTTAAGGAGTCAACATGGTTGATAAGAAATTACTTATGTCAGGCCTAGACAAGGTCGGACGCCTTATTGATGCCGCCCGGACGCGCAAAACCCGGTTGTCATCTATGCAGGTTCGTGAAATTAAAAGCACACTTGGTTCAGCCGCTGCTGAGTTGTTTCAACTCAAAGCCGCAAATGTTAAAGCTGGTCAGCAGGTGACTGCTAAACGCGCTGCTTTAAACAAAAGTGCAAGTGAAAACCTCATTACTCGTGCAGATGCGGACAAGGGTGTTCGTCAGGCTGCAATCAGAGGATTTAGCATCCGTAGAGATGCCACGAAGATCCAAGCTGCAATTGACCATGTCAAAAAGCTGGCTACAGAAGTAAGTAGACTTGCTTCTTCTCCTGAACTTGAAAAACTTGAAAAAGGTTATCCATCAACCGATGCTATCAAAGCACCTGAGAAGGCTGCAAGTCTTCGTGCTCGTGAAGCTGCTCGTCGTAGTTTTGCTCTCCGCAGACGTGCTGCTGAGGGTGAAGCCCCAGTGATGGATTCCGGTACAGTGCCTGGTAATCGCCCACCTCAGAAAGGTATGGCTCCAGGAATGCCTCCGCAGTTTCCACAGGCTGGTAACACCGAAGAAAAAGAAAAAGGTGCGCCAATCAACAGTCATGCCCCAGGCATGAATGAAGGTGGGCCTGATGTTTCCGCCAATCGTCGTGCTCGTGCTAAGAAATTATATACTGCTGCCATGAGTCTCACAAAGAAAGCTGCGCTTGAAAAAGATGCAACTAAAAAAGCAGCAAATGTGCGTCAGGCCACTATCCTAGAGCGTATGGCTGATAAGCTCATGCCTACAAAATCGGTTGCCGCAGCAAGCACACCAGTTAAAACTGTTTCAGCTATGCGTAAGCCAATAGGTAAAAATTATCGTACAGCCACAATTGCATCTACTACAGTATATGCTGCTGCTGAGCGCGTACTGCTTGCTGACGGTTCTATTGGGGTCATCAGTTCTGTTGATGGTGCCCGTCTTAAAGTATCTGTCGCCGGAATCGAAAAGACTGTAATGGCTAATTCTGTAAAAAGGATCATATCCGTTAAAAAGTCTGCTGAAAAAGACGTTACAGTTAAGGCTGATGAGAAGAATGTCACTATCAAAATCCCAACTGAAAAAGTTGAGGAAGCTGTCGAGAAGATCGAAGCCAAAGAAGAGAAAACTGAAAAACCTGAAGGTGACAAAGCTGAAAAGGTTGAAAAACCTGAAGCAGGTGAAATGCCTGACCTTAAGGGTGCTTCTATTGAAGACCGCGTTCGCGCAGCTATAAAGATGGTTCGTAGCGGTAAGAAAAAGACTGCTGCTGAAGGTGATGCTCCTGGTCCCGATGCTAAAGCAGATAAAGCTCCCGATGCTATACCAGCTCCAGAAGCACCTGCTTCTGATAATGGTACAGTTGGTAAGAGCTTCACAACCACTTACGCACCTGCTCCTAATGGTAAGTTTAATGTTCAAATTTCAGAAACTGAAATTGTTGAATGTGCGACAGAACCTGAAGCCCAGGCATTGGTTGCTCGTAGTAATAAGCAAGTGAAAGCTACTGCCAAGACTCCAGACAGTCCAACAGACAGTGCGACAACTAAACGTCCTGATGCAAGCGTTGATGTGTCAAAAACACTCAGAGGTCTTGACCAGAACGGTAAGGGATACGGTTCCACTTCTAAGGATGAAAAGGTTGATCCTCAGTTCAGTATGGTGAAGAAGTCCACAGCTAAAACACCGGACAGTCCAACAGACAGTGCAACAACTAAACGCCCTGACGCAAGTGCTGACGTGTCAAAAACACTCAGAGGTCTTGACCAGAACGGTAAAGGGTACAGCACTACTTCTAAAGAGGAGAAGGTTGACCCACAGTTCTCAATGGTAAAAAAAGCAGAATTAAAAGCAACTATATTGGTTGAAAGTAATCGTAAAATGGCTGAGCGCCTGTCGGTTACTGAGGCCACATTATTAACAGACCGTGCCGTTAAAGTAGGTGCAATAACCGAAGAACAGCGTGGTGAACAACAGACGGTATTGGCTGAACTGTACAGGAACGCCCAAGCTGAATTTAAAGCCTTTGGAAGACTGATCGCTAATCTGGAAGCTAATAAGGCGCAGACGCCTACTCTGGCAAACAGAACTGCTAATAAGGTCCAGGCTTCACTTTCAAGAAGGCAGTCTGAGATTATTGATGGTGGCACTCCAGGTGTTGTCTCAGCGTCTCTGGAAAACGGAACATTTTTTGAAGATTGTAATTAACAAACAAACATTTATTTAACGGAGGTTTCTCATGGCTCTCAATCGCGTCAAACAGTTCACAGTAAAGAACGGCGAGTTTCTTGGATCAATCGTTGCACACCAGTCCGGTTACTCCGGTGGTATGCCTTGTGCAATGAACAGCGCAGGCGAAATCGCACGCGCTTACAGTGATACCGGTTATGTAGGTATCTATGCCAATGGATCAGATGTTGATCCAAGTGGTGACCCAGTCACATTCTATGCCGGTAATGGTATCTTCACCCTTGAAAAAGGAAAGAATGAAGCTGCTTACCCATACAATGAAGCACTTACATTCGTACCTGGCGAAGGCGCTGGTATCCTTGCAGGTGAGTGGGTTAACTCTGGTCAGGCAACTGATAAGGCTCGAGTTCTTGCAGTTGGAGCAGTTGCAGGTGGCATCACCAGCAGCCTCACACTCTTGTTCTTGAACTAACAATTCCGTGTGGGCGAGCGGTCTAACCCGCCGCTTGCCTGCACGTTAAATTTTGAAATGGTTGGACAGAAATATTAATCAGAACCTAATAGTCCATTAGCTGAAAAACAGCAGGACATAAATATAGGTTGTACAAACAACATAACAAGGAGTCTCAAATGACCACAGGAACGATGAAAAATTCTTCCTTGCAGCGGGAAGCTACCAAAGCCGCACTGATTCGCCGTGAAGCGGATCTCCAGGCTGCGATGAAAAGTCCTACAGGGCTTTCCAAAATTGCTGCTAACCTTGCGTCCCCAGTACGCAAGTATCTCGATTATATCGGGATTTTTCGTAAATTTGCCGTAACAGAAGGTTGGCCTGATGGTATGCCTATGATTTACGACAACGATATCGAAGAGTTTACCGCCGCCAAGATTGGCGCAAACGGTACAACTCGTATCATCGAAGTACAGGTTGAAAGAACCACACTCGATGAGTTCGAAATCGTGGTAAAGCCAAAAGTTCCATACGCAGAACTTTACAAGCGCCTCTACCAGGTGATGAAGCGTGTTAAAGAACGTCTTGAACAGGGCATGGCTCTGCGTGAAGACCTTTACGGATTCAGTCTTCTTGAGACAGTGTCTCAGCAGCTGAACGTAACAACCGCTGTCACAACATACTTAACAAAAGACGCTCTTGCCAAAGCCTTCACTGAGGTTGAGAAGCATCGTCTTCGCGTTAAATCTGTTCTGATGTCACCGTTTGGTATCCAGGGTGTACGTCGTTGGGATTATCTCATGGTTGACAATGTCGCCCGTGAAGAAATTCGTAAGAGCGGCTACCTGGGATCAATTTGGGACGCTGATATTTATATCAACGATCAGGTTACTTCTGGTACTTTCTACATTATTGCGGAACCTGAGTTCACAGCTTGGATGCCTATCCGTCGTGATGTTGATGTTATCCCAGCAGATGACCCAGACAATCTGCTTCTTGGATTCGTAGGCTATGAGTTGCTCGGCATGACCGTACACAACGCAAAAGCTGTTTCTAAGGGCACATTTAACACAGCAGGTTAATTTAGGGGTGAGGGGTGGCAAACCACCCCTCCACCTTTATTTTGTCTCGTGTTTTATTAAGTTGTTCATTGACATCCCCAATTCGAGGGGTTGCTTGTCGGCTCCTCGGATTCCCTTTTTATAGTAAACACATCTTGTATGGATGTGTTGAATTTTTCACACGAGAGATCCCAATAACGGGGTTTCTTAACTTTAGGAGGTTTCTAATGCAGGGTACGTCGTCCGAATTAAACGCTGGCACAAATGCCGGTGATGTTGACACAAAGGCTGGCATAACTGCCGCCGACAAAGATTTGACCACAGTTAAGACAAAGATACTGAGTCCCGCAGAGGTTGCGGCTCGAAAAGAAGAAGAAAAAGCACACAAAGAATCGCTCGAAGAACGAGCAGTTCCCGCTACTGGTAATCCAAACGCCACTATTGCAGACCCCATGATGCAGCGAGTTGAACCTCGTTACAACCTGGTGCAGAATCAATCCTTGATGGCCCTCATCGTCCCTGACTTGAAAACTAACTCAGAAGATACAGGACTTATGCTGTACCCGGGTGAAGTTATCAGGCTCACAGACTTCTACTCTCCAATGGAAATCAATCGCTCTAAAGGCCTGCGTTATGCAGCTTCTAAGCTGACTGGTTTGAATGGTAATTTTGCTCTGATTCCGCTTGCTAATGAAGAGCAGGCTGATGCGTTCAAATTACCCGAGAAACAGAAGTATCCGAAAGGCACCATCATTGAGGACCAGCAGGTTAATGATTTTGACCGCCGGTTTGATGAATTGGAAATGCGGGATGCCAAGCGGGAAGAAAAACTGCTAAAGAAAACTTTAGCAGGCCGAGTAACACGCATGCATGGCGCAGCGCCAGCTAACGTATAATCCGGTTATCGTTTTGTAATTTGTGTGGCAGTGCAGGTATTCATCTTCACTGCCACTTTTAATATAAGGATGAAACATGATCAGAATATTCGCAGATGTTAAACCAGATGCTGATGTAGCCTATTTGACCGCCGCTATTGTGCGAGATGCCATGGTGGCTAAATTTAGAGAGTTATTTGGTCGTGAACCGGTCACCAGTGAACAAGGTGATCCTATGGTAGTAAAGGATGCTCGGGTTCCTGATATTATCCTGGGTGGTGTAGACCATGACATCATCCCTATCCTTAAAGCATGCGGAATTGAGAATTCAAAAAATGCCGAAGATGTGCTCCCTGAAATAAATGGAGCAACCTTATTATATGTGATACACGACGACGATCCCGCCAGCATTGCTCTGGAAGGTGTAAAAGAATATGCAGAGTTGGCGGCCGATGCCCGTGAAGTAGTTGCTACAGATGCTGCCTCCAGCGCCAATCTCACGATTGAAGATGGCACTGCTTATCTTCCTAAAGCCACATCCACTATTGAAATCGGTATCTATGTTGACAACCAAGGATTAGCGGAGGAGTTTCAATATCGGCTTAAAAATGAAGGTGGGGAAGACCTGCCGCAAGATAAGAAAGTACAAATTTTTGATGAGCTATTTGGAGATTTACCTGGTGGTGAATCCAACAAAGAGCAGGCTGTGCGGGTTACTCTAATGGCTGTAGTGGGTTTGGAGGGTGCTCTGCCCGCCAGTCAAAAACCAATCGCAGATAACATGGTAGCTCCAGGTCCGGGTGGGCAGGCAGAGGAAGTCCCTCAATAAGGGAGGTTAAAATGACGGAACCTATTGAACCCGTAACACCAGAAGAAATTCCAGCATCTGAATTGCCTATACCAGGTACATCCGGTTATCTGGAAGAAGACGTAGGCCAGAAGAGCGCGATGCGTCTCATGTCCCTCATTACCTGTATAGGTGGCGTAATCATTTGTCTCATTGTGGCAGTCTGTAGTTTAGCCGGGGATGTGGATACTGGGACTGCTATGCAGGCGGGGACTACCCTACTTGGCTTTGCGTTTGGCGGCAAATTGCTCCAAAAAGTGACAGAAAAATAATTCGAAAGGAATAGTATATGAAACAAATCAATCAGGCCGTAGCAACACTCATTCGCCAGGCGGCTGTGGCAGGTAATAAAAATCCTTCCATTAATCAGCTTAAGACGTTAGCCGTGGCCCTGGGAGATCAGGCGGCTGCGAGATTCTTTGTCAGTGCGTCCATAGCTGACTTAGTAGCCGTACGCAAGGCGATAGCAGCCATTGTCAATGGTGAAGAACCGAAGACCATTAGTGATGGGGTAGGAGGTGCTTTCGGTATGAGCACTCCTAAAGAAAGTAAGCTACCTTCTGAAGAACAAGATCGCATATACACACCAAAACCGGTATCACGCACCACTGAGGAGCAGAAGGATATTAATGCTCGTAAAAAAATAGAGCAGGAAGACAAGCAGCCACTCACTTCCGACCGTGCGACTCGTAAGCCTGCCGTAGATGCGCCTCTTAAAGAAAAAACCGATCCTAAATTTAAGAAGATTCTCGATAGAGGTGCGGGACATCTGGATGAGATTGCAAAAGAAACTCAGCCTAAAAAAGCTGGCTTAAAAAACCCCTACATCGCTGCTAATTATGAAACTAAAGAAGATCCCACAACAGATACACTTCTGGACGGCTGCACAGCCACAGACTGCGAATTCAATACTGGCGGTACTGAAGGCGGTTGTATGCGACAGCGCATGTCAGTATTTTTTAACAATGGGGTTGCTGAATGTCTGTTTTATGGCGCAGCGGGGACAACTGCTTCGCTGTCTACAAACTTCGCCACATACGCCAACCGTATTAAGAAGGGTGAGTCTGTAGAAAAGGTGTTTGCAGACTTATCAAATAAACTCAGAAAGGCCTCCTTTAGGCCGCTTGCGCGACGCAAGTCTTTTGCAGTGATTAACTCTGGTGATCGCATCTCCATGGATACAGCTACTACAGGCCCAGTTGATGTGACATTTGAAGATGGTAATATGACCGCCGAAGGTGAACAACAGCTGATGGGTAAAGACCCGGCAGGTAATGTTATCATGATACTTCCAAAAGGTACAGACCCCTTACAAATTAAGGATTCAAACGGATGACCACTGAGGATCAAGTAAGAGATTCGAACTACTTTCGCAACGGGCCTGATATGGCTCGTGGCGGCGGTGAAGGTGGGTCTCTAAACGTTCCAGATATGATTGAGCAAATAAAAGCACCTATACGTGATGCGGAAGACGCACGTAGGCGGCAGGAGGTACGACATGGCAATTAACGCCCTTCCAGGCACTGAGCTTGCAGCAGCCCCAGGTGCACAACTCCAGGGCATCAATGTTCAGGGTCTCGATATTAATAAAGACCACTGTAGTATCAATATCGACTGGATTGACCCTAAGACGCAGTTATATTTTGACCCCAGCCCAATATCAACTACAGTCACCAAAGATAGTGTTGCCTATAGTATACCAAAAATTTTAGTTCCACTATCTCGTAAAGATGACTCCGTTGGTGTGTGGATGTTCGAGTTTTTAACTAACGGTATGGAGCCTGGTTCTTACGTGTTGACTTTTACAGGTACAGTTCCTGGTACATCTGACACAGTTATACACCAACTAGGTTTCACGGCTTCACAAGCACCTATTGAACAATATTTCATCGGTGCTCTACGTGCTAAGTTGTGGGATAAACGGGCAAGCAGATATCTCATTGATGACAATCAGCGTACACGCTGGACAAATGGGGAATTGTACTCCTTTCTCGATGACGCCCGTATTAAGATGGGTCAGACGCCTCCTGCGCCTGGACTTATCTCTTGGGAGCAGACTTTTGCTGGTGGTCACGACCTAGTATTGACCGGTGGTTTTATTGCTGCTCTGGAGGCCGCTGGCATATTTGAGACCTGGAATAAATTTAACTACGGGGATGAGTTGACATTAAACGTCGATAGAAGTGCTTTCTTTCAGAATGCTCAATCTTTGAAGCAGCAGTGGTTAGTATCTATTCAAGCGTGGAAGAGAGATGCTGCATTTCATAAGTTGGCAGGTGGTATCGGTATGGCATCGGGAAAATTTCCTTTGTATTACACCAGACAGCTTAGTCTGCTTCCTCATATGTCAAATACTTTCTACGGGTAACTATATGTCAAAAGTAAATATGACAGAGTCTCCAGAATTCAAAGCCTGGTTCGGCGATAGTAAAGTTGTTGACAGCACCGGACAGCCGTTAGTGGTGTACCACGGGACAAAGAATAATTTTAATACCTTTGATGCGTCAAAACAACTAATTGGCTGGGCAGGAAGAGGTTTCTATTTCACTAAAAACAGAGAAGAAGCTGAAAACTACGGAGGAACTTTACTTGAAGCCTATCTATCAATTCAAAACCCATTCATAGTACAAACTGACACAGTAAATCCTGACAGCACAGTTAATTGGTCTGCTGGTATTTTAGAGCAGATGTCTAATGCGTATCCTGAATACGACACAAGAAATCCTGACCCCTCTGAGATTTTAAAGAAGCACGGTCATGACGGTATCTTTTGGGGGGACAACATAATCGCGTTTTATCCCACACAGATTAAGTCCGCCACGGGTAACAGCGGTAAGTTTGACGCGCAGGACCCGAATATTGTTGCCAGTGTCACCGCCAGCACTCAGACTGATAGCCAGGCGTTCAAGGCGTGGTTTGGTGCCTCAAAGGTCGTTGATGCTCAGGGGCAACCGTTAGTGGTATACCATGGTACTAATTCTGATTTTAAGTTATTTAAAGAACACCCTGGCTGGAGTAGATCAGGATTTTATTTCACACCAGACCCTGCAACAGCTTTAGAATATACTGATGAGCGAAATATTAGTGATACCGGAACGCCTCGTATTTTACCCGTATATCTTTCCTTGAAAAATCCTTTGGATGTGCGAGAAGGTTGGCCAAGTAACGTGGCGGAAGAACTCGACCATGTTGTTAATTATGAGTGGTTAACAACTTTACCCCCTTCGCAGTTTTGGGAAGCTATGGATGGGGATGTTGGTGTTGGTTTACGATATGCTCTTAAGGATTTTGGTTATGATGGTTTGATTGGGGTAGAAGCAGGTGTTATAACTTACGTGGCTTTCGATCCCGAACAGATAAAAAGCGCCACGGGTAACAGCGGTAAGTTTGACGCGGATAATCCAGACATTACCGCCAGCCTTACCGCCGGTAGATGCCCTTCGACCACAGCCCCACAGCTACCGAAGTTAATGAGTCTTAAAAAGCAGGCTGCTAATTTTTGGGTGGCGCCTAATGGTAAGGGTACAATGTTGGATGGAGAATCACATGGTGAATATGTAATTAATAAAATTCTTAAAGACAAATCATTAGCTACTGCACCTCAAGAAATGGTATACCAACTTGCTTTTGATAAAGGCTATGCTCGTATGGTGACTGAGGGAGATGATATTTTTATAGAGGCTACTTCAAATATGTCACCGCAAGTAAAGGCATTAATAAAAGATTTACTAAAAGATGCTGCTAAACTTAGGGGGCATGCTGTTTTAACTCTTGATGATGTAGATTATGAATCAGATAACCTAATTCAATTACGAGAGCTTCTTCAGAAATCGGGGTTAGCAACCACAGCTGCTGTTTCGAACACACAGCTGTCGAAGCCGATGAGCCAAGTTAAAAATTCCGCCAAGCTGGTTTATCATGCCACGGATGCAGATTTTGATACCTTTAATATAACAGGTTTTGGTGCCCACTTTGGCACCCGGGAGCAGGCCATCTCACGTGCTAATGATAAGGGGATACAGAAGCCCCGCATAATCACCGCACGACTGACTCTTAATAATCCTTATGATATAGTTTCCGATTTAGGCGACTGGGAAGATATGGATATGCTTGAAGAGTACCTGGCAGAAGCTAATGAAGGACCATTCACAGATGCTGAGTTTGCACAGTTTAAAACTCCTGAAGATGTACGCCGCGGTATGGAGGCCAAGGGATACGATGGCGTGTTATATGAGAACCAGTTTGAAGGTGATGATTCCAATGCCATATCTTATATTGTCTTTTCTCCTGAGCAGATTGAGATTGTTAAAGCCCGCCGAGTAAAAACAAATAAAAATTTTAGTGTACTTGGTACTGCCGATTTACCTCTTGAATCTGTGTCTAAAGTTATGTATCATGGGGAAGGCACAGGTGCAGGCTTTGGTTCTGATTTAGGTGCGGGTATTTACTGGGCAGAAACCGAGGACTATGCGGAAGTATTTGGTGATGTCGTGACTATGGCCAAAGTGCAAGTTGACAATGTTCTTTATGCAGATGAGGAACTCTTATCCGACCTATCAGAATCAATCAGCGGTACTCGTGACTGGCCGGAAAACCAAATGTTATTTGATGAACTAAAAGCACGCGGCGTCAAGGGTATCTACCATTTTGCAATAGATGAATCCGAGAATGAATTTGTAGACTGGACGATGACCACTAAGGCACTGTTGAAAACCGCAGCTAAAAAACCTACGGTTTTCCTGGGTGGGGAAGTTCAGACGGACTGGCGGGAAGATGTTATTGATGAATTAGCCACAGATTTAAAATTGATTGACCCGGTTGATGATGATTGGAAACCGGAAGAAAATATTTATGAAGAATTAACCGACCTTGCAACTGCGGATGAAGTAGTGTTTCTTAATGGCGGCGAAGGGACTAAAAAAGAAAAGGCATTTCTTGATGCCCTAGATAAACCTTATGAAGAATTTACGGAGGTTGAGGACTTGATAGGACACTTAGAAACTCTCGCAGGAGCTGCGCATTCTAAAGGTTGCTTAATGCTGCCTGTACCTGCCCGTATCTCCAATCATCTGCTTAAGGACATCGTAAGTGAGTATGTAGACCCTGCTGATTTAGTACCGGAAGAAGGTACGCTGATGGGCGTGGAATCACAAAGCCACGTCACTCTGCTTTATGGTTTACCTGCGGACACTGATGCAGAACATATTCAGGCAGTATTGAGTGAGGAATTTACAAAACCCATCACTTTAAATATTGGTGAAGCTGTGGAGTACTTCGACCATGATGACAAAACAGTTGCAGTGATTAAAGTTGACAGTCCCGAATTACATGCCTTGCGAGAAGCTATAGAGTATTTAGCACCAGACCAGACCTATCCCGTTTATCAACCACACATCACGTTATGCTATCTTAAACCGGGAACAAGGTTAGAAGGTGTGAAAGTACAGCCCTTTTCATGGCAGGCAGATGAAGTGATATTCAGTCAGGCAAACGATGAGCAGATTATTATTGGGTTACATGGGGCAGATGAGTCCGATGCAGTAGAGGTACTGAGTGGGTACATGCGGAAGGAGTGGAGGTAGCTCATGGATTTTGGATTAAAAGTTAACCGAGTACTTTCGCAAGCCGGTAATTTTGTTACAGACCTGGCGTGGATTCACGTGCGGGGTGTCCAGGGCTACAACATATATCGAGCAGAGGAAAATTCTGACGATCCAAATGACTGGTACAAAGTAAATACTAAAATTTTACGAGTTAACTACTTCCAAGACCGAGGCATGACCGGCGACCCTGTAAATAATGACCGCATTACCTGGTTTTATAAAGTTGTCCCCGTGTTACAAGATGGTTCTGAATGGAAGTTATCTCAATCTAAATCAGAAACTTTCGATGTACCTCTCGCAGGCATGCAGCGGTTTATTGCACCTACAATTAGATCTCGTACTCATATGATGTTGGACCCTGCTCGTTTTAGTGCGGCAGAAGTTGTACACTTTTTAGTGCGTATGTGGGCCGGCATTTATTGCGATTGTATCGATACACGCAGTAGAAAAGTAGACGCAAATTGTTCTAAATGCTTCGGCACAGGCTATGCTGGCGGATACGAGCTAATTGAGAACGTATATTGTCGCATAAAATCAGCTCCTACTTCATTAGCTGGAGATTCAGGTGGTATTACCTTAAAAGAACGCACCACAGGCACTATCGCCACTTATCCTAGACTCACAGAAGCTGATATTGTGATTCGAAAACACAACGTGCGGTACCGTATTCGTGATCCTAAAGAACGAGCTATTCAGGGATACGTGACTGCGCAGGCGTTCACATTGGATAAGATGCAACTTTATGATATGGCATACCGAGTTCCGGCACCGCCAATTGTGGAGCCTACACAGCGAACAAACCGCGGTGCAGGTGTTAGTAATGTGCTTAGTTAATAGAGGGTAATGCAATGGCAAGTAGTTGTTCTTGTTCGTCTAGCTCATCCAGTTCCTGTTCTAGCAGTAGCTGTTCATCTCTCAGCTCGGAGTCCTTCTCTAGTAGCTCAAGTCAATCTCTACTCATAGAGCAGCCGCAACGTAATCTAATGCACGACCCCGAACATGGTGGTGTTGTGTTTGGAAGAGGTGGATCATATCCACATTACAAAATTTTGAACACAATGGATTACCGGCAACCAATACAGAAAACTACTCGTACAGGTGTGGGTATTGGTCAGGGTTTCTATGGTAGCAAAACTTCCTTCTCTCTTTCCAGCTGTTCTAGTAGTTTCTCATCCTTCCCCTCAATTTCGAGCAGCAGTTCCAGCTACTCCAAATGTTCCAGTAGCTGCTCCAGTAGTAGCGTACATGCTTAAGATATCTTTTAAACCAAATCCTGCGGGTATAGAGGCTTATGCCCGGGCTAAAGTTTTGAGTAGAATTCGAGAGCTTCAAGCTCGGTCTGATAAAACCTTTACGCTGGAAATTGCAGGTCAGACATATCATCTAAGGTACGAGCTGTCTGATGCTGGTGTGGTCACCATTTTTACTCAAGATGGGCAAAATATAGGCTCGGCTGTGCGACCAAATTTGCAATTGAATGTGGGGCAGTTTTTACTTCCGGTAGCGGAGTCACTATCTCTTGACCAGGTTGATGGCGGGTACAATCCTGATGTGTTTCAAACCCCAGTTTATGAATTTTATGAAAACGGATTAAGTCCTGAAATCGGGGCAGCAATCATGAAAAAGATAGAATCAACAGGTTTTTTAACACTTTTAGGCATAAATTAGTACCGCACTAGTCAAAAACTCCATAACCCAGTTCAACATTGTGTTCAATAAGTAGGTGAGCTATGCTTATTTAATTGGAACTGTATATTTATGGCAGCAAGAACTAGATTTAATATTTCTGTAGAAGACCGTTACACACGGTATGGGATTGAAGAATTAACTCTTCACCTGTACGAGTATTCAATAATTGTGAACGATGACTATACAATAACCGGGACCAGAGCAACTAATTCTTCCGGTCTACCTATTGTAGGTATAGATGAGGGTGATGGCCAGTACAGTTTCTCCGAGGTTGAATACGGTGAATATGTAGTTGTTGCTTACAAGCCTGGCCTACGACCACAAATCGTTAACGGCTACAGCCGCTTTATCATCCTACCTAAATTAGCATCTGATGAAATCGCAGGTAGTGCCACTGATACAACTGATTTAAAAACTAAGATAAATGAGCTTACCCAGTACATTTTAGATAACAATAGTGGTTGGACGGGCACACCTCCGACATTGATTGGATAGGTAATACAATGGCAATGGACCCAAGAGCAGGTAGTGGATTAGCGGGTGACTCGCTGCTGCATCACCTGAACATGACAGCGAACGTTGAGAAAGGCGGTCTTGCCGAATATACAGACTGTACCTTTATCTTCGGTTTGTCTGAGACAGTATCCAGCCATGTGATCTATGCGTTACAGGATTTTTTCCAGGCGACAAAGATGGGTCGGGCTTTTAATGACCGACTAAAGAAGGTCAATAAAGAAGTAGTTATTATGGACGAGTTTGCCCCTGATACCCAGAGGCTGCCACAAGTGGTTGTGAAGTCTATCCCGACAGATCATGTGCCCGTCAGTTTAGGTAACAGGCTTGGTAAGGAAACATTCCGAGAACAGCTGTTTGATGTTTATGGCGGAATGGCAAACATGAGCACATCTATTGATATTTATGAGTCAGGAAAAGCCAATGTGTGCGCTTTGGCTGACGTTATTTTTTTATCATTTATGCAATATGTCCGTGACCGCTTAATACGCATTAACATTACTCCACAACCCCAGGTTAAATTTTCCAGTGCGGCTAAAGTGTCAGGTCCTTTGGTGGGTGGTGATGTGTACCGTATAACATTAGTTGTGCCTATAAGCAGTACTTGGAAACAGTATCTCGAAATAGAAACTCCGGGTGTTAGCTCGTTTGAGTCTCAGTCAACCCCAGAATAATAGTAAACTAATTTTAAAGGAGAAGTTACATGCCTTATCAAAAACCAAGTGTGCAGACCGAACGAACAGGTCTCCCGGGAACTCCGCTCGGTAACACCAGCTTTTTTATTCCAACGGTAATCGCCAAAACACTTGGTGCTGAAACTGGGATGAGCCGTGTTGCTGAAGTGTCGGGCGATGCGGAAGCAAGCCCAGTATTTATTGATGGACTTTTAGTACAGGTAGGCGATACGCTTAACTATGAAAAAGTTGCGTTCAGCAGTTCTACCAAGAAGACTGTGGGTCTTCAAAGACTACCAATCCAAAACATATTGACAGTATCAACAGATCATGCCAATCCATACAAACGTGAGTTTGTTGAGGGTATTGATTTCACAGTTGATAAAGCCACAGGTGTTTTGGACTTTACCAGTGCGCCAGTTGTTCCAAATCCTGAACTTGATGGTCTTGTCGAAGGCACAGGCGGGTCAATTGTTGCTGGCACATACAATGTCGCAGTTATGGCTACAGATGCTAATGGTAGCCTCTCCCTTGCAGCGGAAGGCACAATCGTCATTGGTTCCAGCTCAGCCACTTTGACTGTCCGTTGGGGTAAAATTAACAATGCTTCTGGATATAAAATCTATATCAAAACATCAGCCGGAAGTGCTGCACAGTACTCTCTGCCAACAGAAGGCACCATTTCTTCGGGCGCCACGACCTCCGTCATATTATCCGCCGCGGTTGTTAATGGTGTTTTATCCTTACCTGCAACCAACGGTACGCAGCACATGCCTGCTAACGCTGGTGATGTGTTTGTTAACTACACGTATCTCGTTTACAACTACAACAGCCCTAAGCGGTATTTTGATACTGAAATTCTTCAGCAAGATCATGGCATTGGTTCCGAAGTTGCAAATGCAGGAAGATTGATCTTAGGCCCTGCCGGTGTAGGTGCTGCTGCTGGTTCTATGTACGCTGTTGCTCCTGAAGTATCTAACGGAGAGATTGTTGGTTATCAAAATGCCATCAGTTCTTGTGAGTCCATTCAGGAACTCCTGTTGCTTGCTACCAGTAGCTCCAGTGATACTGTTAATGAAACTCTGGCTGCACATTGTGCGGATATGAGTGAACCAGGAAATGCTCGTGACCGCTTTTGTTTTGTTTCCACAACTTCTACTATTCAGGCAGATACAGACGTATCGAAAGTTACAGCTAAGATTTTGGCTCTTAATGGAAGTAATCGTGTAATCTTTACAGTTACGGATGGTGGGCACCCACAGCTTGTTAACTGGCAAAATACACCAGATAAACTTTGTGTTATTGATGGCGCAACTAAGACCACCAGCTATACTGCAAACCTTGCGGTTGATGGTCAATGGCATGCAATCGCCATGATGGGTATGGTGTCTGCTTTGGCCGACCCCGCAGTGCCTCCAACAAACAAGCAGGTTTATGGTATCACGAGTGGGGTAGAAGGCACAGTTCGCTTGTGGAATGATAGTCGTAAAAACGCTATTGCAGCCGTTGGTGGTACAATTCTTGAAGACCGTTACAATAACTTGTTCGTTCGACACGCTCTCACAATCAGTCAGGCTAGTATCGAGGATTCTGAAATATCGATCGTGCTTGCTGAAGCCTATATGGCAAAGCGTCTGCGTGATGCACATCAGCAGTTTATTGGTCAGAAGTTGACAAATAATCTGTTGGCTGCTGTTGCTTCCACAACTAAGAAGGTATTGGATGGTCTGGTTGCTGACCAGATTATCAGAAGCTACACGCCTGCTAATGTATTCCAGGATACCGTTAATCCTACAAAGGTTTTTATCCTGTTTAATTACAAACCTATTTACCCAACAAACCAGGTGAAATTTGAATGGGGCTTTGACCTTGCAGGATAATGTAAACAAAAACCAATTTTAAGGAGATTCATACAATGGCTGGAATAATTACAGACCTTAACAAACTTGGAGGAGTTCCGCAAAGTGCAAGTCGCCACGTGGCGATGAGCACCTGCTTCGACATCTTCCTTGACACGACCCTTATTGGGTTTATTAGTTCACTAACTCTGGGTCACACACGTACAGTGACTCAGATTCGCCACCTGAATAGTGTGGATGCGGGTATCGCCGTGGACACGACCGTCACCCCTGATGCTATCACCCTACAGTACGCTGGATTTTATGTATATTCAGCATCAGATGCTGCCAGAGCTACAGAGTTTGGTGCAGCATTTGCGGCAAAAAATGCAGCAGTAGGTCCTTCTGGTGGTCGTCTGTCTGGGATAGGTCTATTGATGACCTTAGACCAACAGAATACACCATTTGATATCGTGGTGCGTCACGCCTATAATGCAGGTATACCTCTTACTGATAACAATGCCACAGGCACAATTGTTGGAGTATACAAAAACTGTACTTTAGCGTCAATGAATGTGCCTATTCAATTGTCAGCAGCGGCGGTGTCAGATAGTGGTAGTATTTCTGTTGGTTATGTTGCCAGTGCTAATTCATAAGCATTGACCTAGAGTCAACTGAACAATTTGTAGCAAAAGGATGAACTATGGCAGGAACAACTGCATCAGGTGGAAACCGAACTCAACCAGACATATTATTTGATCTGACTCCTGAAGACGATGTAAAACTTCAGGAGTCAGAGCTTCTTCAACTTGTAAACTACGGTCAATTACAAAAAACAGTTAAATTATGTGGTGTTGATGGGCGTGTATACAAGGTTGAGATGGCCTTATTGTGGGATGAAGATTATATCGACATTCTGCGCAGAACATCTAATTATGCCAATGATCCTCTATTACGTATAAGATTAATGCGCCGACTAAAGCTGCACAAAGCTATTCAAAAGATTGACAAGCGTTCTTATGAGGATAAAGAGGATGTGGTTACTCAACGAGAGTTGTGGTTGATACTGAATCGTATGGCGGATAAACAAGTAGAAATACTTAATGCCCTATATGAGCAGATTGAGCTTGAGCGTGATGCCACGATGTACAAGGCGGTTCAGCAGTTGTCGGATGTACTTAATGATACTATGCCAAAAGATTTTAGGAAATCTACCGAAACCGCTGGCGGTAGTCAGACTGACCATGAAGCAGTGTTTGCTAATGCCACTAATAATCAGAAGCAACAAGTGCAGGCCATAGAGGACACTATTATTGGTGCTGTAGAAGGTAAGAAATCAGAAAGCCCATCTAAAGACCCTGTAGCCGCCAGCCCAAAACAGAGTTTATAATTATGCAAGCATCGTCTTATAATACAGAGTTACCACTTACCTCTCTTAATACAGAGGATTTGGTTATGCAGTTTAAGGTGATGAAGGCTCTGGGTTATAATAGTTTATTTGATGAGGGTTTCAGAAGGGAGCTTAGGAACCCTTTTCGGCGTATGATGTACTACAAGGTGGTTAGCGCTGAAGAAGGTATGGACAGCTTACGACTTACTAATATTCTAAAATCAACAGCTGACCGTATTGGTTTTTTAGCCAATCCTTCAGATGCTCATAAGATTCTAAAGCAAGAGCAAGAAAATAAAATGCAAGATCCTGAATATGCTAAAAACATGTCTACAGATGGTCGTGAAAAATATGAGTCTGCTATTAAGGAATATCAACCACCATCCGCAGGGGCGTTAACTCAAATCAAACAAATTCTTAAGGAACCTCATGGACATCGCTAATTCTATAGGCAGTATGGATATAGCGGGATCAGCGGATTCTGCAAAGTATATGCAGGCCATGTTGGATTCTATGGTGGAAGTTTCGCTGTATACGGAGAAAACCGGAGATACATTAGCTAAGACTAATGACCAGTTGAATTCAATGGCACAGGCTAATCAAAAATCGCTAGATGCCATGGCCATGTACAATACGCTTATGATGGCTGCCAATACAACAACGAGAGAGATGTTGAATAGCAACCGGGAATTAACAGGCATCTTATCCGAGCATATTGCTAAGAAAAATGAGCTTATTCAGAAAGATCAGGAACAGGCACGAATAGCGTCTGACCGTAAGAAACAGGAACAGGAAGAAGCTACTCGAGTAGCAAGTATACAAGGTACTGCGGCTACCGCAACCAAAGCAATTAGTGACCCCAGTAGTTTAATAAGTAGTGGTTTAAAAATGTTAGGCCCAGAGGTAGCTGCTATCGCGGCGGTCACCGGTGCAGCTGCAAAGGCTGTATATGGCACCTATCGAGACTATGAGAAGATGGAACGCGCAGGCGGTGCAGAGGGACAGATCTCTATGGGAGATTCCCTAAATATCGGCTGGACAGCTAAGATGAATAAAATGTTCTTAGGAGTAGACGAAGCCGAGACTCGTAAAGCCGTAAGTACCTTAACCAGTATCGGCGGTATTCGCGGTGATCAACTTGGTAAATCCTTAGATGGATTAGCTGAACGGGCAGAAAAAGCAGGAATGAGCGTTGGGGAACTGGCTGCACAAGAAGCCAATCTAATACGCTTAAGAAATAGTGGTGGAGGTATGCTAGATGCCGCCGGTTCCGCAGAAAGAGTAAAAGAAATTACCAATCAGGCTGAGTACATTCAAAATACGGAGAAATTAGACGTCTCGTTTACAAAAGATGTAATGGCATTAACAGCACAAATAGCCCCTTATGTGAAAGACAAATCAGGTAAAAGGCAAGATGTAGGAGATACCGGAGATATGGTGGTTTCCATGCTTCAGGTAGCCTTACAAAAGCAGGTCTACTCAGGTAATTTTAAAAAAGAGGACTTATATAAATATATCATGGAAGGAGTCACCCAAGGTCGTGATTTGGGTGATATATCTAAGAGTATCCCTGAGATGGCCAAAGGTGCCGGAGATAAAACAACCGGGGATGTAGCTCGTTTCGCAGAAAAATTGGTACCAAATTTACTAAAGAGTTCAAATTCTTATTCAGAAGCCCATAAGAAGGCCGTCGAAGCCGTAAGTGGTTTTACTGAGGGGGTCATGAATGGTGCTTATGATGTGGGTATCTTAACATCTTCCATTGATGATTTGACTTTGAGACTCAAACAGTCACCAAAAGAGGCACAAGATTTTGCTATTGAATTTAGTAAACTAGGTAAAAAATTAGACTTTGATGGAAACATATTTGCAGGTGCTGCTAGAAAAATAGGTACTGATATGTTGGCAATTCATGGTAATGCAGATGCAGCATATAAAGAAGGTACTGAAGTGGTGACTAACTTTTCTAAAGAAATAGCGGCTGGACAATTATCCGAGGCTGATTTAATAAAAACGCATCAACAATTGCGTACCACGTATGATATGAGTCAAAAAGGGTCTGAAGGTTTTATAAAGAGTATGCTTAGTATTCAAGGAGTTACAGATGTCGCCGCTACTAAATTAACAGGCTGGTCATTAGAGATTGCTAACAGCCTCACTCCATATATGTCTCAGACAGAAGCGGTGACTATGGGCACTAAATCAATGTTGACTTTTGGCCGGCTAATAGAAGAACATAAGGTCTCTATTGCGGATGTTACAAGCATAACCAAAACCCAACGAGATGTTTACATGTCCAGTGGTGCGCAAGTATCTGACATGTTGGTTGGGCTATCGCATGTGATTGAAAGCACCAATGTTCGTTTTGAAGAGTTGACAGGTTTTTTAACCAACTCAGCTAAGACTATGAATTTTTATGGGCGTGAACAAACCGAAGGTGTCGCTATGTTCATGTCTTTCAATAAATACATGAAAGACGGTACGTTAGCAGTAGACTCCTTTAACGAGTTACTAAAAGGCCCTGCCGGAGCTTCTGAAGGCATGCGTGCGATGATGCATCAAAGTCTAATAGGCACAGGTGGAGAGCTAGGAGCTGCGTTTGATAAAGCTGGTGTAGGTGCTGGTATTGATATCTTATTACCCGATATTATGCACGCTGCAAGCGGTGGTAAAGTATCAGGCGCTCTGGAGTCTGCATTTGGTAAAGGTAAAAGTAAAGACTTTTATAAAGGCATGGCTGAAAAGATCACAGGCGCACAGCGCGATATGATCATGGAGATGGTCGGCGGGGCTGCGGGGACAACGGATGTTAACGATCCTCAATTTCAATACATACTATCTAAGATGGGTCCCGCTATAGGCACAACTATAAAAGGTGTCGGTGAAGGCAGGGAAACAGGTATGGGTTTCTTAACTAGCGGTAAACTCCCCACTATGGATGCCAAAAGCAGTGAAAAGGACTTAGCAACTGCTTATAGCAGCTTTGGAAAATCAACATCTAATTTTGAGAAGGCTGTGAATAAACTGTTAAAGGGTGCTGAAACAGGTGCAGTTGTGATAACCAATGAGAATGCCCCTGTTAAGAGAAATGCTAAAATAAAATAGTAATACACTTTGTGTAACAAGGATAGGGAATGAGTAACTTTAAAAATAATTTGCATAACAGCGGAGATTTTGGCCGAGATTTATTTGCGAATATGCACATTGCTACGATTATTCCCTTTTCAACTTTAATGATAGGGCAGAATAATGTCCCTGGTAAAAATAACAAATTAGGCGCCCTGGCTTTTATAGCTAAAGCTCTAGCAGCCAATGCTCTCACTTCGGCTGCACAATCTGTCACACCTTATTTAGAGGCTCTGGTGGCTGAGGCTTTGTTTATTGGCGGGCAATATTGGTATTACAAATTCCTGCTCAACCCGCAGAATGTTAATTTCTCACATACCAAGTTACAGGTAGTGGAAGAGACGTCAGATTTAACCATCGTCAATACCTACCGTAATGCCGCTTCTAATTTGTCTTTTAAAGGTATATCAGGTTGTACATTACCGCGAGAGTTTATGGTGGCCATGGGGTCTGAATCCGCCCTTCCTCGTGAAACACTTTCTCGATACCCTAAGTTATCCTCGGCATGGATTAAATTTAGACAGTTGGAAAAGTTCTATACGGAAATCAACAGTGATATTGTTTTAATGTATGATATGGATTTATATATTGGCAAGTTTGTCAGCTTTGGGTATTCTCTCGATGCTAATAACCCCTGGGTTATCAATTATGATATGGCTTTTAAACTATATCCTGATTTAATGTTACACACTTTGTCGGCATATGATTATACCACTTTCTTTAATGCTATGTTTGACCGATATGGTAGATCATTTGCCCAGGATTTTGAAGGTAAGTCAAAGGAGGCTAAGAAATAAATGTCTGGTTTACGTGAACGTGAAGCTCCTAAAGCCCGAGTATTGGCTTATATAAAAGACCCCTCATACGGGCCGGGTAAGCGTGTATTCGTGGAGCTAACTGGTTTTCGTAACGTCAATACTAATCTTTCCAGATCTGTTAATGGCACCGCTAGCGTTGCGTTTCCTAATTACAAGAGTTGTTTACTTCGTTACTTATCCAGTGATGACATTACAGGGGTAGAGACTGCTTCTACGGGAGGTGCAACCACCAACACATTTGCATTAAGTTATATGCAGCGATTAACAGGTATGGATAATTTGGGGGCTACTTTTAAAGGATTATGGAATGATGTCGTGTTATCTGAAGGTATGGATTCCATGGTACATCCTGTAGCCTCGGCTAATTTTAAAAATTATGGTCGCTCGCGTGGTGATGTGATGGATGGTAAAGATAAGAATACAATGTATCAAGTTTGGAAGAGTAAGTTAATGGCCTCTTTGATAAGTCTTGATTTATTTGACCCTATTTTTGTGGACTTTCTGGGACAAGATGGTTTTTGGTATGCTGGGTTCACGGGTTTAACAACTCAAATAGCAGAAAATTATAATAAGACTGGTGACCAGAGTGTTACTATAAACTGTCGGGATTTAAGCTGTTTACTTGATAATGTATCAGTGGTTAGTGGTTGGAACAGATTATCCACAGCTGAGCAGAATTCTAATTTACGTAATTTTGTGTATTCTACAGAAGCCAATACAGACTCCGCCAAGTACGCACCATTTGCTAACATTTTTGACAGCTTTACTTCTGTACAGAGTATAATAGAGGCAGTTATAAGTAGGGCGCAGGATATGTGGAGACTTGATGACCGTAATCAAGCTATTTTTAAAAATGTAGGTGTTAGTGCTTTTAAATTTGATACACAGGCCAAAAACGCTGACGGTACCGCCGCATATCCCTATTATGGTATTTCTGGTCGTCGAGGGTCTGTCCAACGTAGCGACTCCGAGGAACCATATGCCTTAAAACCAGAAGATTTCTTAAAAGAAAAAGATGATGACCTCACAATAAAACACTATATGTGTGTGCCTGATAATGATCTTTGTCGAGGCACCTGTATTCGGGGAACAAAGAAAATCTTTGTTGACCCGCTACTAATGAAATTTGACCAGATATTTATTCATAAAGTACTTAATAACTCACTTGCACTGTATAAAGATTCTTTGAAGTCTGCGGATCAAATACTCAATGATATTGTGGCTAAAATGATGGCCTATAAGTATTTTGATGCTAATGGTAATTTGATAATTGAGTTAGCACGACCCAATGCTTTTCCTAATCTTGATAAATATGGTGGGCGTAGCTCTTCAACTATGATATTGCACGAATTAGCAAAGACAGCTGATGACAAGGCTAAAGCCAAACCGTCAACAGGTTTAAAAGAACCTAAAACAGCCCCTGTTTTGAAAGGGCAGACTAAGGCTAAGTTTGCAGCTGCTAATAACATTACAGTAGATGATTTAATAAAACTAAACGGAGGGTTAACTAACACCAGCATTTTTATACTCAGACCGGGCAAATCTGTTGATTCCACCAAACCATCAGATTACGTATTGAATTACCCTTGTTCACCTATAGTAGGCGCAGCAGACACCACCGGAGCAATGACGGAATTAAAAAGTATGAACGTGCAACCTTTAGTCACATATATACTAAAAGCTGAGAAACAAGGTAAACAGAATTTAGATGATGATAATAGACTACTGTGGACTACTTTGCAATATCATGGTAAAAATTATGTACTTTCTCCTGATGACTTCCAATCTTTTTCATCTTCATTAAACGAAGCCGCATTAGTTACTGTTGTGGTATCTGATTCAATGTTTGAATATATCACAGTAGCTACAGATGTCGTAAACTCATCTCAGGCCATGCACGCGGTAGCTGTAGCTGATTACGACAAATTAGCAAAGCTGGGTGTTCGACGAACCCAGGTACAGACTTTGTTTAACGTAACCTGGCCTTCGCGAGAAACAGGGTCTAAGGTGTTATCATATCAAGCAGCAGCCATACTTGAGAGGATTAACGCCCTTGCAGATACAGGAACTATGACTCTTAATCAGCGCCCTGATTTACAATTAGGTAGGACAATCATTAATCCGATCAGAATGAAATCATATATTGTAGAGGGTATTACTAATAGCTGGACCCCGGGCGGATCGCATCTAACTACTCTTAAGTTAGAATACGGGCATCCAATGCATAAGACCTTAGAAGTACCCTGGTTATCTTTATTTACAGAACCTGATTTATTCTTTGGACCGGACGGCATAAATGTGCTTGAAAAAATACAGGCTAAAGATGCTAACGGAATGAATAAAACTGTGCAAGGTAACAGTTCTGAAAATTACTCAGGAGGCGGTACTAATGCCGCATAATATATGAGTCAAACACAAGCGTTTTCTGATAACTTAGTAGCCTCTGACATCACCTTTGAAGAAGGTACCATCCGAGGTCGTGCTAAACAGAATTTCCCTGGTTTAACACCCGCACTTGACGCCGCCAAAGTTAATGGCCCAGAAGGTGATAAGGGACAATATATTTGGATGGGATTATACACGGTGCAATTGGACCGTGGGTTAACAATATCCGATGTGGCGCACTTGTGCCAGATAGGAAATACTGGTGCACAAGACCAACGCTGCCTCCCCTACGGTGAACGAGTTACTGTTACCTGGCTTAATCGTAAGAATAACCAAATACCCGTCATCCTCGAAGGAACAACTTTGGATTTTTATGATAAGCAACTATTCGGATTGAATCAATTGTTAGACCCTGGTGAGCGCATCATTAGAAGTGCTATGGCCTCAACACCAGGAGCTACAGGGGATTTTCCTTTTGCCGATAATCAATTTGATAATCCCGCATCTTCTCCAGATAATGATGGTAAATTTGACCAAAATAGCGACAGCGTCATAAGAAATCCAGGTGCAGAAACTTTTTATGACAAGTTCGGGCGTCTTATTATGTTGACTCGTAATCCCGGCAATGAATATTTAGTGACACACGGGAAAACAGACACGGGTCAGGATGATGTCTCTGCACTTAAAAAAGTTGCGGATCAAGATTCTTATTATGAGCTTATAGAGAATGATGAATCCAAGCCTACTGATATTGCTGAACTAATGGCTCCTAAGCCAATAAATCTAGTACAATACAGATTGGTCAAGAAAGAGTTAAAAGTAGAAGGAGACCCTGACCCAAACAGGACGGTTACTCGCGGTATTCTTCCTCGCTTTGATAAGTGGAAATTCCAACCCATCGTTATTCGTAAGTATCAGGCAGATACTGACGGTGAGAAATTACCTGCTACCGAAAAGATATATGCTACTCATCAAGAGAGACAGAACACGGTAGGTGATAAGTATGGTTTTGTTAAAACCATAACGGATCAAGGTGATATGAAATTGTTTGTTCCGCGCCATATTAATGCTCGCATAGGAGGGGACACTCTTATATCTGTTAAGGGCAACACTGTGTTTCAGGTTAAGGCAACATATGATGATACTACAGGCAGTCTCATGCGAGCGTCTGTGCTTGCAGATGGTACAACCGAGTTTTTCCTCAAGGCTGGTGGTGGCACTGCGTCCGATTATAACCTTAAGATAACCGCCTTGCCCGATGGCACCCTATCTATTGATTCTAAAAAAACACTAGACATAAAAGTAACTGGTGGTGAAGGCGTCTCCATTGTGGCCGATAGCTCAGACATATCCCTGGTTGCTGAAAATGTGACACTGACCTCTAACACAGAAGTGTCTATATCTACAGACAAAGCAATCATTACTGCCAAGACATCAGCGATAATAGATTCTGCGGATGTTACTATAACAGGTGGCAATCTTACCGTTGCTGGTACTGCTGCCCCAACTCCAGGAGAAGGTCCCTTCTGTGCAATCCCAAATTGCATCTTCAGCGGAGCGCCCCACATTGGTAAGAAAGTAATGGGGACCTAACATATGGCAGCTAAAAGTTTTAAAGACTGTGTACTGGATATGATGAGTACAATCGACTGGCCCAATGTAGACGCTTCCCAGCAGCGAGATACTGCTATGGGCGCCTTGGCCGATGGTATTTTTGAATACCTCGATAATGCAGATAATCGGACAGTTATATGCACGGCTACAGGTGCGCTCACTGTCCCGCCTGCCGCAGCAGTACCTTATGCAGGACCTGCGACCGTGGAGTTGACATGGCCACCTGCTGCGACTATAAAGACACAGTTGCTGGCTCAGACTGTGGCCATAGGAGATCTCAGTGCTATCTTTTTGGTATTGGCCGCATTACCAATAGTATCCAGTATAACAGCGTGGGACCCTTCCAGTGTTGGGACTCTAACAGGTGCTGGGGCGACAGTATTTGCGGCTATGGCAGCACAAGGTAATGCAGCTAAGGCACAGATGTTGGCTACTAAACCAGCCACAATAGAGGATGCCTGGGGTGTAATGCAGACTTTTGTTTTGTTAGGTCTTACAGCGGGAGTTATAACTGTACCAGCTTGCGCGGGTACCGTCGGCAGTCCGACCGCAATTTTTGCGGGAGCGGGTGCTGGAACCGTAACATATAGGTAGAACTATGGCAACATCAAAACTTATTTTTCAACTTGTGAACTACGAGAAACAGAACCCCTTGGATATACAATTTGGGGATGGTGACCCGGAGCAAGGAGATTGGCGATACTGCGACTGGGACCTTGACGGAAATGGTGCACTTAAAACTATTACTAAGCAAGAGGCAGTGGTGCAAGGATCTCTCAAATGCATATTCACAGAGAAACAGGACAACGGTTATGGCACTACTGTTTATGACCTCATCGGTGAGAAGGATGTGATAGTTAGACGTGTGGGTTTATTTTTGGATATAACAATGGGCATAATGGCAATGAAATCTTTTATCGACGCGCAGGCAGTGGCTCAAAATTTGTCACCTGATGACATGATTGCAACCATGTCTAAATTGACTGTGGTGGATGATGATACAAACCCTTCGATCAGTAGAGTGCAGATGGCTTTGAAGAGTAACTCAGATGTACAAACGACTATAGGAGTTTTATAATGAGAAATGTTGACCAGATAAAACAGTCGATTGTAGACAATATTTTGGCGCTGCGTAGCGATGTCCGTATGATTGAGGGTGACACAAATTACGATGTAATTGTCGCCTCAACCGCACCGTTGTTCTATAGATATGAAGTTCTACTTGAGTTTGAAGACCGTACTCGTAATCTCACAGAATTTGAGAATTTAATAGCGGATGAGGCTTTCAAAGACACCATGGTTACTGCCCTGGGTGCGAAGCAGGATGGTACGCCCTACACTATAGATGACATCAATGTTTTAATCTCTGAACGCCTGGATGCTTATGTAGAGGATTTTGACGTAATCAGAAGTACCGGCACTAATGCCACTGGATTAGTTACTGTTTATCTTACCGACGCTTCCCCGGTATCTTGGAGTAGCAATACAGAGTTTACAAGTGCTAATGGCACAACTTACGCCGCAACCTCTGCCATATCTAATGTGATTCCTAATTTTAGTACGGCTAAAGGTCTGTACTATGTAACTATACCTGTGCAATCCTCGGTGACTGGACAAGATGCGAATGCCACTGTAGGCGCTGTCAGAACTCAGAGTCCTAAATTTGGTAGTTTCAGCTACTGCACAAATGAGATTGCTCTTTCCGGCGGTTCTAATAGAGAAGAGGACTTAGAGCTTATAGATCGTGCTCGCACAGCCTGGGCTGACCGCACCAACGGTTCTATTGGTGCCCTTGACAGATTGGCGAGTGCACAATCTTATGTAGATGACGTGCTCACCTTGGACGAGGATAAGCCAGCAGCAGAAATATATGTAGGGTCTGTGTGTGATTTATTTACTCAGTTTGGTGCAGAAAATTTAGAATTGGTTGAAGAATTTTTCTACTGGCCGGGAGAGGCTAATAACTTGGCAACAGAGCAGTTCTTTTTTACTCCTTCCAAGCAACCATTAGTAACAAGTGTTGATCCTATAGCTTTTGTATATCAGAATCCAGCGGATACCGAGGAGCAAGTAATTCCTAGTGGGGTATCACCCATTCTAACCATTGTTAAGGACACGGGAACTTATAGTGGGTCTGTCAAATCCATGGATAAAATCCAATTAGCAATGCCTTTAAAAGTAGACCCAACAGGAGTTGGTGATTATCAGCGTAAAATTAGAATGTTGTATGTATATGATAAGAATCCTTATCTACTTCAGGCAGTATTAGACAATCCCGACAACAGGATGATTGGTCCTCAAGCGTTAGTACGTAAAGCTGTGGAGGTTCCTTTAAGAACTATTGTTGAATTAACCACGTCTTTTGGTTATGATGTTTCCGCAGTGGAGACACAAGTGACTAACAACATCTCTATATTTTTTAATGGTGGTACAACATCATATGGTAAACAATTTGCGCGTAAAAAAATAGGTGAGCGTATTCAGCATGCTGATGTTGGTCAGGTTATTTTGCGGACGGAGGGTGTAGTTTCTTACAACACAGATACATTTTACATCATTAATACTCTTACGGGAGATCTATCTGACCCTACGACAATACAAGAAAATCAATACGCAACATTATTCGATGTATTATTCCAATTCAATACATTTAATCTATCTAACTTTACTACGTCTTTTTAAAGAGGTGAATCATGCTTACACTATATCGTAATTACACAGTAGTTGTTCAGACTTCCGCCTCACCCTATACTCCGAATAATGATTTAAAGTTATTCTTATATGAGGGTCGCTTGGAGATGAAGACTAATCCATCTACAGCTAAGAATGATGTATTTAACTATGGCACAACCACACTCGCCACTCCGGTGTATACTAAAGATGGTGTTGCTGCTACTGCATTGGCAGCAGACCCCAATGCTCGTCCTGGTGAATATGATTTCTTGTCAATTGACCTCAACAAGACGGGTAGTTTAAGCTACTCTGGACAAACGCTCTATAGCGTGGTAGCTAGACCTTCGGGAGATCTTGACTTTTCTAATGCCAAAGTTATTGTGGATAGCACGGATATCTCGGACCCGAACACTAAGCAGCTTGTTCGAGCCTCAACAGGTGGCAGCGGCTCTATTACTGACAACTTATATTTTGCTGGCGGCACTGTAGCATTTGAGTTATACACAACGGACGTTTCCGGGGATGCTTCTAATCAATACTTATCCATTTTAAATTTACCCGAAGGAATAACTAATTTAGTAGAGACAGTGACAACTTTTCCCACATACGCAACAGCAACTAAATTAGTAGCCCGATTTAATGTGTACTATACTGACCTTACTGGTGTTGATGTATTAGTGTGGGATGCTGTACCAGCTTTTAAAACTGCTACGGGTAAATGGGTAATTCACATCACTAACGATCAATACAATACCGCAAGATCCAAAGAATTCGGCGGCTCGGTGGGTACGGAAATTGACTTATCAGGTATAACTTTGCTGCTAACCGTGTCTGTTAATTTAGCAGAGGATAATGTGTATGTAAGAAGATTTAATAACTTGCCTGTAAAGATTACCGCAGGAGTAAACAAAGAACAAATTGCTATACATGCCCATGTTACCGCTGCTGGTGAACGGATTGTTGGCATTGGGGATTTTAGTTATACTACACTAGCCAATACTCCCATATATAATTTACAAGTCAAAGGTAGTCTAGGTGTACAAATATCCTATGCTGCCCGTACTACTTTATTAGTGAATAATGTAAGTGGTAAATTTGGTTTTGATCTTGAAGATGCTACAGAGACTGCATCATACATATCATTTACCACATCTGGTTGTAATTTGTATAGCTCTGCTGCTTTTAATATTTACAATATAAATAACCTAGGAGATGCTTCTCGATCTGTGACATTAGATGCCAGCTACTCTACTTTTGGTTATGATTTGGATACAATCAACAGTAGTTTTGTGGCCGGACCTTCGGATACTTATATAAACCACCAAGGTGTTGCTAAACTTTATATGTCCGCTTCTATAGTTTTTTTAAGTAATAACATTTCGGGAACGACTAATATTAGTTTGTCTTCAGACACAATACAACTAACTGCTGACCATAGTGGCAGTGCTGCCACAGGATTATATATAACTTCAACCTTTGTTCGGGTAGGTTACGACACTAATTTAGCTAACTATATTCAATTTTCAGCTACGCAAACCCGGTTTTACCAGAGTGACGATAGATTAAGTTATGATGGTACCGATACTCGAATTGGATATATCGTTTCCGGCGGCAGTGCGGGTAACTACGTTGTATTTACATCCACATCTACTACATTTAATTTCACTGCCGCTTCTACTAGAATTAGTTATGATGTAACAGATACTCGAATAGGGTATTTGACAGGCACAACTAACTATGCGGTGTTCGCTGCGGCCTCAGTCTCTTTTTACTTTAGCACGACAACTCGTTTATTTTATGATACCACTACTACATTAATAGCCGGCCCGACTGCTGCAAGCCCTCGCATCACGGTTACGGAATCTGCTACAACTCTCGGAGGCACTGCGACTTATGCTAACGACACTAATTTCTTGTACCTTCCTGTATCTGGAGGACCTATTATTATAAACGGAGGTAATTCCTTTTTTGGGCTTATTATAAATAATTACAGAGAAATAGCAGCTAGTAAATATGGGCGAATAGTTCTTTCTTCATACCCTGACCCCACAACAGGGCTGGGATTAGGCGCAGGAGATGTTATTTATGATAGGAACGAGACTTACCCGGTACTTAAAGTTCCTTATGCAACTGGAGCTACTTGGACAGGATATACCTCTACTGCACCTATTGTGGGTTCGGGTTGTTTGGTAATGGGAGACTCTGGAGGCCAAATATTTCTGGCTGGTTTTGTCACAGGTATCGGCTGGAGATATGTTTACCTAACTGGGACACCGTAATTTATTTTTAATGTTTTTAGGTCGATAATATAACTTAACAAAAAGGATGAACTGATGAAGAAGATCACACTCACAGGAGAAGAAGCGCAACTTATTTTCTCGGCGCTTGATAATGGCGACCCACAGCGTGGCTTATCGCTCACAGAGATTAGGTCATTGCTACCAGTTATGGATAAATTGGAAGCCCAGGCAGAAAGGTTACCGCTAGTAAGTGGGCAGGGAGAGCGTTTTGTTTTTAAGGATGGTACGATGCTGTTGCTGAAAGAAAGTGAATTTACCACCATGATAAACAAATTGGAGACCAGTGGGGGTTGGGCCAGTGCTTTGGTTGGCCGAAAGGTAATACGCCTCATTGACCGCCTAAAAGAAACCCCAACTGAGCCGGATGCACCGGCAGAGAAGTAGGCCGCATGAAAGCCGGAGATGTAAAGAAGTTCTATGAGAAAGCTATCGCGTCTGACCGGCGCGATAATCTCAATCCACGAGACTTTGGAATTAATGATAGCTTCCTATTGGGGGCATTTGGTGCCTACCAGAGGGGAGAACCACCAGAGCATATAGAGAAATTAATAAATGGGTTTATCACAACAGAGAACTTAACGGTTAGCCGCAGAACAGCCGTATTGGAGATGACGCGGGATGTTTTGGTGGGTTTGTCTAAAAAACAACTTACTTCAGAAGATCGTGATCAACTACGTGCGTTGTTGACTGCATATTTTATATAGCGTCGTATCTATGTGTATACATAGATTGAAACATATGAGGACTGCCCATGCATTTTAGCTACAGTTACCCCACACCAGTGCTGCCTCCATATCTGTTCGAGGCTGATGTAACCACATCTATTGTGCCTCCGCAGAGTTTTGTGGCTGTGCCAGGTGTTGATGCCCAAATACACTTGTATTGGACTAAGCACCAGAATACAGTTGATCCGTTAAATGACCTATATGCGGAAGTATATCGTACCAGAGATTTACAAGCATGGGATTTAGTGAGTATCAGGCAGTGGCTTAATTACGACTATTATGTAGATGAGGATGTGCAGGTTGGGTTTGCCTATTATTACAGAATTAGATTTGTTCGTAAGGATGCTGACGATGAGATAATTGCTATTTCGGATTATACTACGGTTTTGGCTGGAAGAGTTGTATCTGCTCTGGGGTTTGAACCACGTGATGAATATTCTAATAAGTTTTTAAATGAACTTCTTAATAATTTACCGGGAACACGTATTTATGATCGAACCACGGCCGCAACCTTTTCAGCAGATGAGCAGTTGTGGCAGACCACATGTCGTATACTTGATAGTTTTAGATTGACTGTAGATGGGTCTGTAGCGCACGAGGAGGCGGCTGACCCCACTGCATTGTATGCTAAGCGGCCTGTGAGTTTCTTGATGTCCAAGAAACATGTTAAACTACAAGGTCAAGACTTAGTAACTGGTGAAACAGGTCCTCAAATATTGGTTAGTGCCTATTTGATTCATACATTTTTACAATCCTATGCAAACCAATTTATGGCACTATGTGAAAAATACTTACAAATAGTCACTAACAAATATATTGACTACTCGCAGGTATATACCAAAGGTTTTCACCCGACAGTGACAAGTGTGGTGTCCGCTCCAATTGCAGAATTGTATGAGTCCTTTGGTAAATTTATGAGATTAAAACCTTTAAAGGCGCAGACAACAGCACAAGGTTTTAATCGTTATCGGGCAACTTTACAGGACAATTTTACTAATGTTGAAAACGTAGGTAAAGTCGCAGCTATCGGTCAGGCTTGCAAAGATACATTAGGAATAACGACGCAGAAGATCATTGAATATTACAAGCAACACTGGTTTAAGTCTGACCGGGAAACAAAGCTATATACTATTCCCGATGTCGCAGACCCTTACAGGTTTTCTACGGGTTTGGAATGGGGTGCTAATAACAACTTGATATTTGACCTCAAAGATCCACGTTTTACGGCGTTTATAGAGTATGTAGTAAGCCCTCTAGGTGTTGGCATAGGTTGGGGCGAAGGTTATCTGGAAGTGGCAGGCAGTGGCCCTGATAATCCATATACGTATTTATTCCGCGTGCATATAAGCGGAGATCCGCAGGTGGCCGCTAACTGCACTACTGCATCCGAAGTAATAGCTTTATTTACAGATGACCCTTTAGCCAATTCATTATTAACTGTAACACCTTCAGTTGGTGGTCCTGGCGGGGCTAGCGGAGTCATTTATAGTGGTTTTGCGTCTCAACTAGTCAGGGCACATAGTTTATGGTTAGGCTGGGAAGACCACGAAGTCAATATGTATGGTAGAAAATTCAAATTGCAGGACTCTGTGTCTCCTTTAGACACGGGGACGGATTATGCCACAACTGGCATAACAATCTCTGAGCGCTCCCCTGAGAATCCAATACCATCCACTATATCAGCCACAACCCCCGATTGGCTTGCAAATACTGACTCCAATATAAGTGTCAATGCTACATTTCCTGTGCCAGCTGTGACAAGTTTACGTGATACTATTAGTCCGTACTCCCTAATCGCAGCTCGTGATGATAATGAGGAAGGTGTAGGTTATGGGGTTGCTAATAGGTTGATTTACGGAGAAAAGCGTATTTTATTTCGTGTGGGTTTAACTGAATCTCGTATGCAGTGGCTCACGAAAGCTACCCTGAAGATATTCATTAGACTAAGTACAGCCGCAGGATATTTGCGACTATACAGAATTCGTAAACGATACGATATTAACACAGCTTGTTGGAATTTTCGTAAGCGAATTAATATCCCAGATAGTGGAGTTACCTATAGTTGGTCTTGGAATGGAACAGAATACGTTCCTATTGCTACAGGAAGCGGCGAAGACTGGGTGACTGAGGATTGGGGCACGGACGGTGCTAAAGATACCTCCGATGCAATCTTTCTAAAAGAGTTTTATATTAATAAAATTGATAATGCATATCCGACCTGGGCGTCTTTGGATGTTACGGATGTTTTACAGAATATTTATAAATATGAAGCCTCCAGATTAGATATGGGAGACGACCCAGAGAACATATTGTACACAGGTTTTATGATAACTGCTGATGGTTTTGAAAATCGTGCTGCGGTTGTCATAAGCAGTCCTGATGATGCTACTTTTAAGCCGCGCATATCTTGGGAATCTTTACCACACGGTGTCCATCAGTGTTCTCCTGACCAAACTAAATATTTTTATATAGACGGCACCACACGTTATGGCCGCATGCTGGTGCAGGAATCTGCTACCGAGCCTACAAGCTACATCATGACTGTTAATGAAAGGATTAGACAACAGGATATACAAAGAACATCAGATGTAGCGGTGTCTTTGTCTGCTGCACCCGCAGCATGGATGGCTACTGGTGTTAAAGTTTATGGCACGACGACTACAGCCGTAGGAGTGATAACAGCCATTTCTTCCAATGTCATTTATGTCACGATGGCAATACGTAACTTTCAAATAGGCGAATCTATCAGGATGTTAACTGATTCTACAAGCACCGCCTCGATTATATCTGCTATAGTATATGGTGGCAATATGTCTGTTCGCTTATCTCGTATGCCGGTTTCTGACTCCTTGCTTAGAGTATATCACACGGCTGTCGCCACAACACCTGCGACCCCGCCTGCTAGCTACCCAGATTACGCAACTTGGACAGAGGCTGGGGCGGGAATATCACCAGTATTTGTAGCTGCTCCAGAAGGCATTCTTAATCCTATGGCCACGAGGAATGTGAATGACCCCGATGTGATAGATCTAAACGTATCGGACGATCTAACTAAAGGAGGGATTCCTCTCAATGGGGATGTGATTGTTACTTATCAGTATATGTATGACTACGCGCTACTTGGGCGAGCAGTCACAGATAGTGACAGCATATCTGCTCTCGAAGGATGTAACAGGGTTGGAAACGGTCTAATCATTCAACGTGAAAATGACTATTTATATAAATCAGAGGTAATGCTTCCTGAACCATCTACCGGCACTATCCCAGATATTTCTGGAGATTCAGTAGCTAACGAGTACTCAGACCACAACTTAAGTGTGCTTTGCCAGGCTATACATAATATTCGTAGACAAGATGGCCAAGTTGACGTCTTTAAATATGATGTTGAAGGCAAGCCTTATTTTAGATTTGGGCAGCAATATCACAAGTTTTTTGAAAGGGTGTAACTATATGATTGGTGATAATAATATTAGAATGCCTGGTGTACAGTTTCATCGTGGAATTGATGTCACAGCAGAAACTCTCAACGGACTTCAACAGTATTTATCAAAAGAATTGTCTGAGCGTACTAGAGATCTTATAAAATACGCGGGTTTTGCTTGGGGTCTTAAAGTGGGTCGTATTGATGGGCAATCTATAACGATTACTCAAGGAGTTGGTTTTGATCAGTATGGTACTCGATTATACCAAAACAGCGATAAAGCCTATAAGTTGACCTTCCCAGCGGCTGCTGGTACAGAGGGGTTTTTGTGTGTTAAATCAACGCCTACTGATGTACAATACAAGGTACATCCTTACGATGGTACTCGACACCCAGTTGAGACAGTTATTGCTTTACAGTTTTATATTGCAGCAGGTGCTGCCTTATATATTGATTCAATCGGCAATTTGTATGGCCCTGATAATAATGGATTAGTGCTGGCTAAGTTGTGGATTGATGGATCATCTTATGGATGGGATGATGTGACTTCAACAAGTAGATCTCCTAATTTGACAATGAGAGATGGTGTTGCTTGAGTATATTCTTTATTCACTTTATTGACGAGGCTTAGCAATGGCAAGAACGCTTTATTATATCACCGGATCGTCTAGTGACTGGAGTGACTCATCTAACTGGTCTCTAACAAGCAACGGTGCAGGCGGAGAATCCCCTCCCACGTCTATTGACGATGTAATATTTGATACTCACTCCCCCTCTATGACTGCCGATGTAGATATTAATTGTAAAAGTCTTACTATTGGCGTGGTATCGGGAGCAACCGTTATGGATTTTAATGATCATGGGGTTACCGTAGAAGGAAATCTGGCTATATCTAATCCTACTTTATATTTAGGTTCTGGAACGATAATAGCAAACAATAGTATTGCTGGATCTTCTTCTTTTAACGCAATGATTCTTCACGCTGAAACGTCAACAATATATTGTAAGAAGACGACAGCATTTTCTGGCGGAACCAATACGTTCCATAATTTAAAACTAGCAGACACCGGAACAACATTATTGATTGACGCTGTAAGTGGTGGACAAGCACAAACTTGGAATTGGACTGGCGTATTAACGTTTAACGGCGGCATAGTTAAGCAAAATTATGCCACAGATACTATGCATAATTATACCGGCTCCACTGGTGGACAGATATTTGAGTGGGTTGCAGGATCTGACATTCAGAGAAATAGTACAGGTTATTTTTCAATTAACTTTAATCCGTCTGCCACAGCCACTATAGAGCTTCCAGAAATTACTGGAACTACTATGGCTTGGAAGATTAATATAACAACAATTACAAGTAATGTAACTGTTCAGCAACTAGGTCATTTTCAAGCTACGTCTATAGTGTCCATTCCAGGTTCCAGCAATATTGTTGTTTGGGAAAGCGATGGCTACGATATAACGCTTACCGCTTTACTACAAACGGATTCTGGAGTATCCCCAAACTATGATAGCTTAATAGACCTAACCTCTTCTACTGGGGCTAGATTTACAACGCTTACCTGTAACGAATTGTCAATGGGTGGATTTTGGACTCTGATTAGGGGGACATCTGATATTTACATAACAGATGATGGCAGGATATTAATTTTCTCACATTATACTAAAGGTTCTGGATTGCTAAGTATGAGTTCTGGGCTTCAGGGCGACACTAAAGGATATACTCTTTTTGATGTAAACCCAGGTAGGATGGAAATACGTGCAGGTGCTACAAATTATTTACAATTTTCATCATTTGGAACTACTTATGAAATAGACGAATTAACTGTTTATGGTAAGCTAGATTTGCAGAACAAGAATCTAATAGTAGGATCATTAATTACCGATAGCACAGCAGACATAAAAGGGTTTACTGGCAATACGATAACCGCAGAAGAAGTAAGTATAGATCCTGCTGGAACATACTTATTCTCTACGGCAGCATGGAAAATAGGACTTGTAGGATCTCCAACAACATCTGATTTGGGCAACACTACAATTGCATCCTTAGAAATAATGGACAATGCTGGAGAAGTAACTCTATCTGATTATTTTACCGTGTCGGGGGAACTTAAAGCATATCCAGGACAATCAATAGTTTTGGCTCCCGCTACATCCTCTCCTTTCTCTTTTGGTTCTCTTAACATGGAGGGAACCATTGGCGAACATATAGCTATGACTGGCGATGGCGGGGTGGCTGAGATAGCAGTGACCATTGCTATAGAGAATGTGTCTTATGTAGACCCAACCAACGTAGATGCAAGCGCAGGTTATGCAATAACCAGTACAGGAGGTACCGGAACCGGTGACACTACTAACTGGACTTTTGATGCTGGTTCTTCTTCCTCCAGCAGCAGCTCCTGTTCTTGTTCTTCCAGCTCCTGTTCTTGTTCTTCCAGCTCCTGTTCTTGCTCCTATTCCTCTAGCAGCTCCTGTTCTTGTTCTTCCAGCTCCTGTTCTTGCTCCTGTTCCTCTAGCAGCTCCTGTTCTTGCTCCTGTTCCTCT